TCAGAGATTAATGTAATTTTCATTGATTTTTCCTTTTTTATAATGGAATATACGAAAAAAAATTTTAAAAGCCAAATAAAAGTACAAGAGTTTTTAACGGTTAGTTTATCCTTTAATTAATTCTTTTGATCCCACAAGGGAACCTTGTAATACTACCTTATCGATTCGAGAATCAATATAGGATTTTGTTTGATCAATTTCTCGATGAATTTCATCTTCTATTTTGTGATGTTCTTGATCAATTTGTTGAACTTGATTCATTATTGTTTTTTCAACCATATTGATATCGCGATGAGTATCTTCAAGCAATCGACGAAGATATTCTTCACTGCGGCTCATATTTTCATATACAATATCGAATTGTTTTTGATGTTCACTTATTTTTTTTTCTAATTTGCTTATCTTAACCATACCTACAACTAAAGCAATCAATAATAATACTGCTGCAATCGTAAGCATACCTAAAACATATGATGTGATTTCTATCATGTTTTCTAAATTTTTATATGTCAAAGAACTCTTGTACTTGTCCCCAAAATAAAAAACCCCTAGTAGTTTTCCAAGCGTCCTTGGCACTTTCTAGGGGGTGATAGTGGTTATATGGTAGTCTGTAAAGGCAACGCGTTTGCACCTACAAAGCATCCCAACTTCCCAATATCGAAAAGACCATCCAAGTGAGCAGATCTAACGGTATGCCCGATGGTACTGGACCTGGAGATTCTATCCACAGGGGGGCGTGGTGCATTGATTTGGGTTCAATGCACAAAACCTTTATAGATTCCTTACCTAAGGTAAAGAACTATACTCTAGAACCGGAGAACTAGAGGGTTCCAACATTTTCATGTTGGTGAGCAAAAGACCTACCCTGGTACGCTCGATCGGAGATACTCCGGTCCAGAAGCGTGGTAGGTACTATTTTGGTATACATATTATTTAAGTAATTCCCCTTTATAGTGTTTTTCATATGTTCCTCGAGGATCATCATAATATATTGCCATATACTTTGATAGTTTGTCAAACGATTCAAATACAAATGTTTGGCAACCAACACCAACAATAAACCCATTATGTACGTGTTTAATATTTACATCGTACTGGGCTAATTTATCATTCATGTCTACAGGCATTGGAATTGGTAGTTCGTATTCTTCATCTTCACGCACCAATGTTTCTTCCTCACCCATGTCAATAATTTCTTCTAGTGATGATTGGAATGCTCTTCCTAAATCTGCTATTCGTTCTTGTTGTCTTCTGTTCATATAACTTATTTTATTTTAATATATAATTTTTATTTTTTATTTCCAAATACTTTAACATTTTAACACATCAAATTTTACTCGTTTAGATTCTTTTCTAAATTTTTATATGTCAAAGAACTCTTGTACTTGCACGCCTGGATGGATTCGAACCACCAACACTCGGATTTGGAATCCGATGCTCTACCAATTGGAGCTACAGACGCATAGTTGAACTTGTAAAACCCATCCTTTGCAGGGTAAGGAAACTCAGTTCAATGTTTTTTGCGTAGTCAGATTAGGAATCGAACCCATTATCTCCCTTATGATCGGGTGCGTATGCCAACACGCCATCTGACTATATTGCAGGGCATGCTTAACCTGCTGGGGATGATATCATTATGCTCTTTAGTGTTTCCACCAACGTTTTTTTGTAGTCAGGACAGGATTCGAACCTGTATGCGTAACTTTCTTGGTTCTACCCCAATGGCACGCTGTCCACCCATTATTTTAGCGTCTACCATTCCGCCACCTGACTAATTGCTTCTTATTCTAATACCCCTTTATTTCGAAGCCAACCTGCTTATCTTTAAATACGAGTTTCTCAAGGGTACAGGCTGTTGTTTTTATTAATTAATTATCTTACCTTGTAAATATACGAACCCTATATCGGGAATCCTAATCTTTTTGCAGAGAAATTTAATTATTTTTTAAAAGCATACTTCCTGCTTAGCAACCGCTTATACCTTAGGCAATCCGTTTATGAACTTTCTATCTTACCACCTTAGCGTCTACCATTCCGCTACCTGATTATTTAAATATTTTTCTATATTATATTGTTCTGTTCTTTCTAAATAATGAAATTTTTTATGGCAATTTGAACATAAAATAATACATTTTTCCATTTCTTTTAATATTTCTTCTTTTTCAATACCTATTTGGTTTATAGCTCTACCAATCTCAAATTTTTTTTCAATTGGGTTTATATGATGGAACTCTAAACATGCTATGTGATTTTCTTCACATTTAATACATTTAAGTTGCTGTTTGATTTCATTTATCCAATTTCTCCTGTCTTGAGATCTTTTACTACTTTTTTTATTAGCTTTTTCCTTATTTCCTTCATACCATTGTTTACTTCTTTCTCTAACACATAATTTGCACCATGAATTGGAACCATCTTTAGTTCTTGAAGATATACCAAATTCTATATTTTCTTTATCAATTTTACATTTACTACACTCTTTCATTTTATTATACATATTGAAAGAGAGTTCGAAAATCGATAAAATTCGAATTATTCTTGCATTCCGTGACGGGTTCGAACCGACGCCTCTGCCGTGAAAGGGCAGCGTGTTAACCTCTTCACTAACGGAACAAAATGTAAACCCCGCTTTCCAGGATGAAAACCTGACGACCTAACCGATAGTCGATAGGACCAAATTTTACTTTTTAGCTTGTTTTCTAGTGATATAGTTTAACCAACTTAACCAACTTTGGAACTGTTCTGTGTTTTGTTTTGCTGAATTTTTGCTCATATTTTTTATTTTATATTTAACTCTTTTTCTACTTCTTTAATATGTTTACATCTTTTATCAAATGCTCTCCATGATCCAGGACAACTGCATTTTAATTTACCCATATTCTCTCTTACTTGATAAAAGCCATCTCCACTTGAGGATTCAAACATCCATTTATTTTCCTGTTTAGGCTTTTCAACAACTTTAGGTAAATTATCTATTATCAAAACATCACTTAATTCAGTTTCAGGGATACAATTAATACCTTCAGGCATAATTCTATATTCCTCTCCCATTTTTACAATAGCAACACATAAATAAGGGTGTTTTGATACCTCGTATTTGAAAGATCTATGAGTGCAATGTTTAATATTGTCTCTTTGGGGGTAAATTGTGGATTCGCTTTTAGGAACCACTTTTACTACCCTAGTTCCGTCTTCATACTCTAACGTTAACTCACTTAACATAACCTTTCTTTTAGATGAAATATACAAAAATTCTTTTGTAAATCCAATTCCCTTTTATTTCTTTTTAATATCCTTGCCTTTTAAAAATTTTACAGCAGTAACTATTTCAGCACATCCTTCATACAGTTCATTCTTTTCATATACTGGAAGGTTCTGTTCTAGAGTGGTGATGAAATCATTTCTATCCACTGTTATATCATATATTGTTTGGTCTTGTTCTACCAATACTGTAAGGGCGTGTAGGTGTCTTTTTCTACCTTTTAAGTTCTTTAAGATAGTTTCTACAAGTGCCTTTGATATTCTCAAATCACGTTGTGAAATCAATTCCTCAAATTCCTCACTATCAAATACACTAATTTCTGTTACCATTTTAAAATAAGTTTAAAAAGTCCGTATTAATATTTTTTCCTTTTAATTTATTAATCTTCTCATCGTTTTCTAGCATTTTTGATGCTAGTTTCTCAAGGTGTTTCTCCTTTTGTTTATCGTAGTCTTTTATTAACTTATTATGTTTTTTCTTTTTCACTTAATGATGAATATTTTCCTTCAATTTACTTATTATTGCATCGTTGTTTTCAATGTGCTTTAATCTCTTAGCAAGATTTACACTGTTTCTTTTAGGTTTACCTTCTTTTTTAGATTTAGACATAATATTTTGATCATAAATATTACTTTTTCCTTGAAACTAAAGCATATGGGTCACTTTCAACTCTATTTCCATTACCCCCTAACTCCTCCAGTTTTCTCATATGGTAATCATCTAATTTAAAATCAATCATTTCCGTGGTTTTATAAACGGTCTGATGGCCTTCCATAGACTCCATGTCTCGCTCAGTAAAAACGTTGCCTAAACGTATAAAATAGCAGTTATAACACGATAATTGTGGGTTACCATCCCTAAAATTATGCTTATTTCCATCTTTAAAAAACATAATTACAGGAATTTTTCCATCTACCTCTCTTTTTTCATTGAACCCACACCAATAACATTCCTCTATCATATATCCGGCCTCCACCATTCTAAACTTTAATTTATCTGGTGAAAAGGACGAAGCATCTGCTGTTCCATTTACAATATCCTCAATGGCGGGTTGTTTTCTCCCAAAAGGATGATTGCTCATAAATTTTGGAATACCTTTTCCACATTGGTTTTTATGCAAATCAAACAAAGACAAGCCTGTTTCCTCATCTTTATATGCCTTCATAAACGGCTTTAGATGCTGGTATGAACAATTTAAATACCGAGCCGCTGATAAAACAGAACGGGTTTGTTTCATTGCCCGCAGTACATCCTCTTTTGATATAGGTTTTGCGTGAGCCATTTTTACATTATATTGTCAAAGTCAATATCCTCTTCGTTTTTAGCATCTTCTTTTTCAAAATCAAGCATCTCAACTTTAGAGTCCTTAAAGTAATTTTGTTGGTGTTTTTCATACACATCGTATTGTTCAGGTTCCATTAAAACAATATCTGTCCACGTGTGGTCTTTTTCACCAAACATCATTGGTACTCCTCGTTTAGCTCCAGTAGTTGAACATTCAACACATGTTTTTGCTGTTGGCAATGCTTTTATTCTTAAGGGATTTATTGTCTCTCGACATTTAATGCATATTCTATTTTCCATCGTATCTTTTTAAAAATTTGTATAATTGTAAAGGTGTATTAATTATGTGTCTAACTCCATCTTCTGAAACTAAAGGGTAAACTTCACCATTTTCTTTTAAGCTTTCAAATACCCACCATATAATTATGTTTTTCTCTAATTCTCCATATTGTTTTTCAAGCAATCCTTCAATTATTTGAAAATGTAAATCCTCATATTTGACCAGGCTTATTCCTACACTTTCAGATATTTTTTGGTATGCCTCAATTTCACATAAAATTGAAATTATATCTAAAAAGAATTTTTCCTTTTTACGTTTAATTGATTTTTCACTCTCTTCTATCTTACCGCCTTTTCCAATTAATTCACTTAGTTTTTTGAACGTCTCTTCCATTCTTCTACTTTAAATACTGTTAAAAAATCTTGTATATTCATGTTTTTAATGTGGGAAGCTACCAAAATAGCATCCTCTAAATCAATAGCCTCAAATTTACCGTGAGGTTCCTTAGTTTTATCGTGTTTGTTATAGTATATATATAGGCTCATTGTGTGTGGTGTATTAGTAAGCTTTTAAATAATTTCAAATTCAATTTCTATATCATTTAATCCCCAATTATCTTCATTTTTAGATTCTTGAAAATATTCAACCCATTCATAAGCATCATTATAATGTTGTTTAGAAGGTGATGAACCATCATTTCCCATTCCTGTATGAGATAAATGATATAATGGTAAATCAAAATATGCTTTTAAATCAAATCCATTTAAAACTGCTTTCTTTTGAATATTAGTGTCATTAAAGCATGAATATATCATTTTTTCTTCAAATCCTTTAATTTTTTTCCAAATATCTTTATGAGCTAATTGAAAATCTCCACAACAATTAATTAAACTATATTTATCATTTGGGGTTACTTGAGCAGGAAGATATCTTGGCTTACTTTCAATATCCATTTTATCTCTAAATTCTCTCCATTTATCAAATCCTATTTTTTTTAATTCAGGATATTCTACATCTCTTCTTGAAACTGAGTAGAATGTATTTTTGTCTGCTGTTGAGAGGAAGTTATTAAGGTATTCTTTTTTAGGAGCAATGATGTCCATAGTAGAACATACTATCCAATCTGCTTGACATCTTCTTAACATTAAGTTTTGAGAAAATCCTCCATTAAAAGGGCTTACATCAGGATTAAAATTAGATAAAATTTGAGCTATATGTTCTTCAATAATAAAATGTCTAATTTTTCCGGTTTTTGGTATTTGATCTTCTAATTCCCATAAAAGGGGTTTTTTACCTATTGGGGTATTCCAATCACAAAACCAAACTTCATCAAATGTTTCTATCATTGAAGTTAAACACGTTATGATTCTTTCGTTCTCTTTGTATCCATCATTTCTACATCCTAGTAATATTGCTGTTTTTTCCATATTTATTTTTTATAATAATTTAACCAATATTCAATCATTTCATCCAGCATAGTTTCAAAGGTATAAGTAGATTTCCATCCAGTTAATTGTCTTAATTTAGTTGAATCTCCTTTTAAGTTACTTAATTCTTCAGGTCTAAGATATTTTTCATCTTGAATGACATACTTTTTCCAATTTAAATCTAATGATGAAAAAACATATTCACATAATTCTCTTACTGAGTGGGATATGCCTGTAGCGCATACAAAATCGTCTGATTTATCTTGTTGGAGGATTTCCCACATAGCTGTAACATAGTCTTTAGCATGTCCCCAATCTCTAGTTGCTTCTAAATTTCCTAGTCTAAGTTTATCAGATAAACCTAATTTGATTTTAACAGCCTCTTTTACTACTTTATTTGTAACAAAGTTAGTACCTCTTCTAGGTGATTCATGATTAAATAAAATACCATTTGAGATAAACATACCATAAGAATTTCTATAATTACGGCATATGTTATAACTAAATACTTTAGCACATCCATAAGGAGATACAGGGTTTAATTGAGTTGTTTCCCTTTGATAACCATCTTCATCTATTGTATTACCAAACATTTCAGAAGATGATGCTTGATAGATTTTAATGTTAGGTTTAATTAGTCTTGCAGCTTCTAATAAATTTAAAGTACCAACCCCAGTAGCTTGAGCTGTATAAACAGGTTGATCAAATGATATAGCAACATGAGATTGGGCTCCTAAATTATAAATTTCATCAGGCATATATTTAGTAATAATTCTTACTAAAGAAGCCATATCAGTTAAATCAGCATATTCTAATTTAATTTTACCAAAAACATTATCTAATCTAAATGTTTGATTTTCAGCTACTGAATTTCGTTTTAGAGTTCCTATTACTTCATATCCTTTTTTTATGAGTAATTCTGCTAAATAAGATCCGTCTTGCCCATTAATACCAGTTATTATGGCTTTTTTCATATATTTTTATTTATAATATTTGTTATTTTTAAAATTTCAGTTTCAATTAAATCTTGATGATTAGGTAAATAAAACCCAAATTTATCTATTATATCAGAATTTGGAAGATTTACTCTTTCGTAATTTTCATACCATACTGGTTTATTTCCTAAATTTCCAGCTATTAAAGGCCTAACTTCAATATTAGCTTCAATTAAATCTTTTACAATTTGATCTTTATTCTTACTTACAACGGGTATAGCAAAATTAGAAATAAAATTATCGAGATTTGTTTCTATATTTAATTCATTGTTAGTTAGATTTTTTAAATAAAATTTAAAGTTCAAATTTCTTTTTTGGGAGTAATTATCTAACTTATCTATAGCTCTTAAACCAATAAATGCTTGTAAATCTGTAGATCTTAAATTCATTCCTGGTAGGTAGAAATTGTACAGTGAACTAAAATTGTCAGTATTATATTTAGTGTTATAATGGTTTTGGTCTTCTATTGATAAATCTCTAGACCAGCCATGACTTCTCATCATTAATAAAGAATTATATAAATCTTTATCATTAGTATTAATAAATCCTCCTTCAATAGTACTTAAGTGGTGACCAAAATACATTGAAAAAAATGATGCTAATCCAAATGTACCTAAATATTCTCCTTTATATTTAGAGCCCATACTTTCACATACATCCTCTAAAAGTAAAACATTGTATTTTTTACATAGTTCAATTATTCGATTCATGTCAGGAACTAGTCCTAATACAGATACTAATATAAGGACACTTGGGGATTGTGTTTTAAATATCTCTTCTAAATGTTCTAAATCACAAGATAGATCAGTTAGATTACAATCACATAAAATTGGTTCTAAACCTAATAAAATTGGAGAAGATAAATCAGTAGCCCAACTTAATGATGGAACAACTACTTTATTGTTTTTTAAACGATTAGTATGTTTTAAAGCGGCTAATGTTAATAATATTGAAGATGATCCTGAATTTACAAATACTGAGTATTTAGTTCCTATTTTATTAGCCCATTTTTTTTCTAATTCTATTGTTAATTCACCTTTTGTTAATCTTGGTATTTCATCTTGGGATAGCCATTCTATTAAAGAATTAATATCCTGTTTATCAATTGTATCGCTAACTAACTTAATCATAATTTATTTTTTTACATAAAACCAACTACCATCTCCAAAAACACCATCTGGTTCTTTATTAAAAAACTCACTTAAAGCTTTTTGAATAGGGGGAAATGGATAATCATGTCCCGCAATTATACCCCCAACTTTAACTTTTTTAGACCAATTTATCAGATCTTCTTTAACTGAGGAATATTGGTGGTTACCATCTATATAAACAAAATCAATACTTTCGGGTTGTAAAGAATCAGCGTATTGAGAAGAAGGCATTTTATTTTTTCTTATATTGGAACACCTAGCTAATACTGAATCAAAAACTTGTTCTGCTTGATTTAATACTATTTCTTGTTCATCTAAATCCCAAGTATAATCATCTTCAGTGTATTTAGCCCATGGGTCTACACAATTTAAAATACTATTTGGAAAAATATTTGCTATTATCTCTCCGCTTTCTCCACAATAAGATCCAATTTCTACAAGTTGGGCATTATTATCTCCTATATAAGATTTAGCAGAATAACATAAATTAAGAAGACCTTGTCTTTGGGTTTCATCTTCTCTCATTTTGTGAATTGTTGTCATTTTTTTGTTTTAAGTTATTAATTAATTATTTAATATTGTTTTATACCATTCAACTAGTTCTGTAATTCCTTCTTCTGCAGATTTAAAACTATGTTCTCCAAATTCTTCCTCATATCTATTAATAGACATAGAAACACTATTTGCTGAGTATTTTGTTATTAGGTTAATTTCATTACCGGGGATAATAGGTTTATTTAAGGATTTTGATATGATTTGAGCCATTTTAAGAATACTTAATTCATCTTTTCCATTTACATTATAAACTTCACTATTACAAGTTTTAATAATATTAAAAATCATAGAACAAAAATCAGTGATATGTAAAAGTTTTCTTGTTGATTGACCACTATCCATTAATTGAATTGAGCTATTCTTAATTCCTTTTTGAATTAAATTGTTTAAAACTCTATTATCATTTTCCGATACACCTGGTCCATAACATATTGTGGTTCGGATTGAGGAAGCTTTAAATCCCTTATCTCTAAAAGAATTAACTAATAATTCACCTGTAATCTTACCAACTTTATAGAAATTTCTTTTATTATTAATATCAACGTTAATAATATCAGTCTCTTTATATAAATCGGTATTATCGTTAGCAGAATATATTTCCCCACTACTCATATATAAAAATTTAGAATTTGGATTATTATTAGCAACAAATTCTAGGGTTTTGTATAAACCATTTATATTAGTATTTAAGGTTTCAATAGGATTATCAAGAAATTTTGTTGGGGTAGCGTAACCCGAAGAATAAAAGCAATAGTCAATTTTATATTCTGGTATAGATGAAAATAAAGATGGTTGAGTCATATCATGGCTAAAATATTTTACATATTCTTTATCTAATAAGTGTTTTATTCTAGTGAGTTTAAAAGAGTCACTTTTGCTAGTAAGAAGTAAATTTATTTTAAAATTTTTATTTTCATTTAAATAACTAAAAAAATCGGATATTATACCTCCTAATAAACCATTAGCTCCAGTAATTAATATAGTTTTATTATTAAAGTGATTAAAATCTTGTGTTTTAAAAATATCATCACATATCTTTTTTATAAAATTATCCATGCTTTATTTGTTTAAGTAAAGTAATTATTTTTTCAGCTGTTGGAGGTAGATTATCTACTAATGAATAAAATCCTGCAGTTCTTGGTTCTAATCCTAATGTATGAACCTTCTTTCCAGTAGCCAAATTTAAATTATTAGCTATGCTATCAGATATTCCTTCAACATAATCATCATCCGTTACTAATCCTCCATACTTGGAATTATTTAAGGATAAAATCCAATTTTCTTTTATATTAAGAGGTTTAAGCATAAATTGATGAAAAACATTTAATTTAATATTTTCTTGTTTAGCTAATTGTAATAATTCTGAAATTTCAAATCTAGTTATTGAAATAGGGAATATTGTAAAATCAACTTCACCTTCATGTACTATATCAAGTAATTCTTCAGTATTGTCATAACTCTTTCTATGTTCTGATATATAGTAAGGGTCATCATCATTCATATATAATTCATAGGATATTTGGTATTCTTTAGGGGTCATAGGGGCTAATACTTTGATTCCGGGCATGCGGTAATATAGGGAATGGTGTGATGAGCCTGCTACAGGTCCTACTCCTCCTTCCATTGCTATACTTCTAACAAATATGGGACAAGGACGATTCCAAATTTCTTTAGATTTAGCAGCATAATTAACTATAGATGCAGCATTATACCATTGAAAGCCTTGATATCTAACAATATAAATTGCTCTTTCTCCTGAAAGCGCCGCTCCTGTTACTATAGCTCCTCCAGCAACATCTGCCATAGATAATTCCACCATTCCTTCATCTTCATACATTTCCGGTAAAGTGCCCCCAACCCAACCTACTGCAGTAAGACATTGTCCATAACATTTACCTATATCTTTAGTAAGGTGATTGCGTGTAATTTCTTTTATTGTATCTCTAACTGTTGTTGCCATAACTTTTCTACTAATTGTTTGTTTTTAAAATCAATTTTTCCTGCTTCTTCTCCTAAGATTTTCATTTCACTTTCATAACGATCAAAATTATCTTTATCTTGTCCAGCTCCTGAGTGCCAATATTTTCTGGTAGTATTAATATTAAGAAGCATAGGTCCTTCAAAATTATAATCTTTAAGAGCATTATAAATTGTAATAGGATTATCATCAATATTTAAAGCCTTCATGTTAAATGCTCTAGCTACATCATCCATTTCCCAATTTCTTCTTATTCTTTTTTCAGTTAAAATAGATAAATTATTATCTTCTACTATGAACAATATTGGTAAATTTTTGGTTGAAGCCCACCCCAATGCACCTAATACATAATCTTCTTCAGCTGAAGCATCTCCCATAATAGCTATTGTTGGTTTTCGTGTTGAATAGCAATGACCAACTGATATAGGGATTTGACTACCCATTAATCCATCATGTCCAAATATATTTTTCTCACGAGAATGTATTGAGGCTGATCCACCCATTCCATTAGCACACCCTGTTGTTCTTCCTAATAATTCATCTATTAATTCGGTGGGGGAAGCATTAAATGAAAGATAAGTAGAGTGTCCTCTATGTTGAATAAAGATATTAGGTTCAATATTTTTTTCTTCTAAAATAGTAGCTATACTAGCAGGAATATATTCTTGCCCAGCTGATAGGTATACAGGTATTTGAATAATTTTGTTTTGGACTTTTTGATAAACTTGGTTTTCAAAATGTCTACAAAATGATGCTTTTTTAAAGGTATTTAGTCTAAAGTTCATGATTTTCTTTTAAATAATTTAAAGTGTCATCCCAATTTTCAAAACGATACCCATTATCATCTATATAAAGTTCAGCTCTTGGTTTATCTGATGTAATGGATTTTATGCAATCCAGGAGGTCATATTTTTCAAACCATTCTCTAACTAATATAACTCCCGTTTTACCATTTACTAAAGGTCTATCAGCTTTAGCTTTAGCAGTAAATATAACTATATCATGTTTTTGGGATAGTTTTCTAATAGCTTCAACAGCCCCAGGTAAGGGTTCGCCGTAACAAGTACCATCACCCCATCCTTTATATGCATTATGTATTACACCATCAAAATCAACAGCAATAACTTGTGATTGATGTTCAAATCCAGGGGGATAAAAATTAGCCATTATTTTCTTTTTTAAATATTATTATTAAATTTTCAGAATCAATTTTATTAAATACTTCTATTAATTGCTTAATAGTACTAGATATTACTATATCTCCAGGTCCTGCTACTTTTTGCCCATAATCTGTTAATAATCCTCCTTTTAAAAACATTATATTTAGATTATTATCTATATCTAAAAATTCATTTATATTAGTAATATTCTTTACTTCTAATAAACAATTAGCAAATGGATAGGTTTTATTAATTTCTTCAATCCATAAACAATCTTCAGCTTTAGGAATTTCAAAAGTTTCATCTTCATAAGGTTTACCTTCTCTTCCGTAACTATCTTTAAAACGAACTAAATCTTGTTTGTCTACTGGGGTTTCTATTTCAAAAACAAATGCGCCTTTATCACTAATGGCTTTAGTAGAATGAAATAATCCTTTACGTATCATTATTTTATTAGTAGCATTAAGTGTAGTAACATTATTTAAAAATGATACTTTCGCTTCTCCATCTAATAATATTAAACCAGTTGTTTTATTAGGGTGGCAATGCAGTGAGGTAGCATGATCCTTTTTAATGTATAAAAACCATAAAGCTACATCTGCATTTTCATATGCTAAGTATTCATAACCCCATGGTTTTTTAACAATATTAGTATTATAATTACTCATTGGTTTTGTTTCTTTCATTATGTACTTGGTATGCTATTCTCATCCAATCACCCATAAAATCATAATGTGGGCAAGATATGATATTACCATCTACAACAACTGGTCCTCTACTATAAGTAGCACCTGCGTTTTCAATATCAGTATCAATTGAATAATATCCTGAAACTGTTCTACCTTGTAAAATTTTAGCTGAAATTAATAGTTGTGCTCCATTACAAACTGAGAATATAGTTTTATTAAGTGTGTTCCATTCTTGGATGAATTTAAGTACACCTTTTTCTTGTCTTACTTTTTCTAATGCTTTAACTCCACCAGGGATTAACAATATTTCATATTCATTTAAGTATTGTTGTCTGATATTACTATCTTCAAACATTGATGTTTCAATGTCACACGGCATATGTGTTCCTAATGAACCCCAAATTTTTCCTACTTTATTAGCCATTAAAGTTACATCATAACCTGCTTCTTTTAAGCTATAATAAGGGTAAATTAGTTCGTGATCTTGGAATTTTTCCCAAGTAATAATAAGTGCTTTTTTCATGTGTTTATATTTATTTTTATTTAATGTACGAAAAATATTTGTATTATCCTAATTTATTTATCTCGTTTTTGAAGAATTGGATTATCAATAGGCCAGTATATCCCAATTTTAGGATCATTCCATTTTAATGTGAATTGTGTATCTACATCAGCATATTCTCCTTCATATGCCCATTTATAATGTAACATAGCTTGATCACTTAATACTAAAAAACCAATAGCAAAATTAGGTGGGGTTAATACTTGTTTTCTTGTTCTATCATCTAATATAATCCAATCCCATTTTAAATAATTTTTAGATTCTGGTCTATTATCAACTACTACAAAATACATTTCGCCTTGAAGGCAGGAAGTTAATTTCCATGATTTATGATCTCCATGCATTCCTCTTAAAACATATTTTCTTGAGGTTGAAATTTTATCATGTTTAAAATCTAATTTAGGCTCAAAATTATCTTTGTTCCATAATGTTAGTAAATCACCTCTAAAATCAGTGAAAATATCAGGTTGGTAAATTTTTACTTCTGGGAATATCATATTTCTATAATAGGTTGGGTTGGAAATTGGAAGTGGCAGATTCCTTCTATCATTAGATTTTTATGGGATGGGTCTCCTATTTGGTACATTTTAATAGCTTCACATAATTTTTTATGTTGATATAAATCTAATAAATATTTTTGAGATAGTATATTTCTTTCTACACAATTTTTTAGGAAATTTTCACATGACCAATTTTTAATATATTCCCATATTTTACCATTGTAATTTGGGATGGATTTTGAATATTCATAAGTTTCATCTAAATATTTTTTATCATTTAGAAAATCACATTTGGATATTCGTATAAAATAGAAATTGGTTTGTGGGTAACAATAATGTTCTAGTAATTTTTCTGAGTCAAAGTTATTTAAGTAAAGTGTTTCATATGAAATACCGTTTAAATAATAAAAATCAACTTCATCTATTTGTTTGTCTAAGATGATATCTTGTAAAATAATATCATTTGCTGCTTTACAAAGCCATTCTTCATTGTTTTCTTTACACCAATCAAAAACCAAATTATCTAAATCAGCAGTTCCAAAGTTATGACCTCTATTTATTTTAGAATCTAAAATCACACAATTTAAAAAATATTTTTTCCATAGTTGAGTATTTTCTTTTTGGAGAGGAGATCCATAATTAGTAGCTATAACTATTTGTTTAAATTCCTCTAAAACAGGTAAGTTATATAGGATATATTGTTCTATAAGGTCTAAATCATCTTGTGATGAAATATAACCTATAGTTCCATAAATTGATTTATTAATTAGCTCTTTCAATAACATACTTAGCTAAATTTTTAGTTGTTAAATTATTTTTAGTATAATTAAATAACTCATTTAATATAATAAAATATTTTTGCTCATCAAAATTTCCTGCTAAATCTTTAGCTTCTAAGAGTAATTCCTTAGGTAAATTAGCTAAAGTATTTTTTGGGCAATCTTCTAGACCAACAAAATAAGGAATACAATAGTTTCCTAAAATTTCATAATGTCTCATGCAATCCCATCCTGCCTTTTTTGTAGTAACTCCATAATATGATTTCTGGTAGTCTTTATAGTATGGTTGCTCAGATTGAAAAATATATGTTTCAGGTTGCCCAGGGATGCAAGTAGCATATTCTTGTGTTTTGTTAGTATGTGGGATAGCTAGTTTACTAGTTGGGATTCCAAATGTAATAGGGAGTAAATTTTTATGATCTTCTACTAATTCACGTTTAAAATATAAATGTTTATGGTATAAAGAATCTAAATCGGATTCATCATTACCATCAATTAATATAACTTTATTTGGTGGGTAATATTGGGAGACTAAATCATAGTAATTTTTACATCGTTTGATAGCTCCATATATAATCAAATCATAGTATCTATCTTTAATTTTTTCTTCAATATTAGTCCTATCAATATTGTTATCTCCAATTAACCAAAATGCAGTCATTCCACCCCACAAATGTTGGGATGGAATTTTACCTTCATATTCTTTATAAAGGGAAACTATTTGAGTACTGTCAACAACATCATCACCAAATAATTCTCTTAAACCATAGAATACTAAGTCATTTTGATAATCGCTAATAAATCCTCCACTCGCATGAGCTATGTCTACATGGTTGGTGACGTAAAGAATTTTCATTCTATAAATTTTTTAGGATTTTCATTAATATATTCTATAAGCCTATTAGACCATTCTAATACTTCAGCAGATCCGTGGTGATTCCAATTAATATGAGGTCTACTTTCTTCAAATGTTTGATCAAGGGGAGTGTTTGTTATTTCACCTCCATCAGGTCTTTTATTTAAAATAGTTATATCTACCCATCTGTTTAAATCTAAACCTTGATTTCTTATAGGGCGCATAACATGTTCCCACCAATCATCTAACATTGGGTGACCTTGTAGAGCTCCCATATGTTTACGAAAATCATGAGGGATTGTTGGGAAAGCATTATAACCTTCCCACCATTTATAGGTAACTCCATCTTTAATTGATATGATATGGATTGCTATCAAAAAATTCTTTCCTTTATATGGAATGTAAAATTGTTCCCATCCTTCAGTTAACATTTCTACATCATCATTAAGACCCAAAAAAAATTCAGCTTCTGAGAGGGAAGATAAATTATTCATATGTTCATCTAAAGATCCATATCCATTTTTTCTATCTGTAATTAATTCTTTTATTTCAATGTCTGAGGTTAGTTTGTATTGGGTTACAAAATTTATTGTTTCTTGGTCATCAGTGTCTATTTTTAAAAGGATTTCAACTAATGACTTATCTTGAGTTTTAGTATTTAAACTATCTAGACATTCTTTTAATAATTTAACTCTTTTACGGGTTGGAATTAGAATACTAACTAATTTTTTATAATGTGTCATATAATTGATTTTGTTTTTCTTGTTTCTCTATTGTTTTTGGGTGATATAAAGCAAAATATTCTGCATCAGGTAATGCTGTATATGTTTTAAATCCATCTAAACGCTCATGTACTTTGTTTATCCATTTAATTTCGGGTAAATTTTTCCAAATCCTCCATTGAAAATCAGGCCAATTGACCCATCCCGTTTCGGTTACATTCCATCCCCATTTTGCAATATGTTCGGGAGTTAATCCATCCACTGTATTTACTCTAGGTACTAAATAAACATCCATTTCCGGATTTTCCTCTATTACTTCAGGTAAAGCTATTATTAGATTTTCGTTTGGTATCTCATCGGCATCTATCTGAAATATATAATCTCCAGTACAGTAGCTAGTTAGTTTGTTTTTCCAATCTGCAAAATGTTTTTCAAATTTTCCTGCATACCAACTAAATTCTCCATTAACTGAATGAGATTTTAGGTAGGTTTCAATTTCTTTATCTCCATTTGCTTCATCAAATAATACTACAATATCATCTTGAGCTCGTTTATGTTTAAGTAAAAAGTTTATCAATCGTTGGATCTCTAAAAACTCAGTACAAACGGTAATTGCATAACTTATTCTCATATATTTTATTCAGGTAATATCCCAATATACGAAAGAGCATCCATATAGTCACGCTCTTCAAACTTTTTCATGTTTATCATATCCATTCTATATTCCATAAATTCTCCAGGTTTACCAGGGATTGGATATTTCTTTTTATCTTTTTTAGGTACTTTTATAGCTTTAACAGCTGCCCATCCCCAATTTTGGGAATTTGTGCCATTGGCAAATACCATTCCTTTGTCAGCAATATTTAGTGTTTGTGGCAACCAAATTAAACCAGTTTCAGGATCAGTCCAAGCTAAATCTTTATACAATTCAGGTAGTGTCTCTATTTGAGTTTGATAAAATTCATGTCCCTCTTTCATAAATGAATTAGTCCAAAATCCACATGATAAACTTTGAAAATTTTGTATTTCTGGTGTTACTTGGATTTTGTAACATAAATTTCCTCCTGATTTAGGACAGTCAACTATTTCTTCTTTTTGCATTATTCTACTGGTTTTAATTTTGGTAACTCTATTTTATTTAATTTTGGCAATTCAATTTTCTTTAATTGAGGTAATTTTAATTGGATTTGTTTTGGAAATTCAGGGATTTTTTCTTCAAATAGTTTACCTATTTTTTCTTTCATAGCTTCATATGAAAATTTAGAGCGAGATTGGAAACCTTGGCGCTTTGCATTTTCAGCATATCCTTTATAGTTTTCAAATACATCTTTTAAATAATGTCCTACGTGTCCTGTATCTACCGAAAACCATTCTGCATCCGCTAGCAACATATGATTTGCTGCTGATGGGTGGATTTTAGTCATTGTGCCTTGGAGTAGTGTTGTAAATTCAGGGTTTAAATAATCTACAGGTCCACTCCAATTTGATGCAATTATTGGTTTGTTTACAAGTGAAAATTCAAGTAACGGGCGACCAAATCCTTCTCCTTTAGTTAGATTAACCATTGCTTTAACTTTTGAATGATTATAGATTTCATTTATTTCTTCATCCGAAAATTCACCATGTAGTAAATACACATTAGGTAAATTATTTGATTTACAAGAATCTTTAATTTGTTTAACTCTTTTTAATATTCTATCTCTATCTAAATAAGAAGAACCTACAGTTGATGTTTTTAATATAAGTGCAGGTTTTTTAGATTTGTTTTTAAATGTTTCATAGAATGCTTTAATAAGCAATCCTACATTTTTTCTATCTTCTCCCATTTGACCTTCCATCCAATGACCTACAAATAAATAAGCAAATTCCTCTTTAATATTAGATAAATCAAATGTTGATTTTATTGGCTTGTACACATCTGTGTTTGCACCCTCAAATATAATTTCATTTTCTCCATTCCACTCAAGCATTCCTTGAGATTGGTTTGTTTGTTTATCTCGTTTCTCCCATTTACTATTTTTTAATACATCAATTGTGTGTTTTGATGATCCTAAAATCAAGTTCATACGATTGCAACCTTCAATCCAATCACCAGGGGCAACAGTTGATTCAATTCCTGCGGTACATCCAATGTTGTATTTTCCAACAGGTTGAAATTCATTTGGAACTGTAATTTGCATCCAAATTTCAGGTTGATTTGGTGGTTGAACGTTTAAAATATGTTTAGATAAAAACTCCCATTCAGGATTGTTTTGAATGAATCCTTTTGGGGTTTGTCCCCATCTTTGAGGTAATATTTTTACTTCATATTTATCTAATTCAATTATCGCTTTAACGATATCTCGTGAACGTGATCCATATCCACTGTAAGTATCAATTGGGCACGAAATTAAAAATGTTGGTTTACTCATAACTTTATTTTAATATACAAATTTGTGATTAATTGTGTTTTCTTTTACTTCATTGCAATTGATTAACTCATATTTTTCTCGCGGAGTCCACGTGTTAAATAATTTATCTATCGCGTTTATTGCTTTAATTCCCATATCCTCTCCTGTAAAACCTACATCATTTACAGCCCAATGTCTACCTGTAGCTCCAAGTTCTTTTCTCATTGTTCTACCTAAAGCATACACTTCAGATATTCTAGAGGCTGCATCCTCTGCTGTGCATCTATCATCCCAAATATATGGTGTTGTAGGTGAACCTTGAATTGAGCGACTTGTTGGATACACTGGGAATGCCCAGCAGCCATGGTTTTTATATCTTCCAGTATGGTTTGAAGGTACTTCAGGGGATGGTGTATACCATTTTCCAAATTCATCTTCAAATCCCATTTGATCTTGCATACCACCTGTTACATTAGCTATGATTACAGTTCCTGCTAAAATTGCTTCCGTTAATGATAAACCCCATCCTTCATTTGAAGTTAATAGAATTTGTGCATCCGCAATATTATACATCATGTTTAATTGTTGTGGTGAAAGTGGATTTGTGGAAAAATATATTGCATCTGGGTAATCATTGAATAATATTTCACGCACTGCATTTAAGTCTGTTCCATGTTCACTTACTATTTCTGTATGCATTAATAGAGCACATTTAGCTGCTTTTTCTTTAGGTAAAGTATCTAAAAATATCTTAAAAGCAAGCATTGTGTCCGGAATTTGTTTTCTTCTAATGTTTCTTGAATTAAAAAATACAACAAAATCTTTTTCTTTACCACCAAATATAGTAGACTTTAATGTCTCTAATTCTTTTAACTCATCCTCTTTTACAATTGGATAGTACATATCGTGGTTTAAACCGTGAGGAACATACTCAATTATTTTTTTACCTCTTTTTTCATTTAAAACAAGCTCATTAATTAATTTAGTTTGCTTTGAAATAGCTAACAATGCATCACACGATTCGTAAAATGCTTTATTGTATAGCGGTGCTGGATAATCATCCCAAATGTTTAAATAAATGATTGGCATGTGTTTTCTAATCTCGTTTTCAATTGCAAATAGCCATTCAAAATATCTTGGATCAGTAATTAACATAATTGCATCTGGTTTTTCAACCTCAATCATGTGTCTGATCAGATCAGCATCTCCATAGTTATCTACAGGGTACAGAAAAACAGAAGCATCTGTTAATTTTGTGTTGGTGTTTGTGTCTTGAGATAAGTCAAAACGTTTTCCTTTTTCAGGATGGTTAATTGCACCTGCAATATTTACCCAATTAAAATGTTGAGCTGTATTTAAAACTAGCTCTTTTGCTATAGTTGCTACTCCAGAGTGTACTCTAATGTCGTCACAAATTAGCATGATTTTTTTCCTCTCGTTTTTAGGGAGATAATTAAAACTTGAATTCATATAACTTTATTTTGTTTTTATTTAAATGTAATAACTTAATTTTGTTCTTCCAAACTTAAATCGTTATGATTGTGAATTTGTCTTTTAAATTCATCATCTGTTAAGTAAAGGTGAATTGCTCGTTCCGATAGTTTTTGGAAAGAAAATTTACGTTTAATGCATTCTACTCTAAATTGCTCAAATAGATCTTTATCTAATTTGACACTTGTTAATTGTTGGTTTTTTTCACTCATAGTATTTACTTTTTATGTTTATTGTATATACATATGGTAGTATATTAGTAGGTCGCAGAACATAAGTGAGTCTTATGAAATGAGCACCAATTACAATTTTTATGAGGGGTTGGTTGATGTTCAACATCTTTATATCCATTTCGATCAAATGCTTGTTCTATAAATTCCTCAATGGATTTGGATACTTTATTTAATTTTACTTTACCTGATGCTGGTTTAAATAGTTGTACACGTTTGATTACGAATTTATCGCTTTCAAATGGTTTACGTTTTACGATCATGAACTCTATTTCTATATTCTCTAATGGTAGATTGTAGGTTTCAGAGAAATATTTTTTATATAGTATAAGTTGAAATTGTTTATTTTCGTCTGATTTTTCTTTCTTGCTCCAACCTTGCTTACTGGTTTTAATGTCTATAATTTTGATTGTGTTTGTTGGCTCATGATACATTACAATATCAAGATAACCTTGAAACATTACATTGTATAGTTTTGGAGAGGGGTGGAGTATAAGAGGTAACTCACATCCTACTAAATGCCAACCGCGTTTAGAAAAATATTTGTTTCTGTTTTTAGCAAATTCTCTTATGATTTCTACCCCGTCTTCAAAAAATTCCCTAAGTTCTTCAGGGGAGGTAAAGTGTTGATTATTGTTTGATTTATATTGCTTTTTATATTCTTCACGTAATGCATCTTCGAGCATTTCGTATGTGTTTAGTTTATCTGCTTCTGCTCCGCTTTTTCCATACATTGTAGTTAAATATGATTGGAGTACTTCGTGTAATGCTGTTCCAAAAACAGTATGGATGGAGGAAGTAAATTGTTTATATCCTTCTTTGTATTGGAGTGACCATTTTTTAGGGCACTCATTGAACATGGATAATTGTGAATATGAAATTGATTTTTGTGTTGCGTAATCAATTGTTGGTAATTGTTTACTCTTAATTTCTTTTAATAGTAAAGGTAACTTCTTTTTCATTACACAAAGATACAAAAAAAGCCTGCCATAGGCAAGCTTTCTTTTAGTTTTTAAAAATATCCCTGTAGCGATACTAGGATAATTTTTATAGCCGTAGCTATACGGTCCTAAGCCGTGGGTTTAATTTTTATTTAGTGTTTCTTTTTCTGAAGTTCCTTACTATATTCAGCAACTGGAAGTGGTGTTCCAACAGGGTAAGGGAAGCCTATTTTGGCTGCTGTTACCGAAGTCATACCATTTTCAACAGGTATTGCTTTACGTAATGGAACTGCAGCTTCATTAAGTGGGCCATAAACTTTCGCCAATATAATACCTGTAGATGTTGTGTCAAAAACAATTCCTGGCATTGCAAACATATTGCTCTCGCTTGTACTTGGGGAATCTAAATTAATTACAAATGATCTATTAAATGGTGTCATCAATTCCCATTCTTTAGTTGAAGGGTTAAATTGTGGAATTGTTGTTGTTGTATCGTAATACCAAAATAAAGACCACACAGTATTAGTTGTACCATCAGGGCTTTGGAAGTTGTCATTCACATTGAATTTTCCGTATGTTCCACTAACACCTTTCATCGCTAAGTTAGAAAGAGATGGACCTGATAATACGGGACATATTGCACATCCTTCATCATATACAACTCCTTGTACTACAATCTTTTTTCCTGTAGGGAGGGCAGCCGATGCTCCACAAAAAGCAAAAGATCCATCATGTATCTTTACAATTTTATTAAATTTAATATCTTCTGTTGTTTCAGTTTTTGTGTTTGTATTACAACTAAATAACATAGTTGCGGTAACAAATAATAATAACAATTTTTTCATAATTTTTATTTAATTTAGTTTAATTTTTATTTAATAATTCCTGCTCTTACTTGAAGCATTCTACGTTCATTAATATCTTCTTGGGATCCAATTATTGTACTGTAATCTTCCATGGATAATGTTTTACCTGAAGCAGCCAATGATATAATGTTTTCTGTTAGATCATGTAAATCCATGTCTGTTTGAGCATCTTCTCTAGCGTATTCGAGTAAACGAATAAATAGAGGAACGTCTACTGTAATTATATCTCTTGGGTTCATATTAGTAGTTGGTTGGTTCTTCTACTTCTTTACCTTCTTCCATTGAATCTACCCATTCAAAAGCTTTTTTAAAGATACGAGTAACAGCTTCAAGTGCTGCTTCTTCAGATAAGTCGTGATTTTTCATTAATAATTCAACAGCTTTTTCAGCATTACCTTCTTTATCTTCTTTTGCTAAAGTAATAACAGTAAGAATATCAGCTGCCATTCTAGTATTGTTTTCCATTCTACTTAACAAGTCACCAAATGCTCCTTCTTCTATTTTTACTTCTTCTATTTCAACTTCATTTAAACCATATTTTTCACCTAAGAAATGTTCAAACGCTGTTTCATAATCTGCTTTAGCACGTGGTGGGATTTGGTTAATTGCTCCAATTCCTACAATTCCTCCGATCATGGATTCGTTAAGTGAATCTTTTTTAGTATCCTCAATTTCTTTATTGATAATAGCTTTATATTCACTTTCTGTGATAACACCTGAAAGGAATTGCATACGTAATGTGTCTTTTTCCATTTTATATATTTTATTATAAATATTATGAGGTTTTTGCTTCGCGCAATACTATTAAAGCTTTCTGAATATATAGTATGTCATCCATTTTTTCTTGGATGCTATGTTCTAGCCATTCTTCTAGTTCTAAATCGTTACGATCTAAATCTGTTCCATACTTTTGTTTTCCAATGGTGGCTCTATCAACAAATTTGTCTATAATGGAGTCTACAATTGAGTCTGTAACCTTAATTTCTCTATTCATTTTTTCAATAATTTTTCTACTTCTTTTTCATCCATTCCCATATCGTAAAGTACCTTTCTGGTACCATGGTCACGTAATATGTCAATATATTCTTCTGCTTCCCCTAAACTGCATTCAAAATATTTTGCTACATATTCTATTAATGTAGCAGATTTTTTCTTTGTTTTTGACTTGAGATATTTCAAAAACACTTTAGATTTAGGGATCATTTCTCGATAAATTTGGTATAGTTGGTGTTTGTTATCGTATGGTATTGTTTGAATATAGTTTGCCAATTCAATGTAGCGTATATCCATTGATACGTATTTATGTGCTAACCAAGAATTCCAACAATTCCAAGAATCATCTGAGATATCTTCGGTTGGTGTCTTGTAGAAAGTAATTTCGTTTAACCATTCAAATATATTCTTTATTTCCTTTTTTCCTGTTTTCATTTACAGATAGTGGTTTTGTGTTTAAGTAATTAAAACATTTTTTAACTTCTTCCTCATTGGATAAATCAAATGTTGAGATAGGTTTAGTATGGTCAATCTCCCAATATTTATTTTTTCCATAATTCCCCCAATTCATTTTACTATCAAATTGTTGTTCTAAATATACAACATATTCTTCAATAGGGCAACCTAAAAGTTCTTCACTAGAGTTGCTTTTATTTTTTAAGGCTAAATTAATTCTACTTCGAATATTTTCTTTGAGTCGATATTGAATATTATTTTGCCTTTGATTTTGAGCCCATTGACGTTTATATTCTCTATTTTTTACATTAGTTTCCTTTATTTTATCTCTATTATTTTCCCTCCATTTAGCCCAGTATCCTGTTTCTTTAATATATTTTTTGGTTCTGGTTAATTGTTCTTGTCTATGGATGGGATCTTCATGGTACCTTTTTTTGTTGCGTTCTCGAGTTTTTTCTCGATTGCAAACTTTACAGGTACCATGATTTGAACTCAAATATTCTTCTAAAGGTTTTTCAATTTTACAATTATTACATATTTTCATATCACTTCGTTTATTATACATATTGGAGGGATACAAATCTATGCATAATTTTTAGACACTTAATGTAATATCTTTATATTCTTCTTTTAATTCTGAAGGTAACGAATCTGGAAGTATTTTCTTTGATTCTAAATCGTAAAATACAGTAATTGGGATAAGTTGATCTTCATCTGTTCCTGCAATAAATTTAGATACTCTACGGATTACAAATGCTTGTCCGAATAATTTTTCCCCATTAAATCCATCAACTGATGTTGTATTGTTAAAGTCAATACTCATTTGTGGGGGTGTTTTTGATTGTGTTTTCATTTGATTTTTATTTTGGTTTATATTGTTTCTATAATTTTGGCTAAAGCCGACATTACATTTATTTCTTTATCTATTCGAAAATTTGCTTGATACAAATGTTCGTTTAATATGATTGCAACGGAGCCTTCTTTTCCAGGGGCATATTTTGAACTGTATTCAAATAAATTACGATACAATTCTTCAAAGTCCTTAACGTTTGAATCTGCAATAATTTGTCTAATGGTAAGCCATTTTTTACTTCCCATCAATTCCTTTAATACCTCTTTAATATAGTTGTTTGAGGTTAAAACTGTTTTATCTAGTTCAATACAGTCATCTTTTACAGACATTTGAAGTACATTCAACATTTTTCTCATGTCAGGGTAGTACTGTACTATAAGAGATTTTAAATCTTCAGGTTTACATGAAATAGATAGTTGATCCTTTAATATCCAATCTAAATGGTTGTATACATCTGTTTTAGATGGAGGTACAATTTTAAGTACCTGGCAACGTGATTGGAGTGGGTCAATGATTCGCTCAATAAAATTACAGGTTAATATAAATCGTGTTGAGCGAGAGAATGTCTCAATTACGTTTCGTAAAGCCGCTTGTCCCTGAATTGTAATGAAATCTGCTTCGTCTAGGATTACTACTTTAATACCTTTCCAAGAGGCAGAACTAGCAAATCCCTTTACTTTCTCTCGAATAGTGTCAATTCCGTTTTCATCTGATGCGTTTATGTAAAGGTAATCGCAATCTAGATTTTTAACGATAATTTTTGCTAGGGTAGTTTTACCTGTACCTGCGGGGCCATAAAAGATAAAGTTTTGGATATCACCTTGATCAAGGTATTTTTGTATTGTGTCTTTTACATTTTCGTTACCAACATAGTATTTCAGTTCGGTAGGGCGAAAACGTTCTACATATAACGTATTTTCTTTCATAACCATATTATACAAAAAAAGCCTGCACTAGGCAAGCTCTTTATTTAAATATTTTTTGATCTCATATAAGCTTTTTCTAATGTTTCTCCTGGTCCTCTGTCTCTATATTTTCCACCTACATCACCAACTGCAACTCTATACATTGGATCATTTATTAACGCCTCCATTGTTGCTTTTACTTTAGCTAAATAATTTTTATATTCTTCTGAAATTTTAATTAATTCTATTTTTTCTTCTGGGGTGTTAAAGAAACGATATAGATTTCCACTATCGTCAGCTTCTAGTTCAGCTGCTTTATTTTGGGTAAATAACCCAACTTGAGAAATCATTTGACCTGCTGTGTAGTACAAGTCATTGTCTTCAGCTTCATTTAAAGGATTTTCTAAATCTTTTTGGTTTTTTCTATATTGATCAATAGCATCTAAAATTTCATCAGCATTTTCAATATCCATTCCCCAATTATCTTGACCGTATATTGCACCTTCTGAGTTAATTCTTAGCATTCCTGCATCTTCACCTGTTTTTTCATCATATGTTCCAAAATCGATAGCTTTGATTCCTGTAATTCTATTACCATCAATGATTCTTGGGTTAAACTTATATGTTTTTAAAATAAGATATACATCTCCCATGTTTATTTTTGAGGATGATTTTTGCATTAACTTATTTTCAGCTAAATATTGTTTTAAATCGAAATTGTCCATTATAATCCTGCTAATTTTTTCATTCTATATAAATCAAAATCAAATTCCATTTCCTCTTTTAACGTAGATTTTTTAACTAAAAGTTTTTTACGTTGATCAGCTGAAATACCAGTTACAATTAGTTTGTATTGGGTTCCTTCTTCTGTTTTAGTTGTTTCGGTTTCGTATTTTGCTGTTGGAACTTCTCCAATTTCTTTTTGAAATTCTTTACGAATTTTATCTATTTTATCTAAACTATCTGCTGTTACAGATAATGGAGGAATAGTTTCTGCTTTTGGTTTTTCTACTGTTTTTGGTGCTTCACCACCATCTTGTTCAACATCTACTAATTGATATTCAACACCTGCATTGTCCATGATTGTTTTTAATACTTTAGACAAATATGGTTTTGTTTTATATGGATTTTCAAGTGTATAAGGGAAAACAATTTTTCCATCTTTTACTACATAGTGAATATTTTGTTCCAATTTACCACCATATTTTTTTAAATTGTCTGGTGTTTTCATTGGAAAGTAATTAGCACCATATCGTCCAATAATATCTTTTGGAAGTTCTTTTCCGGATAATGTAAACAAGTAGTCGTTTATGCTACCATCGTTTCCTTCTGCTTGCCATCTTTCATATCCTGATTCTGCTTCTTTTTCAGCTGTAGCGAATGCTTCAGGTACTCTATTTTTTAAATCAATTAACTTGAATGCTTTTTCATCTTCTGAGCGAGTATCCCAATCTTTCCAAGCAGCTCCTGCTTTTTGAGCAGGGATTGAAGGACCAAATGCTTTTACAATAGCTTGTGGATCACGCATGTTTTGAGCATAAATGCCATAATTTGAAATATTGTCCATAGCTTCAAGAGCTGCGTCTATATCTTTTGGTTGAACAGCAAGATCGTAATTTACCTTCAATTGGCTCATTCCATCTTCTTCACCTTCAATTTCGCGTAATATATCAGTTAATTTCATAGTTATCTTACTTGATATGGAGTTCTAATGGAAAGTGCTCCACTATTTAAATTACCCCATACACCAATCGAACTACCTGCAGGTAATATTTCTCCTAAACGGATCATAGCTGAAACGGGGATTGCCTTAACTGGGAGATTAATGAAATATTCATTATAGGCTGATATTACTTCCATTTGGTATGGTTTAAATCCTGAAATAGCTATAACTTGTTTAACTAAGTCATTAAGTTCTTTGTTTGGAGTATCAAGTTTAGCTTCTTTTAAACCAGCCAATTCTTGCATTCTAATTAAATCTTTTTTCATTTGAATATTTTGTTATAAATATGTAAAAAAAGAGACCCGTTATTGAGGGTCTCCGTAAATATTAAATCGTTTAATTGGTTCAGGTTGAATTTCTTTTTCTTCACTTCGGGTAACATAGATTTTGCTATCTAAAGGAGCTAAAAGAAATTCTACTTTCTCTTGATTTTTGTCAAACCATGCCTCTAAAACATCTGTTAGTGATTTATGGATGACTTTATTTTTATCATCCACGAGCAACCAGGAATCTCCTGGTGGTACTCGTGTAGCGATAAGTTCGTGGTATTCTATTTTTTCTGTTTTCATATTACATCATTCCCATCATAGGATCTATTCCAGATTCTTTTTTGTCCTCTGGTGTATCCACTATTGTACATTCTGTTAATAAAATTGTTCCAGCAATTGATGCAGCGTTCATAAGTGCATTTTTAGTCACCTTATGTGGATCTATGATACCTGCTTCTTTCATGTCTATAACAGTTTCTGTTTTAACATCTAAACCATACCATATTTCTCGTTCTTTATCTCCAAAGTCACCTACTTTATATTTAAAGTGGTAAATACTTTGATCATCGTATCCTGCATTTTTTAAAATAACTTCAAATGGTTTACCACAAGCTGAATGGACTAATTTTTTTCCATAGTTAAAGTCATCTGAATTTTCTATAGCAAAAGTAATCCCTTCACGAGCGTGTAGCAATGCTGCTCCTCCACCTGGTACAATACCATCTTCTAGGGCACATTGTGTAGCGTGAAGTGCATCATCTACTCTATCTTTTTTCTCTTTCATTTCAGTTTCAGTACTTCCACCTACGTGAACTAAAGCAACACCACCTACAAATTTAGATAAACGTTCTTGCAATTTTTCCATTTCAAATGGAGTAGCTGCTTTTTCAAGTTGTGCTGTAAGTGATTCTACACGTTCTGAAATTGCTTCTGCTGTTCCTTGGCCATCAATGATGGTAGTTTTTTCTTTAGATACTGTAACTGTTTTAGCTTCACCAAACCATTCCCAATTGAATTTGTCTAGTTTCATACCTTTTTCTTTGTCAAATACTGTTCCACCTGTTAAGACAGCAATATCTTCTAAAATTAATTTTCTACGTTCACCAAAGTCAGGAGCTTTTACAGCTACTACTTGAAGTGTACCTCTCATTTTATTTACAATAAGTGTAGCTAAAGCTTCTCCATCTACATCTTCTGCAATAATTAAAAGCGATTTTCCTTTTTGCGATACACCTTCTAAAATTGGCAATAATTCTTTTACTTGAGTAAAACGGTGATCAGCAATCAAAACATAAGCATCTTGAAGTAATGCTGACATATTGTTATTGTTGGTAACAAAGTATGGGGACTTGTATCCACGATCGAATTGCATTCCTTCTACAACTTCTAAATATGTTTCGTCTGTTTTTGATTCTTCAATGTAAACTACACCTTCACGTCCTACTTTTTCCATAGCACGAGCAATTAATTTTCCTACTTCAACATCATTGTTTGCTGATATAGTAGCAATTTGTTGTAGCTGTTCTTCCGATGAAATTTTTTCTGAATTTTCTTTAAGTACAGTAAGTACTTCTTTTACTCCAGCGTCAATTCCTCTTTTAATTTCAACAGCATTTGCGCCTTCATTTAATTTGGTTAATCCACCTTTAACTAATTCACGAGCAAGTAAGGTTGATGTTGTTGTTCCATCACCTGCGTGATCTGATGTTTTTACTGCTGCTTGTTTAACCATTTGAGCACCTAAGTTTTCAATCGGATCCTCTAGTGAACCAATTTGTTTTGCTACAGATACTCCATCTTTAGTTGAAACAACCATTCCATTTTCTATATACACAACGTTTCTTCCGTTAGGTCCTAATGTTGCTACTACTGCATCTGCTAAAGTGTCAATACCTTTAACTAATTTTTTACGAGCTTCTGCTCCGAATTCTATTTTTTTGCTCATCTTAATTTTCTGTTTTAACTCTTGCTAATATTTGTTTCTCGTTTCCTATATAATATTCGTCTCCATCGTGTTGAAGTTTTGAAAACCCCATAGTTGGAAGAATTACTACATCACCTACTTTTATTTCGGTTTCTAAAAATGTTCCTGTTACGGTATATGTTCCAGGTCCTACAGCTATAACTGTTCCATGTTCGTTTCTATCTTTTCCAGCATCTGGTATAACGATAGAGCCATACATTGTTTCTTCCGTTTCAATTGGCTTAACTATAACCGCATCAAAAAGTGCTTCTAATTTACTCATAATTTTACTTTGTTTAACATTGTTTCTATTCCTTCTTTAACTGTGTTCCAAGTTTCGATATAATCTTGGATTGAATTGTACGAATTCTCGTTTTGATAAAATTTTTCTTTAGCCACACGATTTAGTGCATTTGAAAAATTGCTGTAATGGCCAATTATTTTTTCTACCTCTTTACCAGTTGCTTGTTTACCAGCAAATCCTCTCATAGAAGTAGACAATTCCATTACTGTAAAGTTTGTTGCATCTTTAACAATATAAAAGGGTTCCATGTTTGGATCCTTAATTGTGCATAAATTGGATTGTGTGTCATTCTCGTCTCTAGCGGGACGACCGCGTCTTTTGGTTTCTTCCATAACTAATTTTAAATTTATAACTGTAATATACGAAAACTATTTTAAAAAACCTAATTTATTTTAAATTTTATTTAAAATTTATAAAATCAAGATATTCATCTGCTTCCATTCCTGGGTCGGTTTGTCCATAGTTAAAAGCGTTTTTAATATTTTCAATTTCTTTTTCTTTGGATTTTCTATATTCTTCTTTTAGTTTATCAAACTCATAACTATCTATTACTTTAACATTTTTTATTTTGTCAAATAATAAGTCTACTGCTGATTTTTTGATTTTTTCTTGTTCGGGAGTTCCCATTTCATTTATTCTATTTGTAAATTCAGATTTAAGATTTTCAATTTTATCTTCTATTTTAGCTGCTCTATTAAAATCTCCTTTTTCTTCATATCTTCTTTTAATATCGTCTAATTCCTCAATTTCATTAGAAATTTGACCAGTAGTCTTAGCTTCATTTAATTGATCGCTTTTAGTTAGTCTATTTTCTACTAAATATTTTTTTAAATCAAAATTGTCCATTCTATTTTTATTATACATATTAAAAACTTGATTCCTCTTTACGAACCATATAATATTTGCTTGTAGTATCTTCTGATTTAAATTCAAGTTTCATTAAACCCTGATAGCTTAAATATAAAGTACCGCTTTCTAAATCTTTATTTACGTGTAGTATATTTTTGAATATATCTGAATTAAATGGTATCTCAATTTTTTGTTGTTTGATTTTACCATACATTTGGTAAGTGATCTTGTTGTTATGGCCTTGCTCGTCTCCAAAAGTAAACACACACATATCATCTCCGTTTAAGTCTTTGTCAACAGAAACAGTTAACAAACCAATACCTGCTAAAGCAGATTTTGCTTTAACTAAATTGTCAACATATTCTTTTTCAAATGGCAATACAGCATCCCATTCAGGTTCTGTTACAGCACCTACTCTACCAATAAGTAAAGGATCAGCTAAAGCATATGTTAAGTTAAAGTCACTATCTGCAAAATGCATTTTAGTACATAGGTTTCTATTTTTTTCTAAACTAAATAGCAAATCACCTGAGGTGATGCCTATTAAGTTGAGTAGTTTTTTAGTGTCAAAGATAGCTAGCTCACTGTCTTCAATGTCTATATTGTTGTGTGTAATGTTTCCTATTACCTCTTTGGAAATTGACATAAAGTCAATGGTTAAGGTTTTGTCTTTGATTTTCCACTTGACGGACTCGTTTTCGCCCAAGTAGTATTTGTTTATAACCGATTGTAGAATTAACTTATTTACCATGTGTTAAAGATACAAAAAAGCCTGTCGGGAGACAAGCTTTTCTTTAAAATTATTTAAATATAAAGTTAAGCAAAAGTAGCAGGAATTAATTCTTTTAATTCAAATCTATCTTTATTTGATATTCTTTTATAACTATCATATAAATCATCATATATCCCTTCTTCAAAAGATTCTGGGTTATTAAATAGCGCATCAAAGGTTGATTTGGCTTCTTCATCTGTATTGAAATCATCTTCTTTATCATACATGACATAAGCTATAAAATCATCTTCTGGGTTTTCTTCATCCATAAAAACTCCTACTATCCCGAACTCATTTAATGATTCAAATTCATCTTTAGATATTGAGCGAAAAGATACGCCGTTATCATTAACATATGTTTCTTCATTCAATTTAGCAGCATATTGACTTTCAGTGATGATACCAGCTAACATTTGCATTCTAAGTTGTTCTTGTGTCATTTTATGTGTTTTATTATAAATATTATGATATCATTTATTCTTTATATTTCCAAATATAATTAAATGCTTTTTTTTGTTTTTCTTGACAGCATCTATTTATACTATTATGGCTTAGATTTAATGTGAGAGATATTTCCTTTAGGGAATCCCATGTTTTAAGAAAATCACCATTTAAATCATATTGAGATATTTTTTTCTTTTTATTGTTTGATGGTTTACCTAGTTTAGATTCTCTCATTTTTTGTTTAGTAAGAACAGAATGGGTATGATTTTGGAAATTACTAGGTTTACCTAGTTTAGATTCTCTCATTTTTTGTTTAGTTTCTTCTGTTCTTTTTTGTCCTCTAATTTTATTTTTTACATGGTCTGAAAGGGGACCAAATGATCCTATATCATATAGGTTACAAAATAGGACTTTATTCCATTCCCATTCCTGGGATTCTAGAGTGATTATTTTCCAGTGGGTTTCTCTTTCAAATAATTTATCAACTAAACATTCTTCTATAAGTTCAAATACATGATTTTTCCACCCATATTTTTGAATTGAATTATATATTTTAGGACCCATTATTCTTTTATCTATACATTTATATGCATATTTCCTTTTATTAATGTTAATAGATTGACCAATATATATTTTACCTTTAGGGTTAGTTATTTTATATATTCCTACCATATGTTATTTTATTATAAATATATGGAAGTTGGGTTTTTAATTTAAAATTATAAATACATTTTATGAGAAGTTAAAAAACTTTGCACGATATGGGTTGAGGGAAAGCTCCCAACCAATATCATTGTACACGGTTTCTAATTTGTTTCGCATTACGCTATCAAATAAACCATCTCTATCAATATATTTGTTAATTAATTCAGTAATGTCATCTGGATCGTTGTATCCGTTATATCCTATAGTGTCAATTTGGTATGGGTTTGGTTTTAGGTTAGCTATATACATTTTATCTCCAATGGTAAATTCGGGATATTTTACATTAAGTTTTTTGTAACGTAAAAAATCGTTGTATCTAATAGCTGCTTTTGTGTTTACAGGACATTTTAATTTTAATTTGGAAAATAAATCACCGGCCATAGGTTTACGCTCAATATATTCGCCCATTTTCTTTAATCCAGTTGGTTTTAGTAAGTTGATCCACTCAATTTCACCAACCATTTTCTTAAATTCCATTACGTCTTTATCTATTTCAATTTTTGGTTTACCAAATAGAATATTTTTAATCAAATTTTCTCCAAAGTTTCTAAATAAAGGAGGGAAATTAGATTTCATGATGTCCATTCCTTTCATCTCCAATTCCTCAATTGATATGCCTTCTTTGTTTACAATGTACATTGCGTAACGGCGTTTTCCAGACCAATACGCTTTTTCAGCGATTACCTCTTGTTTGAGCACAAAATGGTGGGCTTCGGTCATATTGAATAGATCTTGTGATATATTGTTCAAATTATCGTTTGCTACTTGCTGGAGTTCCTCAGTTAAAATGAGTAAATGTTTGATTTTCTCTTCACGGTCTTCGTATTTTAAATCAGGGTTTCTATGTTTTAGCAAATCAGTTAGCTCCATGTAAAGAGAATCTGTATCCGACGCGATAACAAATGGTTTTTGATCTATATCTAATTGTGTGGAGATGTAGTCGTTTACAAATGTAATTGATTCTTTAGTTAATCTCTGACCTGAATTTGTAATAGCGGCTGAGCATATTTTAAATCCATCTGTAAAACGCCAAGAGTTAATTGCATATGTACCATATAAAGCGTTTTGCAAGATTTTAAATGCCATTTGGTACAAGTCATACAATTTGTAGTTTACCCAATCTTCTGCTTTACCTGCTTTTTTCTTAAGTGCTCTATAATGTTCTCTTTGATTGAACCAATCCTCTAGTACTTCACAAGCTATGCTCTTTTGATCTGTTCTATAAAATGCTCCACTAGCGGAAATAGTCCAATTATTGTCTTCAATTAATTTAATTAAAGCTCCCGCTGCTATAGTAGCATCTTTTAAAGTATAGGATCGTTTAACTAATTTTTGTATGTGTAGTTTTTCCTCGGGATCAAGTTTCTTTAACTGCTCAAGTGAATTATATTGTTCGTAATTGTCTTTTGTAACAATTCTACCTATTAGTGTTTCAACACCTAAATTCAAAGATTTAATAATGGAGGGATACAGTGAGGTAAAGTCTAAGTCACTTACATCTGAATATAATCCGGGGATAGGATCTAGTAGGTATCCACCTGCGTAGCTATCTTTTTTACGGATTGATTTAGGGTAGCGGTTAACATATTTTCCTGCCATTGTTTTTACAACAATGTTGTCTTTTTCAAAGCTATATACAGTACCCTCAATTGTTGAAGTACCGCGTTGATGTACCACGTGATCACCAAGTTCAAGCTCTTTAATGGTGTGGTTTGTAGTAGTTGGTTTATTGGGTGCAATTATACCCTTGCGTTTTAAATACGTTAAAATCGCCCCCTCGTTTAATATGGTATTGTAGTAAATTGATTCATATGGTGTATGGCATAAATGGGAAATCAAAATAGTTAATTCAATAAATTTTTGTTTTTCCTCTAATGCTTCTATAATTTCAACATCTCGAATATTGTATTCTATAAATTTAAGTGGATCTTCCCTAAATAAAGTATCTAAATTACCGTTATATTCAATTTTACCTAAATTAACATATTTTTTACCGATATCACCTAACTTGTAAGATGGTTCTTCTTTAGCAATATATTTGCGAAGCAATAACATATAGTCTAAACTGCTAACTAAACCAATTTTAATTGGGGAATTTGGTTGAGATAATGTTTCTGTAATTTTTCCAATTGGGGATAAACGGTTTGCTTCATCTCCTAAACATTTTCTAATTCTATAATATAAATAAGGAATATCAAAGAAATCACTATTGTATCCTACTACAATTGTAGGGTCCATTTGCTCCCATTTTAATAAGAATTTACGTAGTAAAGTGTTTTCATCTGGGCACGAAATGATTGTTTTTCCATCTTGGTCTATATCCTCTATTTTACCTGCTTTATCTAAAATAAAACATATCTTTTCTTTGGTGGAGGTATCAATTAAAGCAATGGCTGTAATTTCTGCATTAGCTTCTCTAATGGTAAATGGGGTAAGTGCACCTAAAATTTCAATTTCAATATCTAAATAAACGGTATTGTGGTATTCAGGCATTTCATCTGTCTTGTAGTACAGATCTCTTAAGATTACAAGTTCACGGTCAATGTCTTTTTCATAAATTGTAGGATCTTTTCTATCGTATTTGCCAGATATTGGAGAACATTTTTCACCAAATAGTGTTTCATGTTCCCCATATTCATCTAACTTATATAGAGTAGGCCAATATTGGAATTTGTGTATTCCTTTTTTATCGTCCCGTAGATAGTAGTACCATTGATCTTCTCCTGGTAACCTGTTGTAGTAAACACTTTGATACATAACTTTTATTTATATGAAGATACAAAAAAGCCTGCGGGTAGGCAAGCTTTTTAAATATTATTTTAAAAATTGAGATAAGTCAGGTCTAAAATAATTTATTGATTTCATTACTTTTTTGTCAGAGCTTCTATAGACGATATAATATCTACCAACCTTCTCATAGTGACACGGAGTCTTTTGCTCTTCGGAACGTACTCTAACGGTTTCTTGTGCCTCCTTTTTACTTGTGCAAGCTTTGCTAAGATTAGACGCTTGTACTTCTTGATATGCTGGCCATATTTTATCCTTAAGACCGTGTAAGCAAGCACCGTTACCCAATGAAACGTAGGTAATGTCACATAGAGCATCAAGAACCTCAACAATATTCCCTGTTTCGCATGCATGTTTATATTCCTCCAATTCTTCTAAAATGAAATTATAGACAAACATCCACTCTTTTTCATCGGGTATGTTCGGGGTATAATTATTGGGCTTTCCCATTATTGCATTAAATTCCTCAACTTCTGATACAAATGGTACATAGTTGTCTTTTGTATTGCTAACAACTTGTTTTGCTAGAAATTTTGTGATTTGATTTTTAAATCCTTTTAGTAGTTTCATATTTTTATTTTTAAAATGGTAATGATTGATTTTGATTAAAGATAAGTTGATTTAATGCTTCTAATTTATCTTGTGCATCCGCTAGTTGAGAAATTAATTTATCCATTTCCTCCAAATGTTGAGGGTGTTCTCCAATTCCAACTGAATTTTCAAAGTAAATTGATAAAGTTGCTTTTGCTTCTGCTATTTGAGCTCTATATTTTAACTCTAAAGCTTCATAGAGTAAAGTTGATGTTGACATATTTTTAATTTTAGATTTGGTGTCCGCCGTTATTTATTTTTAGTGAATCAAAAAATTCTTTGCGTGCTTGATTATCGTTTTCCATAAACACACCTGATGCTTTAGTTGTAACCATTGATGCTCCTTGATGTTTAATACCACGACATGAAACACAATTATGTGTTGCTACTACAGTTACAATTACACCTCTATTCAATTCACAAATTTTATTTACAGCATTGTGGATAGCTGATGTTAATTGTTCTTGGATTGCTCCTCTACGTCCAAATAGCTCTACTATTCGGTTTAATTTGGATAAGCCAATTACTCTACCTTCATCTCCTACAACATATCCAATATGAACTACTCCTCCAATTGTTTGGTGGTGGTGTGAGCACATTGAATTGATAGGAATATTTCTTTCAATTACTATACCGTCGTATCCATCGGATGGAAAGGATGTAATATCAGACATTGCTGTATATCGACCTGCAAATAAATCAAATACATATGCTTTTGCTACACGACGAGGTGTTTCTGATGAATTTGGATCATTTTCCCAATCTACACCTAATGCAGTTAAAAATTGACCATAAGCAAGTTCGGCTTTATCAACCATTTCCCATTTTTCTTGTTCTGTAAGCGGGAAACCAGGTGCAACTCCATTTGCATAACCTTCTTTTACACACTCTAGATCAGTGTGATTTTTTCTACGTTTGTTTTCACTCATATATTTAAATTAATCTTGTATTGTAATTTTATCTATTTTATATTGTTTTTTATATCTTTCAATATACGACTTTCCTATTCCAATGTCAACGATTTCATGATCATCTGAAATAACAGGTGTATGTTTTCTGTTTGATATAATAGAATCTATTTCAAGGTTTTTATATGTGTTTAAGTAGTGTTTTTTACCTGTTGGTTTTTTATAAACAACACATATTATTATTTTTTCAGATGATGGTCTTCCAGTTCTAACAAATGTAGGTTTAGTTGTAATTTTTTTAGAAGGTCTTCCTCTTCCCATAACTTATTATTTTATATAAATGTACGAAAATTTTTTAGGTAAACCAAATTAAAATTTGTAATCTTGAATAGTATTTGAATCTTCTCTTTCCCACGGATAAGAAAGCCAATCATTTGAATTCCAAATACTAGAATAAAATGTAGGTTTAAATACGGAAGTTTGAGGTTTGTAATGCAAACATGCAAAGTTTAAATTAAATGGAAAAGCATATTCTTTTTGATGCGTTTCAAAAAAATTAGCAAATGTAACTCCACTATCGCAAATATCATCTATAATTAATGTATTTGGGGAAATGGTCCCTTTAGTCATTGGTATTCCTAGTTTATGGGAAACCATAACCGCTGGTATAAGTCCTCCCCTCTGTAATCCAAAAATATTTTCAATTTGAATTCCTGATTGGGCAATTTGCTGGGTTAATGAATTAACTAATTCATCTATTTCATTCCAACTAACATAATGTTTTTCTATCATACACCACGAGCTTGGTCGAAAGCTATGATGTGGTCACGCCCTGTCATGTTATATCCTTTTTCAGCACACATTTCAAATACAAGTGGATACATTTCAATTAATGTTTCTCTAGTATCTCCAGCAGGCATAATGTATGTTTTGTCTTTTGGAATATCCAATCCGACGCGGAATGATTCAATTTGTTCTAGACCTTTATCTGTTCCATCCCATACTGGTTTGTAATGGTAGTCTGTATGAAAGTCAATCATTTGTCGAATCCCATGAAAATTTAATCGAAATTTATTGTGTTGATCGATCATTCTTTGATCCACAATCGCTCCTTGAGGCGTAACAGCACCGAGTACGGGTACAGAATTACTAAACTTTGGACTGAGAGATATAAGGCCAATAGGATAGTCGGTAGGTACGAAATGACTACCTTCAGTTTCAATAGTAATGAGTATATCTCTTTCATGTGCAAAGTGTGTTAATTCGTTTACTAATTTTGGATGCATAGTTGGACTTCCTCCTGTTAACATCATTTCTTTTATATGAGGATTTTCGTCATATATTTTAATAATATCGTTAAAGTTAAATGTTCCTTTTTCTGGGTGTATGCTTGTATACCAGCTGTCGCACCACCCGCCTTCTCCAAAGTAGCAACGGTGAGTACAACCTGTTGTGCGAACTGCAATAGTGGGTCTTCCAAAACGAGAACCCTCGCTTTGAACACATCTATATAATTCAAGTATAGGTAATGTTTTGCTATAATCTTCTATTCTTCCTAAATTTGATTCCATAATTCTTTTACTTGTGATTCACTTAAAACTCCAGGTTTTTTATTAACTTCTTGTCCATCCTTTAAAAATATTAAAGTAGGTATACTTCTAATATTATATTGAGTAGCTAATGTTGGATTCTGATCAACATCTACAAATTGAACAGGAATGGAAGCACTTACACTTTCCATAATAGGTTTAAAATTTTTGCACGGTTGGCACCAAGTTGAACTAAAATAAATAATTTGTTTCATTTTGTTAAAATATATGTAAATTTAATGTCACCAAAAGTGGTGGTTATCGTATAATAATTATTGTCCATAGCTTGCACTGTTTTTTTCGTGTTCATAAACTTCTACTTTTATTGCTTTTACTCTATCTTCTGTTTCTTCTTTTAAGAATGCATTGATTATATAATATAAATGTTCTGCAAATTTTTCGCATCCAGTAGCTGGGAGTATTCGTAACTGTATGATGCCATCTTTATCCATTTGTTGGAATTTTTTTAAGTATGGATCATCTATAGCTACAACTGTTGTGTGGTCTAATAAAAAGGAAAAATAATCTTTTGGAGACATTCCAGAAATTTTAGTTTTGGATCGCTTCATTCCACCAAAGTCCCATACCCAATTTCTGTGATCTAATTCACCTTCAAACCAAACTCTAAAAGATACTGCGTATCCATGTAGGAATCTGCAATGGGTATCTTCTGCTTTCCATTGACGAAATACTGTTGAGTATCCATCAAATAATTTTGTACTAGTATATTTTGCCATTTTAATTTATTTTATCGTAAGTTAATTCAAAGATGTCAGGTTTGCATGGATAGAATTCTCCTTTAATACCTTTTATAACGTAATCGTTCCAAGAGATTTCCATATCTCCTTCTAAGGTTCTTATAAAATGATATAATCCCTCACCATCTGATGTTGGGGTTACTATTAAATGATTCCCTAACATATCATACACCTCTTGAATGTTTTGAGATATAAATTGTACTGCTTCAATTTCTACTGGTTTTTTTCTGTATTTTCCCATTTTAATTTATTTTTTTATTATTTTGTATTGAAAATCCATCTCCTTGGTTTCCTATCACATATCCATCAGCTTTTAAATTAACTTTAATATATTGTAACCAAATTTTATCTTTTTGACCTTCTTTTCCTGGTTTATTTGTAGCTTCAATAAATAATTGTGTAGGTTGGTATTTTTCTATAAATTCATTTATTACTTGAACAACTGTTGAAATAATTTTAAAGAAGTGATTTAAATCGGTTTTAAATGCTTCTACACTTTGGTTATTAATTGTAAATTCAACTTCATATCCATTTGAACCTTCTTTAAATCTATGAAATCTAACACTAATATCATTTTGTTGTTCATCTTTAAAATCGGTATAAACCATATTTCCTTTTTCACTAAATAAAAAATCTTTTTCATATGGTTGAACACGTTGTCCTATTTCTAAAAGTTTTTGTTCACTTTCATTTAAGTTTTGTTTATAATTTAAATATGATCTTGCCATTTTAATTATTATGTGTTTCTAACACTTTTGTTACTTCATTTACTACGTGTTCCCAATTTACAGGACCTGTTTCATCAGCATATCCTACAGGATCTTTTCTTCCCAATTTAATAAAAGCCTCTACACGCTCCACGGAACTTGCTGATTTGTAATCAGAAAACCATCCTGAAGCATCAACTATATCCATACCTTCCTCGTAAGCTAGTTCGTGATATATAGGCTTATATGAAGTATTTGTGCGTTTGTATACTTCGTTAAAGTTTAAGCCAAGTTCATCACATAACATTTCACCATCTTGTAAAATAGTAAATTTATCTCCTTCAAGATATGGTGTAAAGTAACCTACTTTTTCAGATCCCCAATTTCCAATTCTAAAGGCTGTATCATCTGCATCTCTAAATTCTTGTCTACAATCTGGATAAATTGCGTGATCGCCTGCATGGATTCCCATTGCAATATCACATTGCTCATCTGTTTCATCTGCGATTGAAAGTGCTACTGCTTGGATAATTGAAGCAAATATTTTATTTCTGTTTGGAACAACTGTTGCTTTCATGTTTTCTTCAGCATAGTGTCCTTCAGGTACTTCTTCTCCACCTGTTACTAAAGCTGAGTTTAGTAGGTCAGCTAATCCATTTAATTGAATTTGACGATAACGGATTGGAGAGTAAGTTAAATTAATATAATCTACTAATGACTGTGCTCTATCTAACTCTATTCGATGTTTTTGTCCATAGTCAAATGAGATTGCAGTAACGCTTTTATATTCTTTTAAGCATCTAAGTAAAAGGGTGCTTGAATCTAGACCTCCACTTAGGGATAAAACTACATGATCTTTTTGTTTGTTCATATTTTTATAATTTTAAAACTTTGTTCCGGTATTTATAGGTTATGGAACTTCAAACCTTTATTATAATATACTAACTTTATTACCCTTTTCCAAGTTATCTTGCCACCAAAGTGGTTGAAGGTTTGTATAGTGGCAAGCTTTTTTTACTTCATCCTCTACAGTTAAGTCAAATGAAGATAATGGGAGAATATGATCTACATGCCATCCTTTTAAACCATAGTTTTCCCATGTCATTCCTTCGGTGAATTGTTTTTCAATATGGGATAGAAAAGTTTCTCGATCACATCCTATAAGTTCAAGAGTAGTAGTACCTAAATTTCTTTTGTTAATCAAGTCAGATAACCTTCCAGACATGTTTCCCTTTATTTTAAAAAACATGTCTTCTTTTCTACGGTTGTATCTGTATTCTCTTTCATACTTTCTCCACCAATCTAAATTTTCAGCTACATATTTTTTTCTATATTGCTTAGCTTTGTCTGTTTTATCCCGCTTAGCTCTAGCATTGGTTTTAGATTGGAACTGTTTATCGTATTCTGTATCGCATTCTTTACATTGAGATTTTATTCCCATATATCCTGCTTTTTGGGGGACAAATGACTCAAATGATTTAATAACAGAACATTTTGTACAACGTCTTTTTTCTTGTTGAGCAAGTTCTTCTTTTTCTAGAATTTTAGGATTTTTTCTTCTCCTATATTCTTTCATATATTCTTTTGAAGGCATAGTTATGTATTTATCTGTCGGTTATACATATTGTATCCTCCTGCTAAAGTCACAACTTAACTACTACATGTTTTGCCATAATTCACTATTTAAATTTTTATATTCTTGTTTTGTTAATCCTTTCATTAGCATATAACATTCAAAATCTATATCTAATAATCTCCAATGAGTATACCATTCTTCTTTCCACAGTTCACGGAATTTTTCAAATTCCTGTTTTGTTAATTTATCCATAATTAAAAGGGTAAATCATCTTCATCAATAACTCTATTAAGTGATCCAGGTAATTCATCCATTAAATTTAATTCTGGTTCTCTAAAATAGAAATCTAAGAAATCTTTAGGATACAAATGTACAATACCTGTATATTTTGGATTTGAGATTTCTCTTTCTTGCATTTTAATACCTGCTTTATAAGCAGCAGCTGCTACTTCTTTTCCTAGATCATTGCCTGCAGCTTTTCCTAAAAAGTCATAAAGCGACAAATATTCCATAACTTTTATTTTTGATTAAATATACGAAAAGAAAATATAGACTCCAAATTAAAGTCCATTTATTGTGCGAAACATTTCAACATTGAAATCTACAAGATCCTCGTTAACAAACTCTTTGCTTATATCTTGGTGTTTGTTCATATTGGCCATTGGTTTTAAATGTAATCCCATTTTTGTATATGGCATTTCACCAATTGCTGCCATAATTGGATTTGAGGTATCAATAGATTCAATAAATGGCATATTTTTATACATTCCAAATTCAATAGGGGAAGCAGTTCCAAGTAAATGGATTCGATCTGTATTAGTAATTGTTTTATCTCTAAACATAGTAGAAATTACCATAAATCTTCCAATAGCTTTACCTAAATCTTGATTTGGATGTGGGCAAATATCATTATAATATGAAGCACCATATGAAAATGCAATTTTCTTGTATCCTAAATCTTTATATGCTTGAACACATAAATTAGCTTCGTGTAAACTTTTTGCTTGCACAACAGCTACTTTAGTTGTATTTTCTGGGAGTTGGATGTTTGCCCATTGTTTTGCATTTCTAACTGAAGCAGTATAGTCTTCCCAAACATCAGGTACAATGAATTCATTTGGTTCAAGTTTATTTACCCAATACATTAAACGGTCTGTACTATATGCTTCTCCAAGTTCATGGAGTGAATTGTCCATTACAATATAGCGTGCTATATTTTTTGAATTTTGAAAAAATACACGATATTCTTCGTTTTCATCCATTAAATGGGGCAAGCAATAATCAAAATCATTGAATTCTCGACTTTTTGTTAATAGACAAAATGGCACCTCGTGGCTAATTTTTATTTTTTTCATAACTTTAAATTTTATTAAATATAATAACTAAATTTTATATCTCCAAATATAACCAGAAGATGTAGCATTTTCTCCTTTTTTTAGAGCGTTGTTTATTGCTGTAGGATTTCCACTAATATTTCTAGCAGCTTCTTCAATGCTAGAATATTCTTGAAGGAATTGACCTTGTTTACTGAATTGGAGGATAGGTTTGTTGTTAGATGGGATGGATTTTCCTTTTTTAGATTGGCTCATTTTAAGTTTAGATTCTTCACTTCTATTTTTACCTTTCCAATGTGAATTTTTTCTTTTCCCTACATTTAATTTTCCCTTTTCACTAATAAGTTTTCGAGTATTTTCATTATGAGCTTCTACTCCGCCTCCTCCAAGATTTGAATTTAAGCCTTTACCATATGAATTATAGAATTCAATCCAATATTTTTCTCGTTGAGCTAGCAAAATTTCAATATCTTCTATCACTTCAAATACATGATTTTCAAAACCATAGGTTTCAAAAGATTGATTTAATTTTGGTTGTTTTTCAGTTTTACTACTATTCTTGTAATTCATCCATCTAACATGGATATTTTGTGAACATCCTATATAAACTTCACCTTTTGGGTTTATAATTTTATAAATTCCACTTTTTTTCATATTTCCCGTTTATTATACATATGTGGAAGACAATAAAAAATGTGGGAAACAATAAAACATTTATATTACTCTTTTAATATAAGTTCTTCTCCTATTATTGCAAAGTATAAGTTTTGAAATTGGTGAACGTATTTAAAATATCCAAACTCAATCTCTTTTGTATGTAAAGAATTTTGTGTTTTCATACACCATCCATAATGAATATCGCCTGTTTTATCTTCAACAACACAATAGCTGTTTGAACAAAACCATTGATTTGGTTTTAACCCAAACTTCAACAACCATTCTTCTGTTAATTTAATAGGCTTTACACGTTCGTAATCTTCTATAGTATCCTGAGTTTCTTCTAAATTAACTACTACACACGCTAAATGGTTAATTTCAATAACTTTAGCAATTCTATTACCTAAATCTACTAAATTACCAATCCTTAATTCACTTGCTTTCATAATTTATTTTTTGTTTAAACTATCTGCTATTAATTGTTTGTACATTGTTGTTGACCATCCATGATCTCTATTTAAATACTGTATAGGAATATCTAAATCATCTCCAGTAAATGGTTTTCCTATATAATCATCACCTAAAAATCGAACATCAAAGTTTCCTTTAATTAAAGCTTCATATAGATCTTCCTCTGTTTGATATGGAAATACATAATCAACTTGTCTAAGTGAAGAAAGAATTTTTACTCGATCGGACCAATGTAAAATTGGTTTAAGTTTTTCTGGTCGTTCAATAGAGGGATCTTCATGTAAACATATTATTAATCTATCACAGTGTTTTTTACACTCCTCAAACATTGCAATGTATCCTGGATGGAGTACATCAAAGTTTCCTGCTATAACTCCTCTTTTTATATTAATTTTCTGCATATACGTGTTCGTATGATTCTATAGCTATTGATTCTAGGTTTGCAAAACGAGATGCATCATATCCTATCCAACGTAGTCCCATTTTAGTTGTTCCTTTATTTTTTATTCCAGCTATAATAAACACTCGTTGATCATAATTGTTTAAAAATTCTTCTAAAACTTCATATTCTTTTCCATTTACAACTTCAGCACCCTCAGGTAACTTCCTATCATTGATACAAACTACTTTTTTCATCTCCAATCTATTTTATGATTATATACTCTTTCTGCATAACTATTTACTCTAGGGTAACCGGTGTTGTAATATCCAAATACAATTTTCCAATTTTTATATTGGTTATGTAACATTCTTAAATATTTCATTGAGGTCATTATATTATATTTTACATCATTTAACAATATTTCTTTAGATACTTGATCTTTGTTTACCCAACGTGCAGTTGATTTTAAAACTTGCATAGGTCCTAAAGCTCCAGTGGAGGATATTTGAGTATTTTTATATTTCCAATGAAATGGACCTTTATATCCTGTTTCTAACGATGCTATTCCATATGCATATTGTCTAGGGATATTAAATGAATCTGCATAAAATTCAATACAACTATATACTTGAATGCAAGGTGGATCAGTTACATTTACTGTAAAACTTTTTCTTATGGGGGATGTGACGACTTCTTCAGGGGTTAAAAGCCTAAAGGAGGATATAACCGCTAAAAATATAGCGGCTATACCCAAAAATTTTAATTTATTCATTTACATTTGCATTTTGGTAAATTCTATTTGAATACATTTTAAATATTGTCATTCCAATTGAATCTGAATACATTTGATAGTTTCCACTTGCACGGTCAATTAACATTAATTCATTTCCTTCATTTACCGCAATTGATACGTTAGAGGTAGAATAAATATTTGAATATGCATTTGATTTTGGTGTAGGGGGATAATTTTGGGTATATCTTCCAATGAAAAATCCTAATACTAATGCTCCTACGATTACTCCGTAACTAAATACTTTTTTTAATGTTGATAATACTAGTTCTTTATTCATAACTGATTTCATATAACTGGTTTTAGGGGGTTACTTTTTTTTAGGTTGTTTAAATTTTACTGAATTTTTTAGTTCATGGTAAATATGAAGTTCAGATAAAAATGATTGATTATTTAGTGGTGGTTTTTCAGTAAATCCACCATGTTCAATTATTTTGCCATCCGGCATAATTGTTCTTGAAATTCGAACTCCTTTTCTAGGTGGTTGTTTTTTCTTACATAACATTCCAAATCTGCGTAAAAATAATCGAAATTTGGTTTTAAATGTTTTTGTTGATGTCATAACTTTTATTTTTATAATTAAAATATACAAAAGAAAATTAATATTTCCAAGTTTTTTTAAATATTTTCGGATTTTTTAGGACGACCACGTTTTTCTGTTTGTTTTCCAGAACGATCAAATGTTTTTAAACAATACATATAAAATTCTTCAGTTGTACCATCAAAATCTGTAATATGATCTTCATATTCTTCTTTTGTCATTACGAATTCACGTAAAAATCCTTTTTTAAGGTTTGATAGTTTACTAGCTTCGTCTGCATTGAAATCCTCTATTAAACGTTTTCTACGAGCTAGATCTACTCCGTTTTTTTCAAGTAATTTTTGTATATCTCCGTTGTATTCTATGTATTTTTCGTTGATTTCTAACTCAGATAATTTCCATTGCCAGTAGTAATGTGAAAATTCATATTCACCGTTTTTAATGCGATCAATAAATTTAACCCCACGTGGTAATGGTTTAAGTTTGGTGTCAAAACGTCTCCACCATTTAAATTGGTTGTAATTTAGGGGTTGTAATTTTGATATCTCTTTAAGTACTACTTTTGGATCAGAAGTTGTAAATAGCATAACCTTTATTTTCTTAAATATACTAAAAGTATTTTAAAAAGCCAAGTTTACTTAAATTTTCTCTAAAATTTTAGGAACATCAAACATTTCCTCTAAACTGTAATATGGGCATTCATGAGTAACTCCCTCAAAAGAATAATCAAATAAATAAGCATCAATTAATTTTGTTGTATCTGTAGGAGGATTTGCAATTATGTTATTGTGAAATGCATATCCAAAGTTTTTTGGTGAAGTTCCAATCCAAAATACAGTAGAGGGAACATTTAATGCTACCGCAGCATGTTGTAAACTAGAATCAATTAATATACGTTTATCACTTACCGCTAATAATGTAAATAATTCCATAGCTGATAGCGTATAGTCTATAATTTCTGCTCCCTCTATTTTTAAAGAAGAAGGTTTACATACTTGTATAATATGATGTGTTTCTTTATATTTGTTAGCTATTTGGGTAGATAAATAAAAAGGTAAATCTCTTGTCCAAGAATATGTTAAATCACTATTTAATATACCTCCATTAGTTTGGATAAGTAAAATAGGTTTTTCTCTATTCCATTTTGTAGCATTTAATTGATGTATAAAATTAAAATTTAAAACAGGGGATTGAAAAGTATATTCAATATCTAATATTTTACACCAATTTGCAATTAGATGTTTGTTTTTTAATATATGTTGTGTTTCATAGTATGGTTCATGTTTAAATACTATTGTATCTTTATTTTTAATATAGTCATCATAAAAGTATTGGGTTGAACCTAATCTATATACTCTGTAAACTGAGGGTAAATTTAAAAATATTTCAGGGTATGAAGCTACTACAACTATTTTTCTATCTGGGTGTTTTTCTTTTAAGCTACTTAATAATGATGTAGCAGCAATGTTTTTTCCTAGGCCACCTTCAATGTGCCAAACTATGTATTTTTCTTCCATTTTTTATTTTTTTGATCCTATTCTAATGTACTTATACCAAACACGTTCGTGAAAGAAATAAATTACCGGTTTAAGTACTAATTCACCTACTCCAAGCATAGATGAAACTTCTAAAGAAGCACCTAAAGAATAAGCTATTGTTACTGTAGTTAATGTTCCTAAAATACGATACGATATTGTTTTTAATATGTGTCGAGTCATCACTGATTCCTCTTTGATGGTTACTATATATGCTATATTATTTTTAATACTAACATATCCTTCACAGCTGATATGCCATTTGTAATCTTTGATATCTTGCATCCAATCTTTAGAAGTGGATGTGTGTCCATCTACTACAATGTTAGATACTAAAATTTCTTCACCATCGGTAATTAAACGCCAACGGTCTTCTTCGCATGTAGATACTGTATTAAATCTAATTTGGAATTTTTGAGATTTTGTATTCATAACTTTCCTTCTTTACGCATTTGTTCTCTAACTTTTGTTGCTGATATATCGTGTATTTCTTGTGGTGGTGTGTGTTCAATAATATCATAGCCAACTCCTCTACCAAATTCAACTGAACATATGTCAGGGATGATACTAACTTTAACTTTACCTTGTCCACAAAGTTCTTTATATTCGTTTCCAATATTTTCAAGTACTTCTTGAGCATTAAATGGGTTAGATTCTGTTGTTTTAACATCTCTGATTGCAATCCAGATATTTTTACCTTCGTCTAAAGCTTGTTGAAATAATGCTTTATGCCCATCATGTAATGGTTGCCAACGACCAATAAACATTGCATATTGATTTGGCTTAGATTCTAGAGATGATTGTACGTGTACTTTTTTACTCCAATTTTTCATAACTTTATAATTTTGTTTATACAATTTTCAACTGAAATATTTGTTGTGTCTATGTTAATATAATTTGATGTAGGGGGTTGATAATCTTTTACGTGAAAATTTTCCCTACCTCTAATATCTGTTGTATGAACGTAAATCTCTTGAATTAAATCTTCAAGTTTTTCTTTAAATTCTTCTCTTTGATCTTTATATGGGGAAACTAAAGAAACAACTACATTACATCCTTTTTTAGATAGGAAATGGGATATATGTTGAGCTAAAGCAATATTTTTACGGCGTCCATCTTCGCTATAATCTTTATTATCAAATATATCTCGTAAATCATCACCATCTATGTGAAATGTATTTTCTAATTGCTGTTTTAACGCGTTTGCTAAAACTGTTTTTCCAGCTCCTGGCTGGCCTGTAAACCAATAAATCATAACCTTTTTTAAATATAATTAAATGCTTTAAAATACCAATCGTAATGTTGTCTTAATCGATCACTTTGTTCTTGACCTAAAATTTCAATGTAATCATCTTTTACGGGTTTTATTTTAGGTTGAATTTTATGATCTCCAAACATACCATGTATGATATCATTTTCTTGAGTTAATTGTTCAACATTGTTAAAATCGTGTTGAAAATATGGTAATTCTAAATAATTGTATACTCTTTTAATTTCTGTTTCTGGGTCAGTAGTAAAATCTTCAAAACGGATAAATAAAATATTTTTATCTAATCCTCTATGAACAACATCTGCTAACCATTCCATTGAAGGACCAATTGGAGGAGAAATTGAAAAATGATCTATACGAGAAACCGTAGTCATATTTTTTAATTCAACATTATTGATAATAAGTGAATCTTTATCTGGATTTTTACGTAGGTTTTTTTCCATAGAGGCAAATACCGCTCTTAAGTCTCGCACCATGCATATGATTTTTGGTTTTTCTTCATTAAAGAATTCAAGAAAATCATAATGGCCTAACCACCCTCTACTTTTTTCCATTACGTAAGGACGTTCTGTTATTCCTTTAAAGAAACCTTGTAATCCATATTTGCAAAAACCTTTAAAACCATTTTTCATAGTTTCAGCATCTTGTGCTTTAAAGGCATCTCCTGTTGTATAAATAGTTCTTGCGTTTAACAAAAATTCTATTATACCTGAAGTTGGAGTTGAGTAAATTTCAGGATTTTGCATCATTACATTTTGTAATAATGTAGATCCCGCCCGTGGGAGGGATGCATTGTAAAAGATTTTTTTATCCATAAACTTTATTTAATATAAATTAACATACAGAAATTTTTTAAAATTTCCAAATGTTTTTTACAAAATTATACTTCTTCAGTTACTATATCTTCTATAATAGGTTCTGTAGTGTATGAATTTCCATTTGCTATACAACTATTAATATCTGTTAATTGTTGTTGTGTTAATGCCTCTGAAAACCATTCTTTTGATAACATTATTTCTAAATGTTGAACATTTCTTGTAACGGTAGATTTGTTATTATCATTTACTATTTCTAAAATAGTATTGTTAATTAAATTAACTGAATCAAAAGCTGCGCTTATTGATTGTTGAGGATTTGGTGTTAAAGATTCCATTGTTTTGTTTGTTTAGTTTGTTTATTTTGTTTGTTGTGTTTGTTGTTTGTTTTGTTTTAATTTATTTTTGATTGCTATATAAAGATTTTAAAAGAATAAATTTAAGCTAATAGTATTTTTTCTAAAACCCCATTAATCATAACTTCCCAATATTTTGTTGAGCTACAACTTGCGGCAACAACAGTTCCTACATTAGTATATTGTGCTCCAACTACAAATTGATTATTTGCTGTTGCTGTAGCATCTTTTCCTAAAATTACTGAATAGGAGTAATCACCTGATTGGGCACCAGCTCCTAAAGCTATATTGTGAAGTCCTGTTGTATTATAGGATAAAGCACTCTCTCCTAAAGCTATGTTATGATATCCTGTTATATTACTGATTAAAGCACGATTTCCTATTGCGGTATTGTTGTATCCTGTTGTATTACTGCGTAAAGCACGTTCTCCTATTGCTGTATTGTGGGCTCCTGTAGTGTTTGATCCTAAACCACCTCCTAAAGCTATGTTATGATATCCTGTTGTATTAGCTCGTAAAGCTTGATTTCCTATTGCTGTATTAGAGTGTCCATAAGTGTTACAATATAAAGCACTATTTCCTATTGCTGTGTTGTAGTTTCCTGTTGTATTATAGGATAAAGTATAACGTCCTATTGCTGTATTAAATAATCCTGTTGTATTAAAGCATAAAGTTTTATATCCTATTGCTGTATTATGGGTTCCTGCTGTGTTACGTTTTAAAGCACCCTTTCCAGCTGCAAAATTATACCCACCTGTTGCAGAGGAACTAAAGTTTGTTGTTGCACCAATTGATATGTTTGTGGAAACATTTCCATTACCTGTGCTAAAAAATAAACCATTAATAGTACCGTTTGAGCCACTAGTTGAAATTGAACCTGTTATACCTAAAGATCCTGTGATTAAAGCGGATCCTGTAAAAGGAAATGCTGCACCTCCTCCACCACTTACGGTGATTGGGAACGTTGTACCATTACCTTTAGTGAATGTAATTGTATTTGAGGATACAGATGCTGTTATTAAAGCATTTGGAGTAAAGGATGCTGTTAAAGCAAAGCTTGAACTTACTGCATTTAAAACATAGGAAGCCGTTACAGCATTTGAGGCCGTTCCTAAAAGTGAACCTGTAAGGGATGTTGCTGTTAAAGAACCAGAAATATCTACTGTTTTTGCAGCAAAATCACCTTTTATTAGTGGTGTACCGGAGCCCGATGCTATATATAATTTATTGCTTTCTTGAGTTAATGTTGAGGGACCTGCTTCAAATCCAATAGCTATATTGTTTGAAGAACTTCCGGAAAAACACTTTCCTGCACTTTGGCCAAATGCTATATTATTTGATCCAGATGTGTTAGCATATAAAGCACTACATCCTATTGCTGTATTGTGGTTTCCTACTATATTACAGCGTAAAGCATAACATCCTATTGCTGTATTGTTGGATCCTGTTGTATTATCGAGTAAAGCAGCACGTCCTATTGCTGTATTGTTGGATCCTGATGTATTATTACGTAAAGCAATAGTTCCTATTGCTATGTTGTTGCATCCTGTTGTATTATCGCGTAAAGTATTTAGTCCTATTGCTGTGTTATAACATCCTGTTGTATTATTAGATAAAGCACTACTTCCTGCTGCAAAATTATTTACACCTATTGTATTTAAGATTAAAGCACTTTGACCTATAGCAATGTTACAGTTTCCTGTTGTATTAGAACATAAAGCATATCTCCCTATTGCTGTATTGTATTTTCCTGTTGTATTTTTAGATAAAGCAGCATTTCCTATTGCTGTGTTATAACACCCTGTTGTATTTTTGCTTAAAGATCCACTTCCCGCTGCAAAATTATTTGTACCTGTTGCAGAGGAGCCAAAGTTTGTTGTTGCACCAATTGAGATATTTGTGGAAACATTTCCACCACCTCTGCTAAAAAATAAACCATTAATGGTTCCGTTTGAACCAGATGTAGAAATTGAACCTGTTACACCTAAAGATCCTGTGATTAAAGCACTACCTGTGTATGGGAATGTTGTGTCTGGTGCATATGAGGCACTTAAAGCATTTAAAGCATATGAAGCCGTTGTAGCAAATGATGCAGTTGTAGCAAAGCTTGAACTTACAGCATTTAAAACATAGCTTGCTGTTGTAGCGGTTCCAAGTAAAGATCCGGTAAAATTTCCTGTAAATGATCCACTAAATGATCCAGTGTTTGAAAGGAATGTATCTACTCGGTTTGCTGTTAAAATTAATGATGGGGTTCTAGGATGGGTTGGGGAAACACCCGCTGGTATTGTTTCTAGTGTAATTACATTAGCTGTTTCAGCATGCCATAATAATTGAATAAAATCTCCAGCTGCTAATTGTAAGAAAAAGTTCCAAGCTGCTATAGTTTCTCCAGGATTTCCTCCTTTAGCTTTTGAAACAGATATAAAACTATTAGAATCAACTATATCGTTAGCAGATGAAATATTATTTTTTCTTACCCAAACCGCTACATGCTGTTCATCACTAGTATCAGTATTTCTAAACTGGGCTGAAAATTGAAAATTATACACTCCAGCATTAGTAACATATACCCTAGTTTTATCAGATCCGCTAACAAATACTCCATTTGAAATATCTGTTGTACTTAAAGACATTGAATAGATTACAGTAGCACTAGTTGCTGTTTGTGATCCAGTATCGTAAAAACTACCATATGAGCCAGTAGCTGTATTAAAGGTTGCGGCTGTGGAATTGATTGTTACATCTCCTAAACCTAATGATGGGGATATTGTGATTCCTCCACCTGCTATTATTTTTGTTACACCTCCATTAGCTGCATAAGATGCTGTTGTAGCAAAGCTTGAACTTACTGCATTTAAAACATAGCTTGCAGTTTGAGCATTTTGAACGTAAGATGCTGTTTGAGCATTTTGAACATAGGATGCAGTTTGAGCATTTTGAACATAAGATGCCGTTTGTGCATTTTGTACAAATGAAGCAGTTTGAGCATTTTGAACGTAAGATGCTGTTTGAGCAAAGCTTGAACTTACTGCATTTAAAACGTATGAAGCTGTTTGAGCATTTTGAACATAAGATGCCGTTTGAGCATTTTGTACAAATGAAGCAGTTTGAGCATTTTGAACGTAAGATGCTGTTTGAGCAAATGAAGCAGTACCTGCAAATTGTGAGGTATTTGAACCTGTATATAAATTGAATGAAGATGTAGTTACAAACGATCCTGTATTAATGTTACCTGAAATTGTAAATAATGATCCGGTTCCATCATATATATCTGTTCCATCTGTTTGAAGAACACGTTGGTATGTGTTTTCAATATCTTGACCTGTTAAATCGAAAGGTCCTGCCATAACTTATTTTTATATTAATGTTTGAATAATTCCTTCGATTATTCCGCTTTTTTCATCATTGCTGATTTTATTTATTTTTAAGTAAGAAGATATAATATTATTTAATTTAACTTTATTTGAAGCCATGTTAGTTAAGCCAATATTTTCTTTTACAAGTATTCGAGTTAAATTTTGAATATGATCTCCAGCTTTAATGTTTCTTACACTAATTGATGGTTTAGATTCAGCTATAATATTTTGATTTGATTGTGATTTCACTTCTACTGTTACCTTTCTTGCTGTTTCTACTTCAAAATTTGATTCCCATGGTGTAAAATACGTATCGTCTGCTATAACTTCAAGCCTTATTTTGCCTTTTGTTGATTCTTCTAATAAGTTTTTTAATTTTTTAATAGGAACGGTACATTTACCGTTAGAGTCAATAGTTCCTTTAAATAAAAGGTTTAAATTATCTGATTCTACTATTAAACGTGCTTGACTATTTTTTACAGAAGCACCCTCTAGTGATATAGAACATTCAAATACTTCTTGTTTATCTGTGTATAATATATACATTACCTATTTATTTTAATATCAATTCCTAGTACTTCTTTAGCCACTAGTGTTACATCCGTTATACGTATTTGACGATTTAGTACCTCTTTAGTTTCTTTGTATTCTATGCCCTCAACTTGACATAAAAGTTTAATAAATCGTTTTTTCTTTTCAGGGTGTTTTTTTAAATAACTGCCAAGCCCTTTTCCTCCTACATTAATTAATTCAATAATTAAAGCGCAATCATCCCATCTATTTGTTCCTGTTACAATTTCATTTAGTGGATATGTTTTTCCATCAGTTGGATTTATAGCATCCCATTTAAAATTAGCTGTGTTCCATTGGAATGGAATTCTTGTAGACATATATAATAAATATTATGTGGTATCTGTAGGTTGTTCTTTAATAGGTGATTCATCATACCATTCCCATCCTTCTATTGAGACGCCCCTGGTAAGACACAAGTTTTTATATTAATTTAATCAATTAAAAAATTTATAAAATCATTAATGTTAGTAAATGATTGGTTTTCTATAGTATATGATAAATTAAGATAAATAATACCTTGATTTGTATATACATGTATGTAATCATTTTCTAAAATTTCGTAATTACCTTCATACAAAAAAATTGTATTCAAATTTGTTATTGTAAATCCTCCTAGTATTTTAGTTATATTTTCCATATTTTTATACTGCTTTATATTCTGTTATTCTAACATTTCTAATACAAGAAGTGTCTGCTGGTCCAGTAGATGAAACACAAAATTGAAGATATAATGTACTAGAATTATTAATTGTAAATGATGTTACAACTGTTTGAAGACCAAAATCTGAACCATATTGAGTAGCGGCATTTGCTACTGTTCCACTAGTACTTTGTTTATTAAGATCTCTAACATTTTTTACAATAACATTTGTTGAAATCATATTTGCTCCTGTAGCTAGTAAAGTTGATCCTACTGTTGGACTACTACCAAGTGTTCCACTACTAGTACTTAAATAAACTGCAGATTGAATTGTTCCGCCTGCCCCTGAAAGTCTAATTGACATCCATATCATTTCAATAATTGAATTAGTTGCTAGTGTACCTGCAGGGATTGTAATTTCAGTAGATATTCTAGGACTTGTTGAACCCGGTCCTGTTATAGTAGTGCCATTTGCTACAGAAAATCCTACTAATCGTGGATTAAATATTGTATTTTGAACAAATGAGGCGGTTTGAGCATATGAAGAACTTAAAGTATTTAAAGCATAAGATGATGTAGTTGCATTTAAAGCATATGATGCGCTTAAAGCATATGAACTTGATAGTGCTTGAGAAGCATATGAAGCGGTACCTAATAAACTTCCTGTAAATGAATTTGCCCAAACATTTCCATTTACTTGGAAAGAAGCGGAGGTGGGGTTAATAGTACCAATCCCAATATTGTTGCTTTTACCTGATATGATTCCACCACCACTTCCTAATTTAATAGAAGCTATTGTAGAATCCTGCACCCCATATATACCCATATGGTTTGATACGTTAATATCATATAGTGCAGCATCATCACCACCTTGGAAGTACATACCTCCATTTGGTTGGGCATAAATTATACCTGTGGTAGTTAAAGATCCAGTTATTACTGCGTTTCCTACATATGGGAAAACTGTTCCTCCTGTTGTTGATACCGTTATAACATTTCCACCAGAATCTACTGCTAAATTAGCTGTTGCAGTTCCTGGAAAGGAAGAGGCTGCTGTATATCCTGCAAGTTGCATTTGAGTGGTATGTATATCCCACTGAGCTATTAATCCGGTACTTGTAGTATTATTTCCTTTTAATATTCTAGCTTTATTTTGCCAGTTATCAATAAATGATGCTGAGGTATATGTTCCTCCAGGGGCATTAAATCCTATTTGTCCACCTTCATTAGCAGCATCACGAGCTCCTAAAGTTAGTGTGTTTTCGCTAGCTCCTGCAGAAGTTGCACCTACTGTTAATGAACCAGTTATTAATACAGTTTGGTTAAGTGTATTAACATATGAAGCAGTTTGAGCATATGAAGCACTTACAACAAATGAAGCCGTTGTAGCAAAGCTTGAACTTATAGCATTTAAAACGTATGAAGCCGTTTGAGCATTTTGAACAAATGATGCCGTTTGAGCATTTTGAACATAAGATGCTGTTTGTGCATTTTGAACGTAAGATGCTGTTGAAGCAAAGCTTGAACTTATTGAATTTTGAACAAATGAAGCGGTTTGTGCATTTTGAACATAAGATGCTGTTTGAGCATTTTGAACGTAAGATGCTGTTAAAGCAAAGCTTGAACTTATAGCATTTAAAACGTATGAAGCCGTTTGAGCATTTAAAACGTATGAAGCCGTTTGAACAAATGAAGCAGTTGAAGCAAAGCTTGAACTTACTGCATTTAAAACGTATGAAGCTGTTTGGGATGTTTCTACATATGAAGCCGTTTGAACAAATGAAGCAGTTGAAGCAAAGCTTGAACTTACTGCATTTAAAACATAGCTTGCTGTTTGTGCATTTTGAACAAATGATGCCGTTTGAGCATTTTGAACGTAAGATGCTGTTGTAGCAAAACTTGAACTTATAGCATTTTGAACATATGAAGCCGTTTGTGCTGTTCTTACAAATGAAGCAGTTAAAGCAAATGAAGCACTAGTTGCATATGATGCGCTAGTAACTGATCCTAATAAAGTTTGGGCTGTTAGAGCATATGAAGCACTAGTTGCATATGATGCACTTGCAGGAATAGTGGGAGAAGATACATAATCCTGTGGAGAAAATTTCATGATCCAATCACCTCCTGATGTTGTGTTTTTATAGTAGGTATATCCTAAAACTCTAACTATATTTGGTGAGACTGTTGGGGGAGTACAATCCATTACACCTACTCCATCTGATTGTAAATATATTGGAGCCCCTCCTATATGACCTGCTATATAAGGACCAAAAGTTCCATAATCATCATGTACCACTAATTCTCCTTCTAATAATACAAGATTGCCCGGAAGCCAAATACCTAAAACATATGTAGCTTGGGTTGATTTTGTAGCTACTGGATTCCAAGTAAATGTATCTTTATCATAAGCTACAACATCATATAAAGCAGCTGAGGATGAACCTTGAATTGTTTTTCCTGCATATGATGATGTTGCAGAAAAAAGATTTTGAGTAATGTTTACAATTTCACTTGTATAGTATACAGGAGAAATGAGATTTAAATCATTTTGCCAATTTAATACTCTATTACCACCTGTAGATACTAGGACTCTTCCTCCCCAATCTACACTTCCAACACCATATTGATCTGTTAAATTTAAACTTTCCCAAGATAATACTGCAGTTCCTGCAGAGTTATATAAAAATCTATTAGTAGTATCAATACCATCAATTACAGTACTTTGTAAAGTAATTACGTTTGTTGAAGGTACATTTTTTTCTGTAGAATATACGTTAGGATCAGGAGTAAATTCATAGGTTCCATCATCTTTTATAGTTTGAACCCACTGGATTGGAACTTTTCTTTTAATTTGTTCAGCCATATCACATATAAATATTAATATGTCTTTGTGTTATCATCGTTTAATGAAGATAATCTGTTATTAAGAGTATTTAATGCTGAACTTCTAGAAAAGCTAGATCCTTTGCTACTATTTTGGATTTTTTCTATTTCTTTTATTATATTTTGTCTTTTTTGTTCAATAATAGGATCTGGTTGATATTCTTGAGTTATTGGAGTAGGTTTTGGTTCTCCATAAATATTAAGTTTTGGTTTTAAATTTTCAAATGATTGATTTGTAGCAATTACAAGTATAATAGCTAATGGATCAAATACAAAAATAATAAGCAAAATAAATATATTTGCTGTTTTTTTAATAGGCATTCCCGTGAGCTCACTTACATATTTAATAGCACCTAGTTCGTTCCCTAATTGAGATTTAGATTCCATATTTAACACCTGGATATCTAAGTTAGTTAAACTATCGTTTAGTGCTTCTATTTTTGTAGAGATTTTTGTTTTATTTTCTAAAGCTAATGTTAATTGTGATTCAAATGCTTTACGATTTCCTGTATTTGCTTTGCTTATAACTTGACCTGTTTTTTTGTCTACAGTTTGGGTTGTAGTATTTGTTGATAGTGCATTTCTAAGTTGTGAAATGTCCTTATCTAATGTAGTTTTTTCTAAAGTATATTCTTTTTTAATTTCATTAAATCGATCTCTTTTTAATTGAACATTTGCAACCTCTTTTCCACCAATTTCAAGTTTAGATATATTTTCTTGAAATCCAGTAGTTAATAGTCCATAAATTCCTAGAGAAGTTATAAATGATAGAATTACTAAAGCAGTAGTTAAATACACTTTTAACATAGTGTATGTTTTTTTCCACTGATCGTGTAAGTATGTTGTAATCGCTATTTTAGATAACTCTAAAAATGAACCCATTACCATTACAGGGATAGCTACGCTTGCAAATAGGATTGATAATCCCATAACGCTATAATAAGCAGCTGTTAAAGATAGTCCTACTGCGCAAAACAATAGGAACCAAGGTAAAAATTTTTGTTTCATATAGAAAAAATAAGGAGGCTTTTTTAAGCCTCCAAATATCTATTTAATATCTGTTGATTCAATCAAAGTATATGTAAATGAGTTTCCATGAATATCTCTTGCTTTACGACAAATTGCCATAAACTCTTCAAAATCCTTTGCTTTTTTAAATACTTGACATCCTTCTGACCAATTTTCTACATAAGTAGAATCAACTCCTGCTTTGTGAATATTGATTCCAAATACACCTTCATCGATTTTTGTTTCATCAAATTTCATATCTTTATTAGCATCACGATATACTTTAACGTTTTTTGCTTGACCTAAAGCCTCGTATTTCCCTTGATGTAATCTAATTGTATGAGATCCTCTGTATTGACCTTCTACTAAACGTGCAACACCACCTTTGTTATGAAATTCCATAACACCTTTTTTACCTGGGTCGGTTGTGTTTGTCCATTCTTTATATTGCCATTCACCTCCTACTTTATAGGATACTGTAATAACGTCATCAAATACGTTTGTTACTGTTTGTCCAGTTGCTGCGTTTCTAACACCTACGATGTTTACGTCATAATCTTTTGCTCCTTCAAACCAAACATATCCTTTTGATTTTACTGCTGCTTCAACTTGTTCTTTTGTGTACTTTGCCATTTTTACTTTATTTTATAGTTGTTTTTATATTAATTAAAACCAATTTTTAGGGTTCCATTTTGATTTTTCAGCATCACGAGCGGCTCTTTCTAAAGCATCTTGAGTTTCTCTAGCTACTCTTTCTGTTTCTCTTTGTGCTGCTTCAGCTGCCGCTTGGGTTTCTCTAGCTACACGTTCAGCTTCTCTTTGAGCAGCTGCTGCTTGTTCTTCAGCAATTCTTCTTGATTCTGCTGCTAAACGATCCGCTTCTCTTTGAGCTGCTTCTGCTTGTGCTCTAGCTTCGTTTGCAATTCTATCAGCCTCTCTTTGTGCTGCTTCTGCTGCTAATCGTTGTGCTTCTAAAACTAAACGATCCGCTTCTCTTTGAGCCGCTTCAGCTAATTCTCTTGCTTCATTTGCTGCTCTTTCTGCTTCTTCTGCCACTAGTCTAGCATCTTCAGCTATTTGGTTTGTATCAACACTTACACTTAAATCAACATCAACTCCAAGCAATACTGCTACCTCACCACTAACACCAACTGTTGCAACGCCATCTACAAAAGTAGCTTCACCACCACCACCAATTCCAACTTGCTCTCCAACGGATACACCTGCGCCTGCTGTTACTGAACCTTCTCTAAAATCAGCTGTTCCTTCTCCATCTACACCTACTGATGTACCTGCGGATACACTTCCATTTGCTACTACTCCTTCATCTCCTGCTCTCACTTCAAGACTTGCTTCGTTTCCTGTTTTTGCATAAGCATCTACAGAACCACCAACTCCAAATCCTTCAGCATTAGCTTGACCCTCTACTGTAACGTGAACTTCAGTTGTATCTGAATAATTAGCTTCTACGTATACATTGTTGCCATCTAAGCCACCATCAACTGATGCTTCAGTTCCGGTTTTAGCAGATACTTCAATACCAATTGAGGCATTTTCATCTCCCGTTTCTACTCCTGCAGATGCAGTAATTGTGTTATCAATTGATGCACCACCTGAGGTTTCATTTGAATGTGTTTCAGCTGTTTGATTTTGTTTTACACGCGCGTGTTTTTTCATGTTTATTTCTTTTTTATTAGTTTTTTAATTGGTTTTTTCTTTTTTATAGGTTTAATAATTTCTTTTTTATCAAATCTAATTAAAACAACTAAACCTAACAACAATAAAATTAAAAAATAAATGTAGATATTAAGTTCTAAAACAGCTCGTTGAAGTTTATTATTTGACTTTTCATAAGTTACATCTCTTAATTGCTCAATACTAGTAATAATTCTAGTTTTATAAGATAAATATTGATCAGTAAAAAATGCAGTGTCATTCATAGCAGCAAATGCTGGGGCTTCTATAATTGTTGCTAGTTCATTGCTTAAGCTTAAACCTTCATTGTAATATATCATGCCTTCAGGTATAATATCAAATTTTATTTGCTTTCTTCTTTCTAAATGAGAATTAAATTCATTGATAAATTTTTCTTTACCCGTAGAAGTATATGCTATTGCTAAGTATGTTAAACTGTCCGTAGACGTTCTTAAGTAATACGCGGTTCGTTTGCCAAGATCTAACTCTACATGAGCATCTTCAATGTCTTTTATTGCTGACATTGATAGTAATGCAGCTATTGCAACTGGTATTGAAACAAGCCAAAGCTTATTTTTTATTTTTTCTAAAATCATACAACTTTCTTTTTGGTAACTGGTTTTTTTATGGTTTTTTTACGTGGTTTTTTTACTTCTGGTTGGGGGGCAACTTGGTTTAAGAATTTATTACTTAATACTTCGACTAATTTTAATCCTAAGAATCCAACAATAAAAGCTAGTCCATTTTGCAATTTAGCTTCTTTTAAATTAAGTAATTCAATCATTACAGGGGTAAGATAATTTGCGGCGGCCATACCACCAAAAATAGATAATATAGTTGATCTAATACCGGTTTCAGTATTTTTAGATGCCATTAAAATAGCTCCAAATAACCCACTAATTAAAAAACTTATAGTTATACCTATTTCTTTCATAAACTTAAATTACCATTTTTTTATAGTGCGAGTAATAGAAAAGCCTAATCTTAAATCAGGTTGTTTTGAATCAATCCAATAATTAGCTCCAGCCCATCCACCAAATGACCACTTACTTGTACTATAGTTAATATTTAAAGAAGTCCAAGTATTTGATTGATATCTTGATACTGGTTGTTTTATAGTAGATACATTAATGTAACCAATACTTCCACTTAAAGACCAAGGTTTTAGTTTTGGGGTACATATTTGAGTAAAAGATATATAACTAAATAGAGTTAATATAATACATACTATTATTTTTTTCATATTATTCTTCTGTATTTTCTCCTTCTTTTTTACCCCAAATTTTATCTACCGATGCTAATCCTAAACATCCAAACGCTAACATTGCTACTGCGTTTACTAAAGTATCTGCAGGTTTAATATCTCCGTGAGTATAGCTATTAGCATATAGTGTGATACATAAAGTAATACCACACAATATACCAATAAATCTTTTAGATGATGGAGATCCTTTTTCGTCTTTAAATAATCCTGTTATCCAATTAAGAATCTTTTTCATGGCTTTATTTTTTAATAGGAGTAACTACTTTTTTATTAATAATAGACCAGATAGCACCAGTTAAAGTTAAAGCACCACCAATGCACTCGGTTACAAGCGTTTCATCAACAAGGCCTCTTGCTATAACTATACCACCAATAAATGTTAGAGTATGTCTTACAATACCCAATACTTGTTCTTTAGATAATTTCATAATTTGATTTTTAAATTAATTTATTATACATATGTTTAACCTTCACAACTAACGCAAGTATCATTTCTGGAGATATTGTCTCCTCTTAAAATACTTTCACTTCTGCAATAATATAATGTTTTAATACCTTCTCTCCATGCTAATTTATGCACCTCACTAATGTATTTTGGTGAATCAGATGGATCAAATGTTAAATTTAAGGAAATTGCTTGGTCAACATATTTTTGTCTAATTCCATTTTGACGAACAATTTCGTAAGGGTTAATTTCTTTAAATGTTAAAAATACTTCTTTTTCTTCAGCAGATAATATATGATCAGGTAATCCTATTACAGATCCTTTGTCTTTAGCTATTTGTTCCCAAATACTATCAATGTTAAATCCTTTTGATTCAAGTAAACGCTCTAATGTTGGATTACGTTTAATAAATGTACCTTTAGCTGTTTTTAAATTAAATACATTTGCGGGAATTGGTTCAATTGAAGGAGAAACTCCACCTGAAATATTTGCATTTGATACTGTTGGGGCAATTGCTTGGTGATGTGTGTGTCTTAAGCCTGTTCCTTTACACCATTCTGGTTCTCCATATTCTTTTGCTTGGTCTCGGGATGCTTTTAATGTTTCTTCTTCAATAAATTGAGACATCATTCGAGTGTATGAATTTGCTTGTAAACCTGCGAAAGGGATTCCTTTTTCTTGTAAAAATGTATGCCATCCAAGTACTCCAATACCAATTGCTCTACCTTTAACAGCAGAACGGTGAGTATTTTCCATAAATTTAAGACTTTTAGAACGGTCTATAAATTCTTGCAATACACCTTCTAAGAACCAACAAGTTAATTCAGGTAATGTCATTCCATTTTCAAATTTATAGTCTTTCCATTCATCCCATCTTGCTAAATTTAATGAAGATAAACAACAAATAAATGAATGTAATGGGTCTGTGTAAAGTGCAATTTCAGAACAAATGTTTGTCATTGAGACATTCAAGTTAAAGTTTTTGTATGCTTGAGGATTTGCATTGTTTATATTATCTTCAAACATTAAATATGGTTCACCTGTTTCTAAACGAGTTTTTAAAATTTCACCCCATAGTCTTAAAGCACGTGGTTCTTTTTCCTCTAACTTATTCATAAAGTCATCATCGATAACAACGCATTGGTGCATGTTTAGGCATTGTCTGTTGACATCTCCTTTAGGGCGGCGAACCATTAAAAATTCCTCTATATCGGGATGATTCACGTGTAAATTAACTGATGCTGCACCACGTCTAACGGATCCTTGATTGGTAGCTAGAATGGTGGAATCATATATTTTGATCCAAGGAACTACACCCTCAGATACACCGTTTCCGGAAATTTCTTTACCTCTACCTCTAATTCGAGATACACCAATTCCAACTCCACCACCTTGAGATGACAAACGCATTAATTCAGAATTTGCTAATGCAATACCCTCAATTGAATCGTCTGTATCTATTCCAAAGCAAGAAATTGGCATACCACGTTCTGTACCTAAATTAGATAAAACAGGGGATGCTAAACATAGCCAATTTTTTTCCATTGCTTCAGCAAAAAATGGTTGAAGATCTTTACGTTTTAGTCTACGAGAGGCAGCCTTTGATACTCGATTAAATGCTTTAAATACATTTTCCTCCGGTAGTAAATACCCTTGTGAAACTATGGATTTACCAATTTCATCTAACCATTCAGGATAATCTTTACCCTTCACCCATTTACTGGTGTCTACGTTTAATTTGCTCATTTTTTTATTATTATTTCTTTGTCTTTAAATTCCGTTGTAAAATCTTCGGGGGTAAATTTTTTAACTAAACGTTCAGCAAATTTCATTCTACTTGAAGAAATAGGTTTAATAACCATTATGTCTGTTAAAGTTTGTTGTTTAAAAAATGGTAATATTTCGTCTCTATAAATTTTTGCTACTGTATCTGAACGAGTATTAATATATAATGTTGATGTATTTTGGTTTCCATACGGAACTGAGGGTTCATATGTAGCTTTTTTATTTTTGTCAAGCCACCCCGTTTTAAATTCAAAATAATTAAGGGGTTCAGGAGCATAATGGACTCGAACAAAAAATTCAACTCCATTCGGGTCTATATAAGTATAAAATCCTTTTTTTCCTTCATATGGAAGTGAATTGTCTGGGTTGAGTAGTTCTCCAATCATAACTTCATTTGTTATGATCATTTCATCTTTAAGAGAATATGGGTGATTTTTAAAATGTTTTTGAAGTTCCTCTTTAACTATTTCTTTTAAATTATCTAGTTTCATAGTTTGTTTTTTATTAGTTCAATCAAGTTTTCTAAAGTTAATATGTTTTCAACTTCTCCATCCTTTATTTCAATATTGTATTTAGATTCAATAAGTTGGAGAATTTCAATTTTATATATTATATTTTCGTCCATACTTGTCTACAAATCGCTCCAATCAGCAGTAGACTTTGTATAATCAGTAACTCTTTGAGCAAAAAAATCGGTATGACTTTTACCACTTGTTAAATGTCCGAACCATTCCATTTGTTTTAATAAATTTGGATCGATATCGTTGTATAAAGGATTATAACCTAATTCAATTAATTTTTGGTTGGCACGTTCCTTAATAAAGTTTTTTAATTGGTCTTTATTTAAACCTTCAACTTCACCCATTTCAAATGCTTTGTCAATAAAATCAAATTCTAATTGTACTGATATATCACAAGTTATTGAAATTTGGTCTTCAAATTCTTTTGTAGCTAAATGTGGATTTTCCTCCATTAATGTTCTAAATAACCAGCATCCTGCTTTTGAATGTAAGGATTCATCTCTAACACTATATTCTACAATTTGGCCTGTTCCTTTCATCATGTTTCGTAATTGAAAAGACATTAAAATAGCAAATGAAGAAAATAAATTTACACCTTCAGTAAATGCAGAAAATATAGCTAATGAAAGAGCTTTTTCACTTAATGTTTCTCCCGGAGTTTCAATTAAACGATCAATTTTAGCTTTAGCTTCTTCATCTTCCATAAAAGCTGCAAAATCATCTAATCCTAATTCTTCATTTAAGCGTGCATATGCTTCAGCATGTATTGATTCAAAATCAGCAAACACACGAGACATAGCTTGAATTTCTGGTTTTGGAAACCACATTGATACTTTTGTAGACCAATAATCGTTAACATGTACTTCTGTTTGAGTAAATGATTTTAAAATATTTCCAATTAAGTTTTTTTCTGATTCACTTAATTTAAGTTTCCAGTCATTTAAATCTGAAGATAAAGGTACCTCATCTGCTAGCCAGTGTACTCGATGTTGATCTTTAAAGAAATCAAACGCAATTTGATATTCAAATGGTTTGTAAAAGTGTCTTGGTTCTGTTATCATGTGTTTAATTCAAAAAATTTATTACTTAACATTTGTCTATCTAAATCATCAAAATTACCATTTAATGACTTTCTTGGTGCAACTGTATCTGCTTCTTCATCGTAATGGTCTCCAATAATAATGTGACCATTTGATGTGTTAACATCTACTTGAAAAGTTAATCCATCCATCCCATATCTATTTTTCATGATATGGAATCTTCCGGTTCCATTAACTTTATCTTCTTTTTTTCTTGACAATGAAATTGATAAATCGGTAATCATCATTTTATCGTAACTACCTGCGGCTTTATCACCTTCAATAACATCATCTTTAGCCCCCGCGCGATTTACTTGGGAAACTGACCAAATTGGTAAATTAAGCTCTCTAGCTAATCCTTTGGTACTAGTATAAATATCGTCTATTTCTCCCTTACGGTCAACATTTCTCTTTCTTGTTGAAAGAAGATCAATATAGTCTATAAGGATAAGGTCAGGTTCAATCCCTAAATCTTTTACTTTTTGTATGTGAGATTCTATTGTGTTTATTGTAGTTTTTCCCATAGGATATTCCTTAATTATCAATTCACCTTTTAAATCAGACATCATATTATTTACTTGATCTTTATTTTTGTCTAAAGAATCTACTGGTAAGCCTGTAAAAAATGCATCGTATCTTCGTCCTGTATAGGATTCACTTAATTCTAAAGTATAGTGAATAACATTGTATCCCATTTTAACAGCAAATCCACCTAAAGCAACTAATGTCCATGATTTTCCCCCACCCGGACTACCAAAAATTAAACCTAAATCTCCGTTTCCTAAACCACCTTGAATTAATTCATTAATAGCGGGCCAAGGAGATGGAACTATTGTTCTGTGATCTTCACGATAACGTGATTCAGTATCTTTTCTGTATTCGTGGCCTATGTTTTTATCTTGTCCAGCTTTCATTGCTGATTCAATCATGTATTTAATTGAATCGTAATCTCCAGCTTTAAGTAAATCTACACTATTTAGTAGTGCTTTTTTTAGTTGTTGATTTTTGCAAAATGTTGAGAATTCAAGTTGAACATATTCTAAATCTTCTAAATCTGCTCTATATGCTTCACGTAATTGCTCTTTAACAGATACTTTAAGTACCTCGTTATCAAGTTTTTTCATTTCAACTTTTAAAATATCCATGGATATAGTTGTGTGATAGCTTTCATAATATTGTATGATTTGATTTATAACCCATTTATGTGCAGGGTTAGAAAAATATTCATCGCTTAGTACATCATTTATGTTTTGTAAAAATTCTTTATGTGTTAGGAGTGATGAAATAACCTTCATTTGGAAGGATGGGCCATATTCGTCTATGCTGGAGAGTGTCAAAACTTTAATTTTTTAATTGTTAATAACTTTTATTTAAATATAATAACTTATTGTTGGTTTTCCAACAAATCTTTAAAAATATCACGAACCCAATAATCTGTATTTCTTATTAGGTTCCCAATTTGATCTTCATTGCACATTTCAACAAATGTATCAGGAAGAAAATTTAAGGGTGTATTTTCTACAAATTTATCAATAAACATTTTATCTTTATCATCCATCATAGGATTTGATAAATCCATTACCCTATATTTGTCTTCTAGTAATGGTATGTTATGTAATACCCTTGCATATATAATATGCTCTTTTAATTTAGTTTCAGCTAAGTTTATTAAATCATCAAAGGATAAATCTTGGGTTGCAAGTTCAGGGAATCGTTTAAATAAACCTTTTGCCCCTAATCCTTTAATACCTGTTACACCATCTGAATTATCTCCCATTAGTAACTTGTAAAGTAAGAAGTTATGGGGGGTAATATTGAATTTTTCTTTTACTGTGTCTGTAGTGTAATATTCTTTTTCAATTGGTCTGTAGACTATAACTTTATCGCTAATTAACTGCAGGTAATCTTTATCGCTAGATACTATGAATACTCTGTCTTCGGGTTTTGTAGGCAATGTACTGCTTAAATATGCGATGATATCATCCGCCTCTACTGTAGGTAAAGATACTGTTTTAACAGGTAATGTTTTTAAGTATTGGATGATGCGAACAATTTGATTTATTTTAGAGTCATCTTCTTCTTCTAAATTATCAAATAATTCGTGTTTAGTTATTCGAGATGTATTTCTATTTGATTTATATTCAGGAATAATATTTTTTCTAATATTGGAAGAGCCTACACCATCAAACACCATGTAAACTTGGGTTGGTTGTATTGTTCTAATTAAAGCTCCTAAAGATCGAAAAAATCCCCCTAAACCTCCTATATGGACTCCATTTGAATTTACGGCATTTATAGCACTAAAATTTCTAAAAAATAAGTTAAGTCCATCTATTAGCAGGTAGCGTTCTGATTGTGGCAATTCTTCTCCATGTTCTTGCACAGTATCAAGGAGGTTTAAGAGGTCTTTTTTCATATTAATCTTCGGTTTCAAATAAATCTGGGGTAGCTACTTTTTCATCCCACTCACTAGTATCTTCTTGGACTGAGTAGTTACCTTGTCCCAATATATCTGCCCATTCTTTAACGTGTGCATCTTTATATTTTTTAACTGCATTTGGGTCATCTTTAATAAATCCATGTACTGTTGATATAATAGTTCCCATTGTAGTAATTCCATTAATGTGATTTTTATCACAAGCAATTTTAGTACGTAATGCGAATTCAACTTTTTTCTTATCTTTAACAGCATTGATTTTTGATGTACCTGCATTTGTAACGTTACCAAATGTTAAACATAAAGAAACATCGTAATAAAATGTATCTCCACCTTTGTTTGTCATTCTAGGTTGTGACATTGGAGTTAAGGCAGGTGCTACACCTACTTTGTTTACAATAAACAGAGTATTCGTGTATTTTGAACTTTCCTTACGAGACATTACAATCTGTTGATTGATAAAGTTACCGAATTGAGTTGCGATTGCTCCTGCGTTCCACATTGGGTTGTTTTTCCCCTGATTAATGGACATGTCACAAGGAATTGAACCAACTGAATCCCATATAAAGAGTAAATCATATGGTAGATTACCTTTCTTTTGTTCAGTTAATAAATCAATTATGAATGTAGCAATATCTTCAATTGAATTTAAAGAGCTTCTATCTCTGTAAATAAAGAATCCAGTTTGATCTACTATTTCTCCTGTATCGGTATCAACTACATCATCGATTTCAAACCCCATTGTTTTCCAGTGGTTCCAATCGTGTTTCATCTCAGTGATGATTAATACAGGTAATATTCCCATTTTTTGAGCATTAACTGCTACTTCAATGGTCATAGTAGATTTTCCTGTGTTACTTTTTCCTCTAACCATTGAATTATGGCCTAAAGGGATTCCAGGAATAGATAAAGCTTCTTGTAACGCTGGTGAAAATGGTATCCACTTTTGTTCTTTGAATTTAACATTAGATGCTAAACCTTTATTCGCTTTAAATTTGTCTAAACTAAAGGCGGATTTTAATTCTTTATCCGCCGCTTCAGTTAGCGATTTTCTAGTTGTTATTGTTTTTGCCATATTTTAATATAAATTAAAATGGCAAATCATCATCTTCTTCAAATAAAGCATCAAAATTATCTGCTTTAGATTTCTTAGATTCTGGTTTTGTAGTTAAACTGTAATTTGATTTTGGTTTTTCCTCTACTGTTAATTTTCCATCAGCAGGAGTAAATTCTTCTTCCTCTTCAGGATTTAACCATTCTGCAAGTGCTGCTTTGATTTCATCAAATGGAAGCATTTTGTAAGATTCTTTTGGATTAACTTGATCCTCTAACCATAATTCTAAAGATTTTTCATCTTCAGTTAATGGTGATGTTTTCATAGAAGGTGTAATTGTAGTTTTGTTATAAACTGTTCCTGTAGAATCAGGTCCAACTGTAACTAACTTAATGTCACGTCCCATCATAATGTCTGTAAAATCACCTACTTCTTCATCTGCGGCCATTTGTAAAAATGCTTCGTAAATTTCTTTACCAAATTCCCACATTTGAACTCCTTCCGACTCTTCACCACGTACAATTACAGGAGCAAAAATACGGTTTTTAGGGTCTAATTTCTTAGCTAATCTCCAATTTTCTTTGTCATTTGTACCACGAAGTTGTTTTGCAAATTCAGCAATTGGATCTTTTTCACCCCAATTTAATGGAGAAGCAATTACTTTTTTACTACCAATTCCATAGTAAAATTTCATTTCCGTGAATGGAAATTCCTTGTTGTATTTGAACGGAACAACACGTACCGTTTGTTTACCAATTTGCGGTTTAAATCGCTTGGTTTGATTGTTTGCACCTCCCCCTGTTGGTTTGGACTGCATGGATTCAAGTTTCTTCTTGATTGCATCTAGATTCATATATAACTATTTTTTATTGTTTACAACTAAATATAATAACCTTTATTTGCTAAGCCAACTATTTTTTTAATACTACAAAAATTTGATCAGATAAAGTAATATTTTCTTCATCTTCTATATCAACATATTCAAATTCTAAAAGTTTAAATTCTTTTAAGTATTTTAAAAGATTTTGAACTGCTCCTAAATGATCTTTAATAACTAATAACCCTCCAGGTTTTAAGGCATGTTTAATAGTTTTTGATAGATTATTAGGAGAATTAATTTGAGCTACTGCAGAAAAAATATTAATTCCATTTTTTGGGGGAAGTTCAACATATTTACTCAAATCAGCTTCTATAAACTTAGAAGGATTTTTCTTTTGTTTAGGGGTTAAATAAAGATCTACTACAACCGCTTGAGAACTATCTATTGGTCCTTCAGCACCTCCAAAATCATAAACATCTCCATAAACAATATCTCCTTCAATTTGTTCAGGATTATCTCTTTTTATAAAAAAATCTAATATTTCAGTGTTTAATTTTATATCTTTTGGAACAAAGTTTGGGGGATTTTTTGTAAAAATAGTTTCTATATTTGAATAACTACTTGCATCTTTTATATAAAGATATTGATTATATTGGATATTTAATTTATCTAAATAAGATGTAACAATTTCATATTCACTTTCGGAAAAATTCCTGTGATCTATTGCAAATTTATCTATTTTGGTAGGTTTATATTTTCTAAGAGATACATAATCAAACTTACCACTTGAATATGATACTTCACATAATACTGAGTTTATTAGAGTTACTCCTTCCCAGCCTATGGGGGTTTGGGTATAAAGATATAGAGTTAATTTATCAGAAGAATCTTCATTTAATTTAGCTTTATATTGATCTTTAGTAATGATACCAGCCAACATTTGCATACGGAGTTGTTCTTGTGTCATTTTATTTTTTTAAGTATATTCTTTGGGTTGGATCTTTTTTTAATTGATCTATTGTTTGATTGTTTTCAAATTGAAAAGAATATTTTTCATTTAATATTTGAAGAAAATTTATATCTTTTTTACTTAAAGTATTTTTCCCATGTTCTGCAAAAAATTCAATTTTTCCATTAGGTTTTAATGAATTATTTACTGATTGGGCTAAAGCTTCTATATTCTTTATATAAATTACTACTTTAGATAAAATGATTTCGTTTGCTTTTGGGAAAGAAAATGGAATATTTAAATCTTGTAATATGTAATATTTTACACTTAATTCATCGCCCCATTCATCTAAAGTCCACCTAGCATAATCATTAACATCGATATAATCAACAGCAACAACATTTGAAGAAGGATAATAAACATTTTCCCCCCCACCCATATCATATGTTAAATTAGGTATTTTTAATATTTCATTTAAATTAGATCCTTCAATATCAAATTCATCATCATTAAATGTAATTTTATATATGTTAGAGGAAATTGATTCTCTTAATATATCTAACAACTTCATAATTCAATAATTTTAAAAATCTTTGTATTAAGTTGCTTAATTTCATTGTGTTGGGTCAACAATATACAATTTCTGTAATGTTGCCAATTTACTGGGTAATTTGTATCCACTGCTCCACCATTTAATTTTTTAATTAATTCATTTAAAGCATTAATTGTATAGAGTGTGTTGGAATCTTTTTTTCTATGTACTAAAATTGTATTGTCTGGAATGTCGTTTATGTTTCCTTGATCTACATTGTATGTTACAACATACTCATTGTTGCTTTTAATATGTAGCACAAACATTTTGTTATACATTATTGTATAACGTGATGTAAGTCCATTTATCAATGAATCTAAATCATCTAATGGGGAGAAAGTGCAAAACAACCTATTGCTAGACATATAGTTTAATATATTATCAAAATCATATTCCAATGGTGGATATATACTATACATATTAAGGTTAGGTTCGGAATATAACATTTTTAATAACTTTAATTTAATTTAATTTATTTTGATATTCTTCTTTTATATAAATTTTAACAATATTTAAATATTTTAAAGAAACAATATCAAAAAATCTATTTGATTTTGATTGATTATAAAATTGATCAACTATTTGAAGATTTTCTAAACTCCAAATAATGTTGATTGGGGTTATATCTTTAAACCAGGTTATTGGTATTTTATGATCAATATGTTCGTTTTTTTTAGGAATCCCTATATTTTTAATAAAGTTTTGATATGAATATCCTAAAAGTATTTCAGTTTTTTTATTTTTATTTCCTTTTAAAAAATTTCTAATTTGGTTTCCTATTAATTTTTTAGTTCTATATGTTAAATCCGTAGCATATTTTATAGGTTGATTAATTTTTTGATATTCTTTAATATATTGAAGATATTTTTGTTTGTGTTTTTCTCGATAAATTAAATGCCATTCTTTATTTTTTTGATATGAATTAATTTTTCCTATTTGTTTATTTTTAATGATTTCTTTATTACTATGATAATATTGATTACATTTAATTTTAATATTATCTTTGTTTAGTTCATATCTTTTTTTATTTCTAAAACTACAACAAGATTTACATCTATTATTATATCCATCTTTAGTGTTTTTATTTTTACTAAAATGTTTTAATGTGAGTGATATATTACATTCACAGCAAATTTTTAAATTTTCCATTTTATTATACATATTAAAATGTACAAAAAAGTCTATTATACTCCTAATACTTATTTTATATTATTGTAGTTTGTGCCGGTTTTAATTTTAAATTGAAAATTTTTACCATTTATTATTTTAGATATTTGTTCTATTACGTCTTTTTCATTTTCATCAAAATCAAATAAAAATGAATCGTAAACATACAATACGAGTTTAGTATTTTTCCCTCGTAATATTTTAAATATTTCATATAGTATACAAACATTATTTGCGGTTTCCAAGTTTTGGAGTAAGTAATTTAAGAGTTTTTGTGGATTCATATTTTCCATTTCACTTTTTACAAATTTATGCTTTGAAATTGGACATTCAATATATCCACCATAGTTAAATGTATCCCATAAATCATCAGTATATGCTATTACTTTTTTAAAGAAAGGAAGTTCTTGATATTCTTTCCAAACTCCTCCATAAATTTGTTTAAACGTGATTTCTTTTGCTTTGGCGTAATCCACTCCATACATTTTAGCAAAAGAGCCATGAACATCACCACTATCGAAAGTGTAATTAAGTAAATTGGCAATAATACTAGGATGATAAGCACTAATGTCCATTTCAATAAAAAGATCATTGCGCGGTATAAAACATTCTCTTTCTCCATTGTCTTTATTTAAAGCTGAAAAATTAATTCCTCCAAATGCGTTGGAGGGTCTTGTTGTTAGTGTATTTAGGTTATATTGCGTGTATATAAACTCGTTTACCTCTTTATTGAAGTACTGCTCGAATTTAGTTTGGTCTATTTTTATACCCGCTTGTTCGAGTTGAGCAAACACGGTTGCTGCTTTATTATAAAACGGATTTACATCTTCTTTAAAGTTTAAATAGTTTTGTTCACATACTTCATAGTGTTTTACAATCGGCACTATTGTGTTTAAATCTTGTATATTTAGATGCTTATTGTAAATATGGTTATGAGCAGGTGTTAATTGAGGTATATACGGATGAGGGGTGGGGGGTGGTTGGTAAACATGCTTGAGACAGAAATAATGTAAAAATTCTTTTTTATCTCTTACATTGATTTTTTCTATACTATTTAATACTCTCTCTACTGTCTCTAAATCAAAATTTATTGTTTCGCTATGGTTTACAGAAATAATATATCCTTTATTGTCGTTTTCAAAACGAAGATAAATAGCACATACACTGTTTTCAACAGGGTGAAGTGTATGTGAGCATGGGATAATATCGATATAAGCTACTTGGTGCTTAGTGCGACAAATTGTTTCTATATGTTCAATATCTTCTATAAGCCAATACATACTTTAAAGATACAAACTATATTTTATGATCCCAAGTAATATTTTAAATAATTTTCTTTAAAGTATTGGGAAAATCCATTCCATCTTTGGTTTTGTTCAATTTTAAAAACAGATGATTTATTTGTATTAAATACTGTTTCTTGATTTCCTTTAATAACCCATAATAAAGAAGCAGGTTCATATAAATCCCATGCTATTTTTGGATCTTTAGCTTGTAATTTAGTGTGTGTTTCTTTATCTATTTCTAAATATTTTAATTCATTTGTTTTTTTACAGAAATATCTATTAAATTGTCCGTTTTGTTTATCTTGATCAGTTGGTAATGTAGGATTAAATAATGGGATATTTCTAAAAGGAGGAGTTAATATAGAATATTCATTATTAATTAATGGGACTATAATATCAACAGGAGTATATTCATTTTCATTTTGTGGATTTGTTTCGCTTATTTGATTAAAATAAATTAATAAAATATTAGGCTTATCTTGAGGATTTTTTCCAGTATATTGCTTACCTGAAGATATTTTGTAGTAAGGTCCTTTATAGGTTTCTTTAGTAGTAGAAAGGATAAATTCTTCTCCATTAGTGTAAAGATTTGGTTTAATTTGAGATTTTGGGTAGTACATCTTTATTAAGGTTTTTTATAATCCATCATAAATGATATTTTAGATACTCCAGGCTTAAATGCTGGTGCTTTAGTGTTATATCGGAATGTTAAATCTGCGCAAATTAAATTGTCAATATTTTTTTCTCCTTTATCATATACTGCTTTTAAGTTAGAAGCATATTTTTGAAAGAAACCACTTCCATTCCAAGTAGCTCGATAATACATAAATTTAAGTCTACCATCATTTTGTACTAATTGCCCTACAGGATGACCTGCAAGGTATTTATTAAACAATGAATTATAAGAATTAGTAATATATTTAGTTAAATTCTTTTGAAGATTATCATATCCACTTTCTGATTTTTTAGGCATGTAGTTCCAAGACCATATACCTGATTTTTTAGGGTATTTTTTAATATTCCATTGGCCTGTCTTTACAGTTCTACTAGTATCTTTATAAGATCCATTTCCTGATATAGCATCTACTGCTGCCCAGAAATCTATTCCAGATTGATTTTTAGGGCCTTTTCTTATTCCTTCATTATTTCCAGCATATCTATCTAATCCATATAAAGTTTCTCCCGAGTTTTTATATGTATTTCTATCTGTTTGACTAAAACTAAATGCATGGGTTGGGTGGTAATATCCTCCTTCAAGATTATCAACAATAGCTTGAACTATAATACTATCTTTAGTTGTTGAAGCTTTAATTAAACCTTTAACAGAATTAGATAATCCTTTAGATGGTGGAAGAGATTTACAAGAGGTAATTGTAGTAGCATTATTTATACTAGTTGCAGCCTGTTCCGCAGTAATTGTTACTAAAGCCATTTCTCCTGTTTTTGGCATAACAGTAGATTCAATAGATGTTTCCCAATCATTATTACTTAATCTATGAGAAACACCTGTTACAATCAAGTCAACTGTTTTACCATATGCTTTTGGTAAAAATTCGGTGTTAATGCGTAAAACGTTATATATTTTTATTCCCGAAATACCATCTAAAGTTAAACCTAATTTAAAAGGAATAAATCCAACTGTTCCCCCTGATGGTTTATCATCTGGGGATGAATATGCTATTAACCATTTGTAATATTCTGTTACTATAGAAAGATTTTTTTCTATAATATTATCGGAAAGTTTCATACCTGATCCAAAGTCATTGATACCAAAACGATTAGCTCTTCCTTTTGGGTAATAAAAAATGTCTACATAATTTAATGCAGCTTCATTTGTGTCAGTATTATTTTTTATTCCATCTGGTGGGAGGAGTTCTTCTTTAAATCGATCTGTTAAACCAATATTCCATTTAGAAAATGCTGTTGCTTCTGTTCCTTTAACATATCCTCCAGCTGTTGATCCAACTGTAATCATAGTAGCATATTCAGGAGTTATAGCTGTTTTTAAATCAACTTTACGAACAAAATTAGAAATATAATCGTTAGCTATTTTATCGTATCCATATATTTGAAGTTTATATTCTGAAAAATTAGCTTCTGCTGAGTGTCCAGGAATGGGGGTAGTGTCAATGATTCGGAGTGTATTATCTGTTTCATCTATTATAGGTTCTAAATTATTTATTCCACCTAATGCTCTATTTAATCCTGTACATATATTAGAAATTAATTCATATACACTAACATTTCCTTTATTATCGACTTTTAAACACTCTAATACAAAATCAAAATTTAAATAAATATTTAAAGTAAATGCAGCATTATCATTACTAATCCCTGCATCTACTACTTTAAAATATTGTAGTTTAGTAAAAGCTTGAGTTTTTTTATCAGGAATTCCTACTTCTATATTATTATTACGAACAATGCATACTCTTGGATCTAGTGATATTTGATTTGGTAAAGAATACATATAAGTATCCCATTCACTAAAATCTATATCAAATAAAGGATCCTTTTTTGTATTAGCTATTTTTATAATAATATTATCTTTAATGTATTCTAATAATGCTCCAAATCTAATATAATAGATTGGAGAGTCTTTTGTTAAAAGTTTAAAGGCATCATTCCATCCAAAGTTAACTAATGGATTTGGTATAGTTTTTGTATCTGAGTTTCTTTCTACTTTTAAGGGTGATTTTGTTTTTTTAGTAAGATCTTCATTATTTGCAAAAGTTTCTGTTCTATCAGATACATCAACATAAGTAAAAACTCCTCCAGTTTTAGTAGCTTGTATTACTGTAAGTTTTTCAAGTTCAGTTATTACTAATTCCCCTACTTGACCTCCTTTTATTAATTGATTAATAGTTAATTCGTTTGTGGCTTTTTGGAATTCATTTTTTTTCTTTACTGCATCATCTTTCCCAATTTCATCATTATTTGATGAAAATGTTTGAGTAACTTTATATCTTCCTGTTCCTTTATAACTAATTGAACTTAAACCATTAGCATTTGAATATACTTTAATTTTAAAGGTTTTTGAAAGTACATAATCTGTTGATGAAGATGCAACATATTGTCCATCTCCCGAGTCGTCATTATCTAATAAAAGTCCTACGTCATGTTGCGTCCCATCAGCTCCTATTATTTGAACATTAGTTCCTGTTTCTTGGGTTCTATTTACAAATTTATATATAGCAAGCATTGCTGTTATAATATCGGCACTGCTATCTTCTTCATCAACTGTAGGATCTGGTGGATCTATTGCTGCAATTTCTGAGGTGTTTGTTTTAAATGTGTTTAAAAATTCAAGGGTTTTTGTATCAACCGATAAATTTGATTTTAATGATTCAATAACATCTCCTAAACTAATTATAGTTAATTCAATATCATAAGATCCATCAGTATTAAATGACCAATTAAAATTTGATACTTTACCTAATAAAGCATCGTAATTTCCTTCGTATTTATCTCTTTTATTTTCAATATCTTCAAGAAATGTAAAATATGAATCACTTCCAGCAGATTCAAAAAATTTTTCTTCAATTAAAGTATTACGTAAAATTTCTTTATCAAAACCAGTAGTGGTATAAATACTATTACCCCATTCAAGTAAAACCGTATATCCTAATCGCATATAAAGCAAATCAATAATATCAAATTGTTGCTTATTATTTGCTATTAATTTAACTGTTGCTTTTTTAAGTGAACCTCTAGTTAATGTTTTAATATCAGCACTAATAATTCCAGGCATTGGAGAAAATCCAAAAGAACCATAAGTATATGAACTGTTATCATTTCTTGGTAAAAATCCTTCTCTTTGTTCTAATTGAGTATAAGAGTTTCCCTCTACTGTTTGTGAAGAAAGTTTAGAAATACCAGAAAATAATATGTTATTTTTAGCTAATCCCATATCTTTTAAATCGGAATTGTCTATATCAATATCTTTTAGTCTTGTTTCATTTACAGAAACTCCAGATGCTAGTTTTATCCAAGATGTATTAGAATTTAATAAGTTTATTTGTTTATCTGTTCTAAGGGTACCAGTATGGCCTACTCCACTACCGTGTAAAGTTTGACGGGCCTTAATTTGGTTTATTACATAACCTTCTAACTCTTCACCTATTACTGCCATTTTTTACTTTTTATGTAATACCATTTAATCTTTCATAAAGTGATATTATGCTTGATAACCGAACAGGAGCGGGTATTCTTAATTGTGCTCCAACTGAAGGAAATAAAGATGCAGAATCTTGGTTAGGATTTGCACGATTTATTATCCACCATAAACTTGAATCTTTATAAAATGTTAAAGCTAAAGAATCATATCTATCACCTTGTGTAGTATACACATAAATATCTTGAGAACCAAGGGGGATTTGTGGGTAAATAACATTTACATACCTTAGTTTAGGAGATTCGGGGGTTGATATTATATTAATTCTTGAATATCTTGACATTTATCTAGGGGATATTTTTATGGGATTAAGGTATTTTGGGAAGTTAGTGGGCTTAAGTTAATTCCGGTGGTTGTGGGTTGTGGTTGAGGACTTAGTCTTGCAACAGCAGCATTATTTTCTGCTTGTTTTTGTATTCTTTCTCTTTCTGCATCTGCTAATTTTCGTAGTCTTTCTTTTTCTGCCTCTGTTTTATATGCAGCTAATGCTTCCTCATCATAATTTGTACTTTCAGGTCTTCGTTGATCAACATATCTTTGTATTCCTGTACCTAGTAAACGGGTACTATCTGTGCCAAGTATATCATTTAAGAAGGTTTGTTTTTCTGGTCTAAATTTATGGATTGGGGTAAAATTAAATCCTGAAACTTTTATCATGTGGGGAACTTGTCTGATGTCTTTAATATCTAAACGGTTTCCAGCATCATCAATTCCTATTTCCCAAGGTGATTCTTCAGGGATGTCAAATGTTAGTGAAGTTATAATTCCGGGTTGATCATATATATATTCTCCTAAAGTAATATAGGCAATATTTCCAGCCATGTATCCAGAAGTTAAACTATCTAAATATTCAGGAGCTAAAGAAGAAGCTAAGAAATTTAATTTATCATACATTGCTGTAATTTCTTCTCTAGATTGGGCTACTACTGTAAAAGCCATTGATATTTTTCTTCCAAAACCTTTATATTTATATAATTTTTCTGCTCTACCCATATATTCTATAGGTGACCAATCAGCATCATATGAATCTGAAAAAGAATCTATAAATGCTCTAAAATGCATATTTTTTCTATATGTTCCTGGATTTTCTTTTTCTTGGTTGTCGTTATTTAATATTGAAATAATAAATGGTATTATATCTACATAACTTCCATCTTTTTTGTATAAAGGATCGTTGGTTTTTGTGTTTACCTGTGTTTTATATATAGGTGAAGCATTTAATTTATCTAATGGACCTTCACCGGTTCCAAATGTATAACTTGATCTATTTCTACCTCTTCTTCCTGGGTTTCCTAAATTAAGGTTGTCTTCAATATTATATTTTTTGTAGTCTGGAGAAAAGGATACAAATGTAGAATCACCTCCAGAAGAATCAACTCCCATAGTTGTTCTAAAATCTTCATTAATATTTCCATCTAAATTAAGTAATTGAGAATTAATTAACGAATAATCCCATGTTTTGTAACGTGCACCTTTAACATTTACTAAATTGCTAGAATTTTTACTATCAAATACTGTTAATGGATTACCATCATTTTTTGTAGCATATTTTATTTTAGTTGATCCAAAACCTAACTTAGATCCAGGACCTCCTCCATATTGGATTAAAGTATCTATAGTAGGTTTATATTGAAACCCAGAAACTCCTAATAAATTAGTAACAAATGATGTTACTTGATTAAGAGGATTTGGTTCTTTAGGTTCAGCTAAAAGAATTAGCCTATTAGTGTTTATGTATAAATCATCTTCAACTCGTTCTAATTGGTTGATTGTAATTACATCTTGATATTTATTAATGTTTGATCCAGGAAATAAACCTGTTGGATCAAGTCCTTGTTTATTTAAATGTCCTCCAGCAAATCCAATTAAAGCTTGTCCTATAGTAGATAATGGAGTGTATATCCCTTCATTTAAAGCACCTCCTGCATATCCTAAACCTTTAGATGCTTCTGTTTTTGTTCCTATTCGAGAAAGAATATTTTCTTTAGCTAAAAATAAAAGTCCTTTTGGATTTTTTATATCTGCAAAATATTTTGTTAAACGGGCAACATCCTCAAGTGCATTTAATGGGGCTAAAATTCCACCACGGATTGTAAAATCATTATAAAATGCAGAATCTAAAGAAACATTTAATAATCCTTTTTTAATATATGGTTGATTACTATCTTTTCCTCCAACTCTATCACGTCCAAAAGGAATTGTTCTTGGATTTTGGTTATTAGGACTAACAGCACCTTTTTGATTACCTGTATAGAATTTAAAATCTTCAGGGTTAGTTAATAGTTTTTGTAAAAAAGAACCCATGACTTAAAATTTATTATATAAATCAGAATAGGTTTGTCCAGGTATTGGAGTATATTTTGGTTTATTGTTAGGATCTGATGTTAATAAATCTGTTAAATCTAAAGTAGTAGGTTCAGGTATTGGGGTATTTTTTCCATCTTCATATCCTTGATAAAGAGAATTAACATATGAAGCATCTGTTCCATTTACTGAGTATCCTGGTTCTAGATCATATGAGTTGTAATGGAGGGGTGATTGTTTAGTAGATAGTTTGTTAATAAGTGGAGTACTTCCATCACTGTATGATAGTGTAGATCCGTCTCCTATTGTTAATTTACTAAGTAATCCCATTATGTTATATATTTAATTACCCGAATGGAGTAGCAATATTTGTGTCACCAATTAATCCTCCACCTTCAGGCAAATTGTTTAAATATTGGGATGGTGTAAGGCCATTTAAATCTAAATTTGATGGTAAAGGTAATGGATTGTTTATACCATCCTCATACTGTGCTACAAGGGCACCAATTGCATTTACATTAGATCCATTTAATGAATATGAATTATTTACAATTCCCGTAGAATGGATTGAATTTCCAGGAGTTGTTAATGGATTTATAGCTGGTGTTAATCCATCATTAATGCTTAAATTTGATCCGTCTACTGTTAATTTTGTTAAAAGTCCCATAATTATTGTTTTTATTATAAATATTAAGTGTTATGAAATTTGATAGCTATTTTTTCTACTTTCGTCTCCTTGTGTATTTGGATTAGCACCTATTGTAGCTTCAATTACTTTTTTACCATCAATGGATACATTGATTGGTCTATTTGCAATAGCAGCTACCATATTTTTAAGTTCACGGATTTCAGCTGATGAGTTTCCTTCATTATTACCTCCACCACCTAAATTAGTTCCAGCAATAATGCTATCTTTTTTATTTAATTGAATTGAACCTTCAGGGCCTGAGACTACCATCCCTCCAGTAGGGCTAATAATTCCATCATTCATCATTGAATATGCTGCCGCTCCTGCCATAACTGCTGCTAAACCTCCTAAAATTAATGGAGTTGCTGTTCCTAAAGTAGATGCTTCTGCTCCTGTTACCTTTAAGGCAGTAACTACACCTTCAGCAACCGCTTGTTCTTGAGCAGCTGCTTTTAATTTTCTAGATAAAGCAACTTGAGCTATCATAGAGGCCACTGAGGTAGCTAATCCAAATACCATTCTTCCAGCAATTATTCCTGCTACAATAGAAATGGTAGTTTTAATATTTTCAAATAATCCTTTTAATCTGTCTGCCCCCTTTTCAGAATCTCCAATCCAATTTGCAAAATCAGCAGCAGGTCCTTCTATTATAGAAGAAAGCATTGATTTTAATGTTTCTATAGATTGGTTAAATGTTGCTTGAGCATCAATATCTTTTAAAGCAGCTTGTGCTTCTTCTTCATTACCTATGGAAGCTTCTAACATTCTAACTTTATCCATATCCCCAAGCTTTTTTGCAGCTTTAATTTCTGCTTCTACTTGACTTCTTGTTTCATTTCCTAATTTTTTTAAATTTTCTTGAGTAACTAGAGAGTTAGCTAAATCATCTGTACTCATTCCAACAGCTTTTGCAATAGCTTCTTGTTGGATTACATTCATGTTTTGGAAATCTGATGCTGATCCTACTTGAGCTAGCATTTCTTTTGCTGCTTCTACTGAATCCCCATTTAAAGCTAAACCTCTAGCTCTTTCTAGGTTTAAAGCCTTTCCAGTTAATAGTTCTGCTGAAAGTTCATTTTCAATTGAGTCTTCAAATTGGAGTAATCCTTTAGCAGCATTAGCTGCGGTTTCTAAACTAATACCTAATTTTTCAGTTTGAACTACAGCTTTTGCTATTAGCGTAGGATTATTAGCATATTGTAAACGTAATTGTCCTGAAACTTTAGCTACTTTTTCAGTTATTTGTTTATTATCTAATTGAATTCCTGTTTGTTTAGCAAGAGCGGCTGTTTGTTTAATAACAGAATCAGTAACACCTTCAGCTGTCATCCCATTAGCTATTGCTAATTGTTGAATACCCCCAGCAGCTTCAGCTGAAAGTTTCATTTCTTTAGTAAGCATAACTTGGTCTTTAACTTGTTGTTCAGTAAATCCCCTAGTAGCTCCTAATGCATCCGCTAATTCCATTTGAGCGGCAACTAAATTTTTAGTAGTGTTAAATATACTTTCTCCTGAGTTTTGTATTTCTATAAATCTGTCTCTAGTAGCTGTTGCTTCTTCTTTAGAAACAGACATAGATTTAGATAAATCTGTAATTTGTTTATCAGCAGCAAATCCTATATCTAGGAACATTTGAAAACCTTTTACTAAAAGTCCTACTATAGCTAATGGATCTGTTAAACCACTTAATATTTGGGAACCCATATCTCCAAAAGCTGCACCTAATCCTTTAACTCCACTTCCTGTTTCTTTTACTTTTTTTCTAGCAGCATCTAAAGATTGATTAGCATCAAATACATCTCCTAATATTGGAATTTTAGATATTCCTTTTAAAACACCACCTATAACTCCTAATTGTTTGTTTATTTTAATATAAGAGTCTAATTCTTTTTCAACTTTTTGAACAAATTCTTCTTCAATAGCAAATTTATCTTTAGCAGCTTTAAGAAGAGCTTTTTCTTTAGAACTTAAATTTGTTTTATTTTTTAATTGAGAAGCAGATGATTTTAGTTCACGAAGGGCTATTTGAGAACGTTCTTGAAGAGATTTTAATTGTTTTTCATTTAATGTTGATATCTCTTCTTCTGAGTTTTGTAATTTAAAGGCAACATTTTGTAAAACAGAATAGGATTTTGTGGCTTCTTGTATAGCCTCATTCTGTTTCCCTATTTCCTTATTTATTTCTTTAAGGAGATCTCTTTGATCTTTAAAAGATTCGTTATCAGGTGATTGGGGTTGTTGTTTTGCCATTTAAAATATTTTGTTATAAATATTAAATATTAACATTTTTAACCGTATTTAATAGGTTTTTTGCTATTAGCGGGTTTTTGGAGTAAATTTGGAAGTTTAACTTTACCGTCTGAATCAATTACAGTTTTTGTATTTGAGCTTTTTCCTCTAGATTGATTTTGTATAGATTCATTTTCCTCTTCAAAATGTTTTTTAATTTCATTAAAAGTAAAACGACGAAGCCAAATTGGCATATTGTAAACAGTATGCCAATCATATCCTCCTTTTCCGTGAAAAACTATTTGATGTATTTGAGAAAATAATGATGCTCTAGCAGGAGCAATATTATCAGATGTCAGGCCAAAAAAAGCCAACCCCAATTGGGATACTAGTTCTGTCGCTCCCGTTGTCGGGAAAAAAAGTTAAATCAACATCTGGTTGAATTTCTTTAATATATTCTCTTAGTGCCCGTGAATCTTTGGCTAAGAAATAATTTTCTACAAATTCTCGAATATCTTTTTTTTCCCTACTTCCCTCCACAGAAGTAATTAGATATTTTAAACGTGTTGAAAGTTCAGTTGAAGAATCTTTATTAATTTTTTTAAGTCCTTCTAACTCACGACTAATATCTTGTTCATCTTTATGCGTTAAAAGTTTAAATGTAACTGAGTTTTTTGAGTGTGGTAAAGTAAATTCAAATTCATTTAAACGATTTTTATATAATTCTTCTTTAAGTGGTTTATTTTCTAAGGAAGATAAATCTATTGTTTGAGTTTCACCATTATGTTCAAATGAATATTCTGATCCATATCCTAAAATACGAGCTGAAACCATTATAGCGTTTTTGTCTCCAATTAATAAATCATCAAAGTTAATTTTTGAAACAATTAAAGATTTCATTAACTTATCTAGAACAGTACCATTTTTAATATATGATTGATTTGTTAAAATATCCTCTTCCTTAGCGGTCATATATTTCATTTCAAGAGTACCTTTTGCTAATTCAGAATCTTCAGGGTAAAGTAAACCTTTTGAGGGTAATTCAATGATTTCTGTTGGTAATTTAAATTTTTCGTCCATAATTTTTATTTAATATAACTTTATTTGTCTTATATACATATATTAAAGAGTAGTAATATTATCAGGGTTTACGTTAAATGATAAAACTCCTTCTACTTTTAATATTTCTTTTCGTATTTCTTGCATTTTTGATCTATCAAATCCACCTTTTGCAATCCAAGGATGTCCATCTACTTTAACAGTCATTATAGCTTGAAATTTAGATTGGTCTTGTTGACTAAATTCTAAAGGTTCTTTAGATGATATAACTGTAACACCGGGGATAGAACGAATATCTGAGTATATTTCTTTTTGTGGTCTTAAATCAATGTTGGTAATAAGCATACCTATCATTTTAAACTTATCTTGGTATTCCTCAGTTAAACGATGGTTTAATGTCTCTTTTACTAGCGCACGTAAATTATCTAATTTCATGTTATGGTATATGTTATAAATATGGGTAGATATAGTTTAATTAACGTGTTAATGTGATAATATACAATAAAAAAATAAAAGCTCCAACGAAAACGTTGAAGCTTATATAATTATTTTTAATTTTAATTTTAGTAGTTTAAGATACAATAATCTGGTTGTACTTCTAAAGCAATATTTACTACTGTTCCATCATCATCCCAATTGTAATCTCCAAAGTTAGCACTTGTAACTACTGCTCCTTTGATTATCCATTCTGAAACAATATCTCCAACAGGGCCAAGTACATTAAATGTTAAATCTTTTTTATAGAAATCAGAATAACCATCTCTACCAGTTACTGATTCGTGACCTAAACGTATCCATTCCATTACTGCTTGTGCTCCAGATGGTGTAATAGATTCAAATAAAGTCATTGAAATTGCACCCCAAATAGTTTTTCCTTTTACATAACGTTGAACGTTAATGTGATTAAGAGCAACTGCTGTTTGAGCTACATTTATTCCTCCAACTCCTTTTACTAAAAATGATGGAATACCATCCATATAAAGGATAAAGCGATTAGATTGTTTTGGTTCAAACGCGGTAAAAAATATTTCGTTCGGATTTAAAATTGCCATTTTGTTTTTATTTTAATTTTGTTTTATTATAAATATTTAATAATTTAATTTTTTATCCAGGAAATTCAGCTCCTGTTGGTAATAAGATAAAATCCAATGAAATAAATTCTGCTGTTCTAGTTGGTTGAATATAAATTTGACCTACTAATTGATTTTGGTCAATTACTGCTGGTCCATTATTTGAATCATCCATTATTATTTTATAAGCATATAATCCTTGTTTTTGTTGAATGCCTTCTAAAAATGGAGTTACTCTAGCTACAAATGAATTTCTTGTTGCTATTGTATTTTGTTCAAATACTACTGTATCTGCAATTTGACGAATATAATTCTTCATTTCAATCATCAAACGTCTTACGTTTACACGATCAAGAGCAGATGATTGTTTTTGTAATGTTTTTTGTCCAAATACTACAACACCATTTTTAGGTAATGTAGCTAATGGGTTAATGTTATTACTATATAATGAATCTTTATTAGCTTGAGTTAATTTAAATTGAGCTTGTAATACTGTAGATAATCCACCACGATTTATTCCTGCGGGTGCAAACCAAGGTGCAGATACTTTATCATTAAAAGCATATACTCCTGGAATTACAGTTGAAGCCGGTACCCATATTTGTTTTCCTGTTGCAGGATCAACGATACGAACCCAAGGCCAATATGAGGCAGCATATGATGTGTTTCTGGTTTGTGCTTGCGTTATAATAGATGAAACTGTACCATTGTAATCAATTAAATCTAGTACATATAAATTATCTCCTCTATTTTGAGTATTTGTAATAATTGTAGATACTACTGAGGCATGTTTGTCGTTTAATAGACCTGGGGTAAATAGTAAATTAAATTGATATGCTTCTTGATTACCAAATAAAGCAACCATATTATCATAAGAACCGGATGTTAATCCTTGTGTTATAGTAGATATATTTTCATACATTGATGCTCCTACGTTTGCGGCAACTGTACCAGTAGCACCACTAAATGAACCACTTCCATTTAATGGAAGAGATCCTGTATATAAATTGTTTAAAATATTTCCGTTTGAATCTAAATAAGTTGGGGTAGAATAGTTAACAGATTTAACTCTTACATATCTTGAATTATTTGGATAGCTTCCAGATAATTCCATTTGAACATTTGTTGAATTATATGCTAATTTTTGATCACCAATTACTAAAGAAATAAAACGATCTGAATTTGGATCTAAATTAACTCCATTAAATGATTCAAGTATATTTTTATTATTTGTTGTATCGTTTCCTTGTCTAATTAATACATTAAATGTACCTGATCCTGTATTTAAATTAGTAGTTTCAAATCGTATATTATCTTTTGAACCACTAACTAAAGCTCCATTAATTTCTGATCCGGAACTATTCATAATAATTCCTTGTGAAATTGTTTCTAGAACAAATGGGGATAAACCTAAAGTTCCATTAGGAGTTCCAGAACCAGTTGGTATTAAAGTAGATGTTGCTGAGGTAAATGATCCACTTGCTACTCTAGCTACTAATAATGAAGATCCTCCATAATTAAAATAATTATATGCAGCAATTGAGGTTAAATATGAATAATTTATTCCTCCACTTACGAATGAATCTCCAAATAATGATGTATATTGTGAGTATGAAGTTACTAATGTTGGTACTTCAAAAGGACCTTTAACTGTTGGGCCTATAATAGCGGCTCCAGCTTGCACAGGTTGTCCTGTTAAAAATGTTTGATCTAATTCATTAGTGGTTACACCAGGTGATACTGTAAAGTTTGCCATTTTATTTTTTTATTATAAATATTGATTTTTTTATTAAAGTATACTACTAAGCAGGGAATACTGCACCTGTAGGTAAAATATTAAAATCTAAAAGGATAAATTCAATTGTTCTAGTAGGTTGTAAATAAATTTGTCCAACTAATTGGTTTTGATCTACAACTGAGGGTGGATTATTTGATTCATCCATAATTACTTTAAAACTAGTTAAACCTTGTTGTTGTTGAATAGATGATAAATAAGGATTAATTATTGATAATAATTCACTTCGTGTATTTGCATCATTTTGTTCAAATACAAATGTATCTGCTACTTGAGATATATAATTTTTTAACTCAATTAATAAACGTCTTACATTCACACGGTCTAATGCACTTTTTTTCTTTTGTAATGTTTTTTGTCCAAATACTACAATTCCAGCTCCTGGAAATGTTGCAATAGCATTTACATTTGATTGGTATAAAGTATCTCTATTTCCTTGAGTTAAAATACGTTCAGCTTGAATAACAGTTGGTAAAATACCTCTGTTTATACCAGCGGGTGCAAACCAAGGTGCAGCAACACTATCATTGAAAGCATATACACTAGGAATCATTGTTGAAGCGGGAACCCATACTTGATTAGCTGTATTAGGATCTAATGTTTTTAACCAAGGCCAATAAGTAGCCATATATGGTGTATTGTATGATGATACTGTTGAAGTTACAGTACCTATTGTAGCATTATATGGTACTAAATCTATAACAGCTATAGCATCTCCTCTTTCTTGTACTGTGGTTTGAATTTGTGTAATAGCAGCAAAACTAGAATTACCAGCAAAAGCGTGAGAACTTATTAATCCTGGGGCAACTAATACATTGTATTTATATGCATCTTTATTTGCTAATAAAGAAATAGATTCAGTATATGCATTTGCTGTAAGACCTTGGATATTATTTGATGTTATAGTTTCATAATAATTACCTGCTACCGATGGAATGTTAGTTCCTTTAGCTGATCCAAAAGTTCCACTTGATGTTATTGGAAGTGATCCAGTAAATTGAGGTTGGAAAACTCCATTATTATCTAAATAATTTGGAGTAGTTTGGTTAACTTGTTTAACTCTAATGATAGAGGAATTATTTTGATAACTTCCAGTTAATTGAATATAGTATTCATTATTATCTGAAAGAATAGTTTCAACTTGATTTCCTATTACTTTTTCAATATAATTTGCAGCAAAAGGATCTAATGATAATGGACCCCAACTTTCTACAACGGATTGATTAATATCTGAGTCATTTCCTTGTCTAATAAGTAAAGAAAAAGTTCCATCATTTATATTTGGGGATGCTATTTGCCATCTAAAATTATCAGCTGATCCACTTAATAATGTTCCAAATGAGCCTGTAGGACCCGTGCTGTTCATTATTATTCCCTCAGATAGAGTTTCTAGTATAAAAGGAGATGTATTATATGGAGAACCTGCAGAATGAGCAGATGATGATATAAATGATGATGTAGCAGGAGTCCAATCTAAAGATGTGCTACCACTTACTACACGTGTTACTAATAGTGTATTTCCTCCACTATTAAAATAGTTATATGCTGCAATAGAGGTAAAATATGTGTAAGTTTGACTACCACTTAAAAATGTAGAGCCAAATTTATTTAAATAATCACTATAAGTAGTACATAAAACAGGAATACCAACTTTACCTTTTGGTGTTGGGCCTATAATAGCAGCACCAGCTTGTACAGGTTGTTGTGTTATAAATGATTGATCATTTTCTATAGCTAATACACCAGGTGATACGATTGTTTCCGCCATTTGTTATAAATTATTTTTATTATAAATATGGCAAAAATTTGAATATATTAATTTGATTTAATAATTTCGCCTGTTTCTGGGTCTAGATTAAACTTTCCATATTTATCAAATAAAGATTTTGTAAATTCTTTTTCTTGATTTGATATCTCTGTTAGGTATGATTTTGCAGTTTCATATCTGTTTTCAATCTGAATTTTAATTAGTGATATTTCACCTAACTCTACTACTATAGATTCTGTTTTGGTTTGTAAGTCTTTTAATGTAGTTTTTTCTTCTTCTGTTAAAAATTTTTTTTCTGTAACTTCTTGGATAATTGGCATAATTTTTTTATTTATAACGTTATGTTAATAAATATATAAATTTATTTTCCTTGAGCCACATATGGTTTAACATAGTTTTTACTACTTTTACTTTTGCTATATTTTGTTTTAGCATGAACGCCTGGTCTTTTTACTTTAGGTTTTCTTACAAATGAAATTGTTGCTTGTGATTTTGCTTTTGCTGCCATTTTATTATAAATATTAAACGTTAAATATATTTTATTACAATTATAGATTTAATTTAGACCATGCACTTGCACTTCTAAAGAAAAAGTTCCCACTTGAAGAAAATGCTATGGTACCATCACAACTAAATTCACCTGATGTTGGGAGTGGATCTGATCCTAAAAGATTTAAAAATGAATTTATAGATACTCCTTTGCAAGTAAAGTCACCTTTTATTAATGGTGTGCCGGAACCCGAAGCAATATATAATTTGTTGCTTTCATCTGTTAATGTTAAAGGACCTGCTCCATTTCCAATTACTATATTGTTTAAGGAACTTCCAAAAAATGAACATCCTGCATTTTGACCAAATGCTATATTATTAGATCCTGTTAGAGAATTTACTAAAGTATTCTGACCTATTGCAATATTGTGGCATCCTGTTGTATTATTACCTAAAGCACTAAGTCCTATTGCTGTGTTGTTGGGTCCTGTTGTATTGCAAATTAAAGCACAATTTCCTATTGCTGTATTGTGGCATCCTGTTGTATTATTAAGTAAAGTACAAGCTCCTATTGATGAGTTGTGACACCCTGTACAATTAGAACATAAAGCTCTACATCCTATTGCGGTATTGTTAGTTCCTGTTGTATTATTGCGTAAAGCAGCATATCCTATTGCTGTGTTAAATCCTCCTATTGTATTAGATAGCAAAGCATTACATCCTATTGCTGTATTGAGATTTCCTGTTGTATTTTGGGATAAAGCTCTATATCCTATTGCTGTATTAGTGTTTCCTGTTGTATTTTTGCTTAAAGATCCACTTCCTGCTGCAAAATTATGTGTGCCTGTTGCAGAGGAGCTAAAGTTTGTTGTTGAACCAATTGAGATATTTGTAGAAACGTTTCCATTACCTCTGCTTACAAATAAACCATTGATGGTACCGTTTGAACCGGATGTAGAAATTGAACCTGTTACACCTAGGGAGCCTGTTATAATTGCGTTTCCTGTAAAAGGGAATCCATTTGTAGCAAAGCTTGAACTTAAAGTAAATGAAGAAGTTTGAGCATTTTGAGAAAATGAAGCAGTTAATGCTTGTGTTGCATATGAAGCAGTTCCAAATAATGATCCTGTTATATTATATGAACCTGATCTTAACTGTTCCGGTTTAATTAATGCCATTTTATCATAAATATTAAACGTTAACTACTAAATTTTCCAATTGCTATAACTTCATCATTTGAATTAAAACTATATTCTAATAATGATGGATTAATTACTAATGTTGTTATACCTCCACTTTCAGTAAAGGAAACTATAGCAGTATTTTCAATTAAAGTACCATTACAGAATATAGAAAAATTATTAATAGAGGTTGCTGGGAGGCCTACAGGAGAAGGAATCCAATCACTAGCAAATGTTATTGTAGTTGAATTAACTAATGTTCCTAATTTTTGTATATTAGTATTTAAATACGTTAAAGTAGCAGGATTAATAGTTCCTCCGCCACCTCCACCACCACCACTAGAAGGAGTAAGTGGGAACGAGGTTGCAGATTTTTTCTTTCCAGAAGAAACAAATTCAGATACTCCATTAACTGTTTCTAAACCAATAATAACTTGAGATTTACTATTATATTTTTTAATTGCTGTCAATTCTTTTTGAATTGTGTCAGGTACTACATAACCAAATAATTTAATAGTAAATGTTCCTTTTACAATTCTATTTGTATTATCTGTAATTTCTACAGTGGTTGCATATGAATCAATAGATGCTTTAAATTTAAAACGTTCTGGATCTCCCCAATATGAATCGGAGGCATAGTTAACGGCCTCAATTATTTTATTTAGCTGTTCAACATAGTATGTTTGAATAGTACAACTATATGTTAAAGTTACATAATCAGGTACTACATTTACTATAAATTGTTCAGTTGGGATTCTATTATTTAATATGTTAAAATTTGAATAATCATTTTTTAAATTATATGTTTTTTTAAAAGATGTATATAAATGGGGTGTATTAGCATCTAATTTATTTGTAAGAGAACGGTTTTTATCAATTGTATCTCGTTTAAACATAATTAAAGGAGACATAATTGCACCATTTTTATCTTTATAGTATCCATCTTTTTGAGTAGATTTCCATCTTTCAGGAGAACCATATATAATAGGTACCGGTATTTTTACTCCATTTTGTAAAACTGTAGGTCTAATAACATTTTGAAAATAATACATTATTGACTCATCTATATCCTGTAAACCTAAAGTAAATGGTTTTGTTGTGTCACCTTTAAATGACATTTGATTAGATCTATTAAAATCAACTCCATTTTGATCATTTGCAGAAAATTGATTAAATTCTGTTTGAGTATTTGGGTTGCCTAAAGATTGGCCTGTTTCCGGAGAGACATAAGGATCTACTAAACCATTTGATATCTCTTTTTGAGATTTTGGTTGTGGTTTTCTAATTGATGGCATAATTTTATATCCTTTCTTTAGTTATACCTACTTTATCTGCAGGAACATAATGACATACACACATTATTGATAAGTTAGTACCAAAATTTTCTAATCCTGGGTTTAAAGGATTAACATCATATGGGTATGCTGGATCTTTGCCTACAAATAATTGATTAGCATTTGTATTTTCAACTTCCCAGTACCCTTCGTACCACATTATTATGTCACCTACATCAGGGATTAAATTAGCATCAACTAAATCATCTCTAAAGAATTTAAATGTCATTGGACGATCGTAATCTACACCCATGTCTCCTGTAGGGGAAGTATTATCACCTCTATCAACAAGCATGTTTAAAATAACAGGTTCTGTATAATATTTTGAACCTGCAGATTCACCATAAATGTTTACTTTAGTTTCTGCTGTTTTAAATTGGTAATACACGCATTGTTGAGTGATGATATCATGTAACAACTCACGGTTAATGTGCCTAAATAATGAAACGTCTCGAGATGTGCCGTAAAGAGCCATACTATCCTATAAAAATGGTCATTGGTACTTGTGCTATAGTTTTATTCTGAAATTCTGCTTCAAGTGACTTGTTTTCAAGTAAAACTTTACGTGATGTTGTGTCTAAATATGCTCTTAAACGTTCAATTAATGCTTGTTTTTCGGTTGTTGCTGCAGAAATTAAATCTCCTTGATTTAAGGTTACTTCAGATCCTGGGATTGGTACGGTTGAGTATTTACCTCTTACATATCCTAAAATTTCTTTAACTATTGCTAGTCCATATTCAAATACCCATTGACGACCAATCGAGTTTATCGTAGTATATGTTGGGTTAGTATATGGTACATTAGAGGCGTTGGTAATTATGCTTTGACCGTTTCGTTCAACATAAGGTTGATTTCGATCCGATAATAAAATATATTCAAATCGTAATGTATCTACACCTCCATTTGGAATAGGAAATATTCTTAACATATTGTTTACTAATTCAAATGAATATTGAGATTTTCTGATTTGATCATTAAATTCAATCATTTGAAATTTTTGCATATCGTAACTTAAAGGCATTAACATAAAGTTCATTGCAGGAGAATATCCTCCAAATCCCATACTATCCATCATGCTCATCATTCCAGCTCCTGCACCCGCATACGGGTCAAAATATCTAGTAATAGCTGGTGTATTTTCGTAAAATATGCGTTTAATTTCAATACCACCTTGAATATTTTGGGACGTTGCCCAAGATTTCATATCATAATTTTGTACTCCAGGAGTTAATGTAAGTGATCCTGTATACCAAGATACTGTTCCTCCAACTCCAGCTTCTGTTCCATATTGGTTTGAAAGTAAAATAACATTAGATAAATTTTCTTGAACTAATTCATTATTACCAGGTGCTACATTTGTTGGTGCTCCTTGTAAAGTTAATAAATTTTCAGCTACTTGATAAGCATATATTTCGTTTCCGTATGTAGTAATTGCTTCTTCAAATGCAGCATAAAAATTTAAGTCTTGTAATTCAATTTCAACTATTGGATATCCTAATCGACGAGAAGCAAATACAGCAAATTTATCAATATCTACTTGGAATTGTAGATCGTTATCATAAAAACCAAATGGTGTTTCTCCTGGGGTAAATGTAGAGCTTCCGCTCCATATGGGAATATTTGCCATGTTTTTAAGAGTTTACTAGTGTATATTCTATATCAATGCTGCCGCTTATAGCGTATGCTTGGATAAAATTAATATCGTCTCCAAAAGTACCATTAAATTTACTTGAGGTAACATTTGAGCTTATAACAAATATACTTGATTGAGGTAATACCTCTTGAGTAAATGAAGTTGTAGAACCACTTATTGTTAAAGCAATATTATTTGTATTATCTAAATTTGTAATACGAGCATATTTTAAACTACTTGAGGGAAATGTACCCGCTCCTGGGTTAGGGCCATTTAAATTAAATAAATTAATTGATGTTGTTTGAGGGCATGTTAATATTCTTCTATCAACATTAGTTACATTAGAGATAGAATATACACTATCGTTTTGAATAGTTTTATTTTTAACTATTTGCTCCTCTGAGATAGTTACTCTAAATGTTGATGGTGTTAAAGTAGTTGACATTTGATATTTTTGTTATAAATATTGACAAAAACTTTAATCTTAATCCTATGCTCTAAGATTTTTATATATGTCTAAAATATATTCTACAATTTCGTGTCTATGGTTTTTTTCTAAGGTAATTACCTCAAATCCAGGTACATCTTTCATATGTTTACATACAACATCAAATCCAGAAGATTTACGATCTTTTAAGTCAATTTGGGCACCATCACCACAAAATACCATTTTTGAACCATGACATATACGAGTTAGCAAAAGTTCCATTTGTGTATCTGTTAAGTTTTGAGCTTCATCAATTACAACTAAACAATTAGTAAAGTTTCTACCACGCATAAACGATACAGGAACAATTTCAATTTCACCATCCGCTATACATTTTTCAATTTTTTCTTTATTGTATAGGCGATGCATATTTTCATATACAGGAGCAGTAAATGGAGCTAATTTTTCGTTTACATCTCCTGGTAAGAAGCCAATATCTTGTCCTGCTACTACTGTTGGGCGAGTAATGATTATTTTTTCAATTTCTCTACTAAAAAGTAAATCTAAAGCAATATTTGCTGCTAATAGCGATTTACCAGATCCAGCTTTACCTTTTAAAACAGTTACAGTGTTATAAAGAATTTGTTCTTTAGCACGTTTTTGCTCTTCGTTTAATTGGATATTAAATTTAATTGGACCTTTTGGTTTTCTTTTTTCTTGAAAAACCTTTTTTGCTTCCGGAGTTCGGTTAAAATCATTCATATAACTATATTTGTTGATAAATATTAATAAAAAACTAAAAAAGCCGAACTTTCGTTCGGCTCTTTATTACTTGTTTATTTGCTATTAAACTGCAGCTAAATCATTAACAAATACACGACCGAAGAATTCCGGACGGATCATTTTCTTAGCGTAACGAGTCAATAAACCTTTACGTGGAGTAAATGTTACTGGATCGTACACAAGAGGTGTCATGATTAACGGTACATATGGAGCAAATACAGCACCAGTTTCAAGGAATTGAGCTCCTCTATAACCCATCAAAATAACGTTTTCTGTCATGTAAGGGTTTTTGTAAACTGTGTAACGGCTGTTAAATTGACCTGCTTTTTGGATACCAAAAGCATATGAACCTTTAGTAACATCACCATCTGAAGATGAAGCAAATCCTGGGATTGATTCAATGATAGTTGCTACTGCTGGAGAACATACTAAGAAATTAGCACCACCTCTAAGAGTCTTTTGGTGAATCTTATTAGATACTTTTTGAAACTTAGTACCTAAAGTTTGGAACCATGCACCTTGTGTGTTGTAAAAGTTAGCTGTAGTATCCCAAGCTGTTTTTGCAGCATTTAGGCTATTATTATTTTTAGCTGACCAGTACTCATCTGCAGCAGAAGCATCTTGGATCAACATATCTAAGTTTTCAAGATCTATTTCTAGAGCAATATATTCAGACATAATTGATGTTAATTCAGCTTCAGCATCCAATGATTGGTATGCGTTCAAATCCTGTGCAAATTCTGGTGTCCATTGTGCTTTTAACTTACGAGTTTTAGCAACAATAGCTTCAGATTTCATTTGGATATTGATTTCTGGAATAGCTAAGTTATCTGCTGCTGTAGATTCAGCATTTGCATATCCTGCTCCTGATTTATCTTCAAAGTCACCACGAGTGTTATCTGTTGGTTGTACATTGTAGAATAAAGTATTTGCAGTTACTACTGATCCTGTAGCTGGAATACCTGTAGCAGCATCATATGCTCCTGTTGCGGAACCAGAGAAAATAAAGGTAATAGTTGAAGTACCATTAGTAGCAGTGTACTGAGGTAATAAACGAGTATAAGTCTCAGTTATTGGAGCTGTTGTTGATCCAGAACCAGGAACGAATGCACGAACACCTTTAAAGTCAGGGCGTGTAGCGTTTGTACCAGTACCTACAAAATAAGTTACTTTTGAATAAACATTACCAGCAGCAATTGATGCAGATAATGTAGTATCATAATCAACGTCACTCCAAAGAGCAGCTGAACGAGATACTTGCAAAGATGCAGAGAATTGGTTTATTGAATATGCAAATCGACCTGCACCATATAAACCGTTTGTAGGATCTCCTCCATTTGCTGGGTTAGTTTCACCGTACATAGATGAAGCGGCAGCATAAGTATTTCCAGTAGGGCCAAAAGGACCTGTTGGTGCTGCTTTACCATTTGCTCCTCCTGCATCTCCATATTGAAAATCTAAAAAGAATACAAGACCTGAAGGTAGATTCATTGGTTGTACAGACATGAATTCTTTAGTTGATAAAGAACCAAATACTTTACGTACCAATGGAAGCGCTACACCAGCCCATTGTTCACCTTGACCAGCTGTAAAACCGCCTTGAGTACCTGCTCCACCTGTTGATGATTGCTCAGTTACTAACTGTTTTGCTTGGTTTTCGAGGATCATAGCCATGTTATTTTTGTTAACTTCGCTACCAAGTCCCTCTAAGAGACCTGTTTTACCCCATTTTGATGCCATTCTAGCGGCATCGTTCTGCATGTTTTTCCATCCGGAAGCAGAACTTTCGAGTAATGAATTAATTGTTGACATTGTTTTGTTTTTTGTTTTTAATTTATAATTTAAATAATTCCAGCCAATTTTTGCATTCTTAAAAATGCCTCGTTTGACTCTACGATTGGTTTTTTAACGTTAGGTGCCATTGTTCCTTTTGAAGCTCTACCTAGGTTTTCGTTAATAGTATTTTTTGAAACTTTGATTCCCTCATTTAATGTTTCAAATACCATTTTTACTTCGCCTACGTTTTTAGCTTTGTCAAAAGAACTTAACACTTTTACTTTTTGATTTTCGTTTAAAGTTTTAGACTTGAAGATTTTGTTTGTATAAAGCAATTTAGCGTTTAACAAATTGATCTCGTTTAATTCAGACTTTAAAGTTTCAATAGTAGAATAAGCTTCTTCAAGTTCTTCAGACATTGATTCTTCCATCTTTTTATTAAGATATCCATACATTGCCGTAGCTAAACCCATAAGAATTCCTACACCTCCAGCTGCCGCTAGGGCATCCATAGGTATGGTTTGTGCCATTTTTGCAGCTTTAGCAGCTCCTGAATCATTAATGACACCAGCTATAAATGCAATTGTTCCAAGTGTTGAAGCTCCTAAGCCAACGGTTTGTGCAATTCTTGCTACTTTTTGTTTCACAGTTTCAATTTCTTTTTCTGCTCCGTTTTCTTCTTCTGATAATGTTGAAGCATTTACATCTTGAATAGCTTTAAATAACATTTTTTCTTCTTCTGGTGTTAAAGTAGCTAATTTAGCTTCTAATTCTTCTTTAGATGGAATTTTTCCTTCTAACATTGATTCTTCTTCTAAACCTTCGATTTCTCTTAACAATTCAGATAAATCTACATCTTCGTCTTCTACTTCTACTTCTTCAGGTTCCATTTCCATTTCCATTTCATCTTCTTCACTTTCGGAACCAGCTTCAAGTTCACCTGATTTAATCATGTCCGCGATTACATCTTCAATCATTGATTTTAGATCTTCATCTGTCATGTCTTCAAGGTTGATTGGTTCAGCTTCGTCTTCTGTTTCTTCTTCAGTTTCTTCTGTTTCTTCAGTTTCTTCTTCCATTTCTTCAGCTTCGTAAAGACCTTCTTCCATTTCTTCCTCTTCTAATTCAGCCAAAAGCTCTTCTAAATCAACTTCCATCATGTTTTTATCATCTTTTTTACCATACATTTCTTCAAGATCTTCATCTTTTTTTTCAGATATGTATGTTTCTTCAAGATCGTCCTCATCGGATTCCATTTCTTGAAGTTTCATTGATAACATTGACTTAAGTTGAGGTGTGAAGGCTTCTTCTAGGGCTGCTTTTGCGTTTGCTATTGCTGTTTCTTTTACAGCTTTAGCGTCAGCGATTGCTTCTTTAAGCATTGCTCTGTTTGTTGCCATTTTTTTCCTAAATTTAATTTTGTTGGGAAAGTACGTTTATTTAAAAAACGTAATAGATATTCATTTAATTAATACCATATATGTTGAGGGGGATGGTATATTCTAGTATACGTATGTATAAGATTATTAAAGTCGCGTTTTAAAATAAAGGACAAGTTCCTTTTGCGCAAAGGATTTCGGTAATAATTGAGTTGGTTTTTGAATATGGGTCTAAAAATGTAGTACGTGATTCATTTAATGCACCATTTTTCATCCATGAATCTGGGTTTGATGGGTTTGAAACTAAATCCCATGTTAATAGTTCAAAATCATCTTGTACCTCCATTACTTCACCCATTTGTTTCAATGAACCCATCCCACGAGAGGAAATACCAATAACTAAACCATTTTTAACTAATGCTCCCGCAATACGGCCTGAAGTAGTGCCTTTATCTCCCATGTCACAAAATATTTCTACTTTGCCATGAATTTCATCTCCAACCCACCATAAATCACGAACGGCGTGAGATGCATTTTTTAAATTAATTACTTGAGAATCGGGGTGGTCTAGTTCACCTACAGTTTCTGTAGATTTTTGTTTAATTTTATTTTGAAAATTTTCAATTTCACGATCCCATAACTCTTTTTTATAGTATCTTCCGTTACCATTTTTTACTTCAACAGTAGCTAAAATACCTTCAACAAATACATTACCGCCATTGCCCATTCCTTCAATTAAACGAACTGGTTTAGGGGTAAATTGTCTGGTTTCTATTAAGAGTTCTTTGTTCATGGTTATAGTCCGTATGCGTCTGTTAAATGTTGTCTTGCAAATTCTTTTTCATCTTCATTTTCAAATTCACTCAACGTATCTTCTAAAGTACCATATTCATTATAATATTGGTTTGCTTTTTCTTTAATTTTTACTGCTGTTTCTTTATCAATTTCAAAATCTTGTTTTCTAGCTTCTAAACCTTGTCCTATCTCTCTTCTTTTTTCGGCTGATATGTTATTGTAATTTGCTAAAATAGAAGGGATTTTTTGTCCATCATCTTGACGTTTTTCAGCATCCTCAATGTATTCCTCATTTTCAGCTTCATCAATGGTTTCATCTGTTTCATCAATTACTTCCTTACGTGGTGATTTTGCTTTACCTTTATGCATCATTTTCTCTAATTTCGCTTTTGCTTTTTCTAGTGATTTGATGTCTTTTGAAATTTCTTTAACTTTTTTAGCGTCGGTAAGATCTTTTAAATCTTCATCTTCATCTAATCTGGAAATTTGGGCTTGTTTTTTGTCAATTAATGTTTGTACTTTTTCTAATTTAGAAGCAATAATTTCATGTTCTGCTTCTTTATTAATAGCAGCCAATTCTTTTTCAACGCTTTCTTTAAGATTTTGGCTAATTGAATTTAAACCAGCACTATGTGAAGTATAGATTTTTTGAATATCACTCAATGCTTTTTTATCATTTAAATATGGTTGTTCTAATTTAAAAAGAGCATCTTTAAATTCTTCTGAATTAAGTTCTTTAGAAATCATTTCACGAATTACTTTACGTAATTTATATTCTTCGTTTAATGTTCCTTCATTTCTATCTTTTATAATTTTGTCAATTGCATTTGGTCTACCACCAAAACCCTTAACACCTTTACCACCTAATATATATCTTAAGTCTTCATCTGATATTGTAGGATCATTGATTTGTTTGGAGTATTTCATTAGCAACATATTTTTAGATCTATTATCTGCCTCGTTGCCTAACTCTTCAGATGATCGTTCGAATGATTCATAATCAGGGTTTGATAAGGGTCTTGATAATATATCTCTGTCGTGGATGCCTTCATTTAAATCACCATATCCAGATGATTTATATTTTCCTTTAGGCTCTTTTGGTTCACCTAATCCGGGATGGTCTACTGAATAGCCTAAACCTTTAACTCCAAATTGGCCATCTTTTGTATAAAAGATTGGATCTTTTTGTAAGTTTTTAAATACCATGTCTTTTAATTCTTGCATGGTTTTATCTGCATTTTTAGGATCTTTCATTTCCGTATAATAACCCGTCATAATTTGATCAAATATCAAGTTATCAGGATTTTTATTATCTTTACGATCAAAGTTATGCTCTAAGTCTTTTTCTACTTGTTTTGATGTAGCTTTTAATTCAGCTTTTTCATCTTCTTCTTTTTTCTTTTTAGCTTCTGCTAAAAAGTTTTCAAATGCTAACTCGTATGATTCCTTTTTCTTAGGTTCAAATGGTGAATTAACAGCAGTTAATCCAATTACATTTTCAGCAATTATATTTTTAGTTTTAAGACAAGATGATGCTTCCTCAAATGTAGCGGCGTTACGTACAATATTTGGGAATTGACGTTTTGCATCTGCAAGGAAAACTCCTTTATGTCCTTTACCTTCTTTAATCAATAAATACTGGTCTTGTAGTGTCTGTTTCATTTTTATTTACTTAATAGTTCTTTTGCTTTTTTAATATATTCTAAGGCCATTGATGTTGGTTTATATATACTAAATTGGCCTGGGTTTGATGTATAGTATTCTATGGTTTGGTTTTTTGCGTTTGAGATAAGAGAATTTAGTTCGTTTTGTATTTCATCAAATTCGTTTAATCTTGCTTCTTGAAATTTTTTAACATCTGTTTTTTCTTTTTCTTCTTCCCAAAGTTGTTTAACTTGTAAACTAGATCCTTTAATTTTATTAGGTACAGGTTTATATCCTAATTTATAATAATATTTAGGTGGTTTTGAAGTTTTAGAAAAAGCAAATGGGGTAGCATATGTTTCACCACTTCCCGCACTAAAAGAAGCACCGCCTTGATTAGTAGCGGACATTTCTTTTAATTTTTTTCTAATTATTTCTTTAAGATTACTCATTTACAGTTTCTAATTCATTAATTAAGTCATAATACTGTAACAAATCAACTAAATCATTATCTGTAATCTTAGCATTTTTCAATGGTGGTGTGATAATGGATATAATTTCGTTAATTTTAATTTTTGTAACTTTATTTTTAGTTCTTTTATTTAAATCAGCTAATTCTGTTTTAATTTCATTTATCTTATTAGTATAAAATTCTTTTAAACGAGAAGTATTATCTACTGATGTAATATATTCTTTTAAGATTGTTTTTTGGTTGGTATGTAATGTATCGTATTTTACATTAAAGTTTTCTAGTAACATTTTATATGCTATAAAACGAACATCTTTATCTGATTTTTCAAATTCACTCATTACTTCATCTTTAATTTTAGTTGCTTTAATTTGGGCAGCTGTTAAGTGCTCTAGTATAGTAACTTTATTATTGATAATTTGTTCTGGGTCTATTTGGTTAGTAGAATTGGATATTTCTAGTAATGTATAGAATGCAGCGTGTACTTTATAGTTAGGTAATTTGTGGTTAAAAAATTCATTTAAATCGTAATGATTTTGAATTTCTTTAATTAAATTATATTTTTGTCTTTTAATAACACCTCTATTTAAAGATTTAGATGAATCTAGCAATGTATTAGTGATAATATTTGCTTTAGTTTCAGTTAAAGATGTTTTTTTTAATAGAGTTTCATATAACTTATACTCACGACCTAATTCCGTTTTAACGAAATATTTTTTAAGTATATTCGTTGCCTGTGAATCCTTACTATCTAATGTATCATTAGTGATTTGGCGAATTAAGAGCTCAAATAGGATACCAGTATTTTTATACTTGGAATGATTAATTTGCATTCTATTATATTTGTTTATTTATAAATATATGGAGATTATTTACTCTCGTATCTGTGATTCATCTAATAATGAATTTCCTTTAATATCTGCTTCAAAAATCATTTGTTTCTTTTGATTTTTAATATCATTAAACATTTTAGAATTTTTATTTCTAGTATTTTTAGTTTCTAGCGCCAATGGAGACCCACCTTGATATTTAGGTTTAATAGAATCTGATTCATCATTATCTTTTTTCATACCTGATGCTCCAATTCTGTCTTTGCCAAAAGCATTATCTTGAGTATTTCTATCAGTTACTTTTTCTGCTGGTCTGCCTAAAGTTTCTTTTTCGTCATATCCAACAGGAACCTCACCATCTTCATATCTACTTCTACCATATAGGGAAGCTAAATCATGTGGTGTTCCATAAGATTTACCTGTTTCTAATGGATCATTACCTTCGTTTTCAATTTGAGTTATTCTAAACTTACGTTTAGCATCCTGAATAAGCAAGTCTCTATTTTCATCGTATTGGTCTTCACTTAAATGGAAAATATTTTCATATATCCAATCTGTAGACATAATTTTTTGCTCGATCATTTGAGCAGCTAGATCTACTTTTTCTTTTAGTAAAGCAACTCTTTCTTGATCGTAAATGATTGAAGGGGTTGTTAATGAAAGAGTAAAATTAGTTAAACTTTCATCTGTGTATCCCTGCGCGTATAAATGTACTAATGCGATTTTAGTTAATTCAGACACCATAATGCGTTGTATGCGTTCAACTGTACGAGCAAAACGAATATCTTCAGCCGCTAATGTAGCTTTACCTGTTAAATCTTTTTCGTAGCCCATAAATGCTTTAGGTACTTTTAAAGCAGCAAATAATTTGTCTCTTAAATACTCAACATCTTGGATTCCATCATATTGTAAACCACCTAAATTATCTATTTTAGTTGCTTGATCTGTTCCTCTAACAGGAATATAAAAATCTTCAAGCAAGTTTTGCATGTTGTATTTTAAATTGTAATCGCCGGTTTCTTGATCAATGTATGGAGTACGTTTCATCTTTGAAATCGTTTTCTGCATAAAGTTTTCTACCTCAGCAGGTGCAATATTTCCTACATTGATATAAAATATACGTTTTTCTGGTGCTCTAACAATTCTATGGATTAGCATTGCATCCTCCATCATAGTGTATTGTTTAAATAATTTACGTCCTGGTTCTAAATAAGATCTACCATAAGGTAAAAAGTTAGTATCCGTTAATAAACGAAAGTGAGCCATTTCATAATTATCAAAATAAATAGCATTTGCTTGATTTCCAGAATTTGGAACATTGTAGAATCCATAACTTGAGGCAGCTGTAATTCCATCTGGGTCAAATTTAAATCTTATAGATGCAGGATGTTCTTTATCGTATCCATCTTGTCTTTCAATATGAAATGCATTGTATGGGATAACATTATATACACCAAATTTTTCTGCTATTTCTAATTTTAAAAAGAAATCTCCATATTTCAACATATTTCTAACCCATGGCCATAGATTAAATTCTATATTTAATACATCGTAAAATAAATTATATAGTATTTTTTGTACATCTTCATCGGAGCTACGTATTTGAAGTACTTCTCCCATATCATTACGTAATGTACTTTCATCAGCAATTATATCTAAAGCAGAGGCGACAATAGCATCTGTATCCATTGAGTCATATTCAGAATAAAGCGTAGGGCGTATTGTTTGATAGTTGAAACTACTTTGGTATCCATAAATTGAAGTGTTTGAGTTTGTAAATATTCTAGAAAATCGGTCTACTAGGGAATTTGTTTCATATTCTCCTGAAACTTGTATTTTGTTGATGTCAAATACTTTTAGTTTATTATCTCCTTCATTTCGGATAATAACATCAGTTGAAAATAAACGTTGTAATCTTTTAAATAAGCCTGTGTCTGCCATGATTTGTTTTTATATAAATTTATTACTTTTATTTCGGTTTCCAATTTGATTTAAATATCCAAAATTTTCTGCTATTTCTGTTGTTTTAAATAGTGGTTGAATATTTGTATAATGGAAACATAATTTTTGTTGATTAATATCAGTTAAATCAAAAGAAGAACATGGTTTGATATGATCTATTTCCCATATATCACCATGATTTTCCCATGACATTTCAATATAAAATAAATTTTCTAAATATATTTTACATTCTTCTATAGAACATCCTATTAGTGTTTCAATATTACCAATAGTAAATCCTTTAATAGCTTGTTTAAATCTATTTCTTAAGACAATACTTAATTTAAATTGCTCATTATTTTTATATCTATCTAAAGCATACTCATTAAGTTTTTTACGGTTAATAGAACTCCAATTTTTTAAATATTCTTTTCTTTTAGAATTATTTAACCAATATTCTTTATTATTATAATAATATGTTCTTTGATCTTGTAAAATTTTTTCTTTATTATTTTGTTTATATTTTCTTGTATTTTCTAAAAAATATTCTTTTCCGTATTTTTTATTATTTTCTTTAATGTAGTTTTGTTTACATTCTTTGCATCTACTTTCATGTCCTTTTTTAGTAGAATAAAATTCTAGGATAGGTTTTTTTAGATTACACTTAGTACAAATTTTCATATATTTATTTTATTATACATATGAAATAAATCAAAGAAGCCAAGAAATATCTTCTTGTTCGTTTGAATAAGGGTTATCAATATTAAATGGATTGTTATTGTATTTGTCTGCATATGCTGCTCCAGAAGAATACCCACCCGAATATTTAGCGGTATTAGTTGATATAGCGTTAAGCATACTTCTAGTCATATCCATATTTGACTGTCTAAATTTAAATGAGGTATCACGTAAATAACAACCTATAGCAAATGCCATCATTAAGTCATCATTATAGCCTGATTGGGCTTCTGCTCTACCATTTCTCCATATAAATACTTTCATTTCCTCTAGTAATCGATTAGAGTAAAAAGTAACTCCTTTATCTTGTATTGCTTCTTGAAATTTACCAATAGCAATAGGTCGAGTATTTGTAGTCATAGAGAATCCAGGTGTCATTCTACTTGTATCCATATATGGATCAAAATAAGAATCGGTACTCATATTTCCACCTTTAGGTGAATAGTAGAAGTTTTGGTAACCTCTATCTAAAATAGTTTGAATAGTAGACCATCCTATGTTAGAATTTTCTACTGCAAGTAAAGCATTATTGTATTCTGTAGCCATACCTACTAACATATGACCATATTCTTTTGTACCAATTTGTCCCCTATATTCTCCTACTTGAGTGAATGTTTCTACATCAAATATGTGAAACGCAGAATAGTCTTTTCCATCTCCTCGGGCTACATCAGCCACAATTAAATAATTTTTTGAATAATCTGCAGGTTCCCAAATCCATAGATTTTGGTCTACTCCTCGTTTTTCTAATGGATCTTTTATAAATGTTTTTTCGTAAAATGTTATATCGTCAGAATAAAATACAGTATCTCCAGATGTAGAAAAGTCACAGTCACATTCTTGTGCTGCCATTCTAATTCCTAAGTCAGAATCTTGTCTATCTCTCCATACTTGATCTCGTTCAGGGTGAACTTGCCAAGGTAATTTAATTGGTAAAAAACTGTTTTCTGACATTTCGGCAGCAACCCATGTTTGGTGGAACCAATTACCTGTACCATAAGGAGTAGATAAAGCAATACATCCACCACCTGTAGCTAATGTTTGCTGTGCTGAAGCCCATATTTCTCCAATATTGTTAATGAATGCGGCCTCATCTATAATTAGCAAAGAAACGGCTTCTGAACGGCCTGCATCACTTGATGCTGCTGTTGCTTTAATTTGAGATCCGTTTTTTAAGCGTAATGTTAATTTATTGTCTTCGGTAGGTTTATCTTTTTCTTTAAGCCAAGAAGGTAAACTTTCATACATGAACCTTACTTTGGTAACCATGTTTTTAGCTGTTTCTTGCTTTGTAGCAATACAAAGTATATTTTTATCTTGATGAAAAATAATCATCCATAAAGAATAACCAGCACATAAAGTTGAAATTCCTAGTTGCCTAGATTTCAAAACCATTGAGTACGGATTTTCTTGGAATAAAGTTAATACTTTTTCTTGAAATTGGTAAAGATTAAATTGAATTCTACCACGTTTTGGATGTTGAATATAGCAATACTTTTTCATAAAGTATGCCGGAGATGTTGCACATCTTACATATTCTTCTCTTATCGCTTTTTTTAGATCTTCAGCCATTACTTAATTAATGTCAAGGTAATAATAGTAAGTATGGAAGCCACGAATCCTCCACCAAGGTATTTAAGTCCTGATTTTAAACGGTTATTTTTTTTAGTTAATTTAGTAACATCTTTTTCAAGACCCGTTATTATTTCGTCTTTTTTAGTGGAAATTTTATCGTAATTGTTTATTTGACTAATATAATTTTGTTCTTTAGCTATGTAAAGTGTAATAGTACTATCTTGAGTATTAATTTTTTCGTTTAATTGCCAAACTAATTTATTTGTGATTTTTAATTCTGCTATAGCTGAATCTCCCTTAACTAAGTCAATTGCTATTTGTTTTGCTTTACTGTATGAAAAGCAAATTTTACTTGTATCTTTCTGTGAAAAACTCGTTAAGCTCAGAAGGAGAAGAACTATTAATATTTTTAATTTTGTTAGCATAATATGTGCGTGTTTGTGTTAGCTCTTTTTCTGTAATTTTAATTTCTTTATTTAATGAATCTGTGATTAATATTTGTTTATCTATATCTTTATTTAATTTAAGTTGTGATTGTTTTAATTTACTAATTTCAACTTGTAAACTGTCTATTTCTTTTTTTTCTTTATCATATGTGTTGACAAATGTTGGAGTAACATTACATTTAAGTAAAAATATTGTTAACAACAAAAGTATCCCACCTATGATAAGATGGGATAACTTTATTTGAAATATTTTATTCTCCATTTTATTTTATCTCATTTTCTATATTAGAGAGTGTATATGGATTAACTTTATCAACTGTTTTTTTCTTAATATATTTTGCAATTTCTGTTTTTTCTAAAAATTGCTTTAAAGCTGCTTTTTCTTTATTGTATGTTTCTTGATCTTTTGATTTTAAAGCTGCTTTTAATTTATCTTTTTTCTTAGAAATAACATCTTTTAATTTAATTTCAATTTCTTTATCACCTGTAAGAGTTTTAACAGTAGTATCTATTTCTACTTTATTTCCTTCGTCATCTGTTCCTGCATCTGTTTTACTTTCTTTTGCTTTAGGTTCTGATTTTGTTTTAGGTTCAGATTTTGCTTTAGTAGATTTTTCTTTAGGTTCAGATTTTTCACTAGCTTTTCTACCACGTTGTCCTGGTTCTTTTAATCCTAGTGCTTTTAAAATTGCATTGTTTGTTTGGTTTGCTTGAAGGGCATTACCTGAATTATCAAATTCTTCTTGTTTTTCTAAAGCTTTAGCAACTCTTGGGTCTCTAGCTTTACCAACTACTTTAGAGCGGATAGCTTTAAGTACGTCTTTTGCCTTATCTGCATCTTTTTTAAGGTCATCTCTTGAAACACCCATATCTTTAAGTATTTCATCTGTTATATCTTTTGTAGCATCTTCTAGTGTTTGATCTTCACCATATTTTGCTGCTACTTGTTGATCATATCTACCTCCAAAATCAGGAACTTCATTTAAAGTATCTTCTTCAAGTTCTTCGGATTCAGTTACTTTTTTATATTTTTTTAAAAAATCTGGAGATTTTTCTGTTGAATCATCAGGGTCGGTTGTTTGGGGGAGACCTTTTTTAGAATCTGTAGGTACTTTTAAGGTAAAAAGTCCAGCTTCGTTTAAAGCACCAGCTATTTCTTCACGTATAATTTCAAGTAATCGAGTCTGTTTCATATTGTATTTTATTAATAAATATTAAAGGGACATTACTTGTTTAATTTTTTGTATTCTTTCCTCAGTAGTGCCTGATAGTTCAGAATATCCTTTAATAGTATTAAGTTTAGATTTATGTTGTTCTAGTAATTTTTTAATAGTTTTATCAAGTTTTATTCTATATTTAGAATCTACTACACGAACTCCATTATCCTCTAGTTCTACACCTTCAGGTGAAACATAAAATATGTAATCATAATCTCGTATTAATTCAGATACAGCCTTATTTAAATCAGCAGATATAAAAAATGGGATAGTAGTTGATAAATGACTAAATGCCATAACATCAATTACTGTACGATCTGTTATTATATTTTTATGAAGTAATTCACTAGCTCGTTCAGCTAAAAATATAAGTTGACCTTTTAATGTTGAATCTGTGTTTAATGGAATACCCAAATCACGTAAATATTTTGAACGCTCTGTTGCAAAATGATAGTCTGCAAACTCTGGTAGTTCTTTTAAAGCATTAACTAATGTAGTTTTACCTACTGAAATTGTGCCGCAAAATCCTATTTTCATAACTTTTATTTTATATATTTATTTTTAATAATTTGTTAAACTTTTTAAAACATATATAAGATCTTTAGCTTCATCTTTTAATAATTTTAAATATTTTGAAGCATTTTCCCCTTCATATTCCCCTATACTAGAAATATTTTTAATTAACACATGACATGCTTCTTTTATATCTAAAAAATTACTATCTAAATCATCCCAATTAATTTGGGTTAATAAAGATTTTATAATTTTAATGTAATTAGAAGCTAAAACTTCGGCAAGTAATTTAGATATCCTTCCCATATTTTTCTTTTAAAATTTTTTTAGCTTTTTGAATAGCTTGACGAATAAAAAGAATATCTTGATCAATTTGTTTTGATTCAGATTCTGTAAGTTGTTTTTTCTCTTTTTTCATATTAATTAGTTTTTTAATATAGATTCTGCTACATAAACTCCATGCGCTCCCGAAACTGTTATACCACGAGCGGATAAAGCATCTCCTACGAAATGTACGTTAGGATACTTTGTTAAACTAAGATCTTCATAATTTACTAATGGTTCTGGTGAAAGATATTTAACTTCCGGCATATAAATTCCCCAATCATCTTTAAGTGTAGGGAATACTTTTTTCATATCTTCAATAAAATCAACAATATATTGAGCATATTCACCTAACGAATCATATAAATACATTAAATCCTCTACTTGAATCGAGGATACATCTGTACCTTCTGATGTTAATGATGGTTTACGTGATGGGCTATAATATGTTCCAGTTCCATCAATTTGTACTTTTTTAACTGCTTCTCTACACCATTCAAATGGATTATCAATACCTTTAATTTCCATTAAGATACCAAAATTGGTCATTCCATTTAAATATTTAGGATCTTTTTTAGCATGTCCATTGTAACTTACATCACCATATGTTTCCTCTACAGCAACAAATGCTGCATTATTGTTTGTGCAAAATGAACGTAATGATACTCCTTTATCTTCAAATTTTCTATATAACTTAAAGTCATATGAAATATCAATTAATTTTTGAAAATGTTCTTGTGGTGCCTCAAATCGAACTCCAATTTGTACAGATTTAGGTTCATCTGGTAGTTCATATTCGTTTGCTAGTTGTTGAGCAAAATCAATTCCTGATTTACCTACTGCAAATATAAGTTCATCATATTCTAAAGTAAAATTATCTACTTCACTAGCATTTGTAACTACAATATTATGTTTAAAATTAATTTTAGTTACTTTAGTTTCCCATTGAAATTCAACACCTTTAGATACCAAATAATCGTACCAATTTTTAGCAATTTCAGATAGATAATCTGTACCTACGTGCCATACAGGAAACAAACGTAAACCAAAGTATGGTTTAATAAATTCAGGTTCAGATTCAGGGTTTGAACATTGTACTTCCTCTGGTTTAGGGTGGAAACGTTTAAAATTGGTAATAACTTGATCCATCAATTCCATTGCTTTTTCCTCACCTGTGTATTTTGATAATACACCACCAATTGCTGTATGGTAAGTTAACTTGCCATCACTCCATCCTCCAGCTCCTAGCATACCTGTCATTACCTCCTCCGGTAAGCGATTATATGGATCTTTACCCATATCAATTATGGTAATAAGTTCTCCAGGATAACCATTATCTACTAATTTAGTTGCAGCATTTATACCTGCTACACCTGCTCCTACTATTACTATTTTTTTGTCCATGTTTTATTTTATGTTTAAATATACGAAAAAAAAAGTGACCTCCCAAAGGAGGCCACAGATCTCTAATAATTTTTTTTAAGTTGACAGGCTATGAATCTGTCTGTAAGTTATTTTTTTACTATTTTTTTTATTTTCTTTTGACGATCTTCTAATTTATATGTTTTGTTAGTTTTAGATAATAAACTTCTCCAAAAATTTTCTGTATCACGGGGAGTAGTGTCCTCTTCTACTTTAACTGTAATAGTTTTAGGTTCTCCAATCATTGGTTCATATGTAATTTCATATTCTCCGGCTTTAATATCTTTATTGTTTCTTACATTTTCGTTTAAAGTACGATTAAGTTCTTCTTTAACTAATTGTTTTAAATTATCTAATTTCATGATTTATGTATTTTTAACTTTAATGTTCCTGTTCCTTTAATGACTCTATGCCACTCGTGTCTTGGTATAAATATACGTTCTTTTAGTGAGGTAGGCAAACAATTTTCTAACTGGAGTTGCCAATTAGTATCTTCTAGAATTTCAATTGTTCTAGCTTCATCATCACGATGCCATAAAAGTTCAATTGGATCTATATTTTCGTTAAATTCACGAATGATATATTTATCAGTAACTTCTATGTCTGTGTATGGGATCATTTTCTCTTATCTACCCACCAGATACAAATATATTCAGTTGGATCAGCGTGAATTTCACCATTACCATGCCAATCTATATAATATTGACCTTCACATAATTGTGTTTTCTTATTCCATTTAGCACAGTTAGCACACATAGCACCACCTTGAGGAACAGATTTTGCAGGTTGAAAACCATCGGGGAATTGGAGTTCAGGTGTTTCTTCTTCGGAAAGTTTATTAATTTCTTTTCCGGCTTTAACAGCTGTCTTATATGCTTTAGATCCTTTTGGAGATGGTTTTTCCCCACGTTCACGTTTAGCACGTATGTTGTCCCATAAACCAGGACGTTCTTTAAGTACTTCTTGTACTATTTTTTCTAATCTATTCATCACCAGAATCCTGAAAAGGATGATTTTAATCCAAGTAATTTTGCGTACCTTGGAAGCCTACAACTCCAGTATGAAGCTTTAGTTTTATCTGTTTTATTTTTGCAATCGTGACGTGCAGCAAATGCTTTTCTAGCTTTTGGATTATTTATTTTAGCTGATAGACCTGTTGTGTCTCCAAAACTAACTTTTTTAATTTTTTTAGTTTGAGGGTTTTTTACGTAAACATAGAATTTTTTAGATCCTCCACGCTTTGGTTTTCCAAGTGGGGGATTTTTCTTTTTATCTTCTGCTTCTTCAAGTTCCTCGTTTTCAAGTAAAAGTAAATCTAAAGGCACTTTTTGATTTTCATATAAACCAAAGTTACCTAAATCAGTTTCCTCTAAAATTTCTTTATCATCTTCGTTTACATGAATAATTTCACGTAAATATAATGAACGAGCTTCTGCCCATAAATTAAGGAATGATTGCGAACCATATCGGAACGTGTTTTCGGTAAGTGGGAGTTGTTTATCCACGTGATATCGCAGATTCTCCGACAATATTTCTTTTTTAACTAAACTTTCATTTAGTACAACACCAGTATTACCTACATTGTCACAGCTGTGACAACCACAGTTGCAACTATCTTTTTTTAAATATACTTCTTTAATAAGGTGTTTTAAACGGGATTTGTCCATGTTATCCAAATATTTTATCAAAATCTAAATATATAGCACTTTGCTTAGCAGCAAAATTATCTAATAAATTTTCGTTATTGTCTAATTTTTCAAAACTAATTTGAAAAAATTTTATACTACCATTAGGAAGAACATTTGCTAAGTAATTTCCATCACCTGGTTTTCTATTTAACTTAGATTTAACCATTTTAGATGCCATTGCTCTAGCACCTTCTTTAGAATCTGTTGGATTTTTTAATTCTGTATTAACAGTATCTATATTTTGTTTAATAGTAGCAAATACATTGTATTGGGATGCTAATCTTTCTAAATCGGGAATGCGTTCAAGTTCAAGTAATTGTTCAAATGCTGGGATAAGATCTGTTCCTTTAAAGTTTGTTGGGTTAATAGCAGGACCTTTTTCTTTGCTACCTAAAACTTCACTTAATGCTTTAATACCAAATATGATACTTAATAATTGAAGATTATCTCTATCAGTTCCAAATCGACCTAAACCAATTTTACCTACGTGAGATTTATATGCTTTAACTTCAACACCTTTTCCATTAATGAATAAATCGGGATCATCACCTGATCGTCCAACTTTTACATCACTACCTGAGAATTGGTAAAGCCAATATAAAGCGATTTCTCCATTACCTACACCTTTTGTTTCACCTTCTTCTTCACCTTTTTTAGGTGGGGCAACATTATATAATTTATCAAAAGTTGGTTTATCCTCAGAACTTACTTGTTCCATGAAAGTACCGTTTTTTAAAGTATATTTTCCTCTTGGAGTTGGGATAGGTTCGCCTTCTTTTAATCCTAATGTTTTTCGGATTGTAGCATCATATATATCTTCTTCAGTTCCTTCACTAATAGTTGTTAGTTTTGGAACTAAAACATTTTCATTTATTAATTTATAAAGTAATTCAACATCCTTAGGATCCTTCATATCAGGATATCCTTTAGGAAATTTGTAAGATACATCACGTATGAATTGTTCTAAAATATCCATTATGCTGGTGTTTCTTCTGTTGGGGTTTCTGCAGGAGGTGTTTCTGCAGGAGGTGTCTCTAAGCTTTCAATTCCAGCTCCAGTTTCACTGTCACCTTCTTCTCCTTTAACGCCATACCTTAGCATGTTTGCTATAGATTGAGAAGCTCTCTCTTCTTCCGGTAAATTAAGTAAATAGTATTTTTTACCTTCTACTTGAGCAATCCAACTACGTCTTCCATAAATTAAATAAAAATTTTGGTCGTTTTTTAAATTAATTCTAAATGTAGAAGGACGAGGTGCTACCCAATCAATTGAGGATAAAAAATTATCATATTCTAAAGTAAGTAAATCAACTATAACTTTTTTAAGTTCAGGGAATTTAGTTAACTCATCGTATTCGATAGCTTCTGCGGGGGTAATAGTGTTAGCAGAGTATACTTGACGAGCTAAGTCTTGAATTCTTCTCTTAAGTTGATCTTTAGTCATTTTTATTTAAGTTTAGCTAAAATAGCTTCTTTAATTTTTTTCTTCATTGCGGTTGATGTAGCAATTTTACCTGCTTTTTCATCGGGCATACCTTTAGCTGTTAAAGTATCAAATATTTCACCACGTTTTTTAATTTGTTTTTTTGACATTTCATCAATAGCACCTTCTTCAGAAGCTACGTCTACCATAGCATCTAGTTGAGGTTCTTTTATTTCAAAATCAAGGTAATGTTTAGCTGAAATTAACATGTTTTTAGCTTCAATAATTTTTGCTTGCCACCAATGTGGAAAATCAACTTCTTGTTCACCTTCAAATTGATCAACCATTTTGTAAAGTTCCATAGCATATTTTCCAATACGATATAGATCCGCTTTAAGCATATGTGGTTCATCATCTGTATGGCCTAAGTCAAGGTCTTCGTTCATACTAGGTTTTACTCTAGTAGCATTTACTTTTAAATAACTACCTTTACTATCTTCTGCTGGTTTTCCATTCATTGTATCTAAATAAACTAAATTAGCTTCAGTATCAAAACTGCCTATTTTGTATTTAGTACCTTCAAATTCAACAGTATCTCCTTTTTTTAAACCAGTATTTTCGTTCATTTTATTTAAACCACCTTTAAGCATATGTGGTTTATCATCTTCATGACCTAAGTCAAGATCTTCATCTAATTCAACTCCTCTTGCTTTAAGGATATCAGCTTTAGTTACTTTGCCATCTCCAGTTAAATCAGGGAATGATTTTTTCTTTTCAGATAATGGTTTAGATAGTACTGATTGAATCATTTCTTTTAATTTGTCTCCTTGTTCCATAGGTTCTTCAGTTGTTGGTTCTGCTAATTTCTCAGCTTGTTTTTTTCTCATTTGCTTAACGGCGATACTATATGCGTATTGTTCGCCGTCCGAGCCTTTTGAGTTGTAAAGTTTATCTAAACGACTATTAATAATGGTCTTAAAATTCTGGTAAATCTCTTGAGATTCCTCTGAAGTAAAAGGTTCATTAATAGGTTGTTCCATTTTTTAAGCTGCTTTGTCTTCTGCAGTTGAAGTTTTCTTAAATTCTGCTGCTAATTTTTTAATATTGTTAGCGGCACTACGTGCTCTACCACGAGCGGCTTTTGATGTTTTACCATGTTCAGCTTCTAAAGTAGCTAATTGTTCTTGAATTGCGTTAAAAATTTCTGTTGTGTTCATAGATTTGATTGTTTATATAGATTTAATTGTTTACTGTTCTCCTCCACCAATATATTCGCTAACGAAAAATTTTAGTGTGTTTCCTATTTGTGTTTCTAGTTTTTCATTTTGCATTCCTTTAGCAATTTGAAATGATTTCATTAAGTGATCCATTAGATCAGCTTCAGTACCTTTCATATCTGCAGCTATATCTTCTAAACCACCACCTGTAGCAGGTACATCTTCAATAGGTGCATCTTCTGCAGGTACATCTTCGATGGTTGTATCTTCGATATTTACATCTTCAACATCTGCTTCTTTGTCTTTTTTAGCTTCTTCAAGTTCTCCACCTTCATAAACTGGATCGTAATCAGCATTTAATTCTGCGTCTGTTTTGTCACTGTCATCAATGTCTAATTCTAATTCAGATAAGATATATTCTCTGATTTTTGCTTTTATTCCAGCTTTTTTTCCTTTTTCGTATTCATATTTGTCTACGTCAGCCCTTTCTTCACGAGATTCTTCTTCGTTGAGTGATTTAAAGGTTGGATTTAAATTTTCAAGAGATTTATTTTCTTTTAAAAATTTTGTTAAGTCAAAAGTATCTTTCATTTTATAATAAATATTAAATTATTTTTTAGTTGTCGCGTATAAATATTCAGAAAGTAATGTTCCTATAACTCCTACTTTTTGTCTAAGGAATATCCATTTTTCTTTTTCTAAATGATGTGGTTCTTTAAATGATATCCCCATTATTCCTATTAAATGGTCATCTAAACTGTGTAAGCCCACTATGCAAGATGCTTTAGTACCACATTGGTTAGTAAAAAATTCTAACCCATAACTATCTTCAGCATTGTTTATATCAGAAACATACAATTCATTGTCTTTATATACTTTAGAAAGTACTCTAGGAAATAAAGATACAGGAATATTTTGAAATGTACCTTGTATGTTTGGAGTTTCAGGGGTACATTTTTCGTAAAATATAGAAAATTTCTGGATAGATTTGCCTGTAGGGTAAAAATGGCCTCCGTTATGGAATTGAGCAATCCATACTCTATCACATTCTAGTTCCTCTAATACGATTTCAAGTTGATTGTCTACTAAAGTTGAAGTTTCAAGAGCATCAAACATTAAAGTATTTTGGGATTTTTTTTCCATTTTTAGTTTAAACCAAGCTACTATAATAGGACCTAGCACAGCAGTTATTAATGCTACTAAAATTGTTGTAAATACAGTTGTTGTCATTTTTTAAGTGAATTTAAATAATTAATAGATTCTTCCATAGCCTTTAATGCACGATCTTTATCAATCCCACCGACCCATTTTTGTACATCACCCGCTTCTGTTACAAAGCTATTATTACTTTCTGACAACTTATTATCTATGAAACTTTTATAATCTTCTACATGAAGATCAATTTCTTTATTAAATGTTTGATTTACATAATTTTCCCACTTTCCAGATATTTTTAGTTGGGTTTCTGTTGTAGCTCTACAATCTAAACATTCACCATAAGATTTAAAATAGTGTATGTCTAATTGTTTGTCCATGTTTTGTTTACATTTTGGACAAAATATAGGAATAGATAAATTTTTAAATTTATCCAATTTAGTAATATTTTCTTTTAAACCATCTTTGATAGTCCATTCTTTACCATCTGATTTCCAAATGTCACCTTCTTTATGTTCTCCTTCAGGAGTTTTACTATAACCTATTCCAACAGTTGTTCTGTCTCCATATTTACCTTTAACAAGGTTACGTAAACGTTCAACGTCTCTTTTTTGAAATTCTTTTTTTAAAACTGAATCTGACATTTATAAATCGTATTTTTTAAGAATCTCTATTGTTTTTGGGGTAGAAGTATGTAAAATTGCTTTACCACTAGCTGCTCTCCAAGCATCTATATTTTTTTGCATATCATCTATAAGTATATGCTTTGATGTTGCAAATGTTGATTTTTGAGAAGCAGGTACAAATATTTCTTTATTTACACCATTAAGGTGTTTAGAAATCCATTCTTTTTTACCTTGAATAGCTTGATTAAATTCAGGATTTAATTGTTGATCTTGAGGTAAATTAAAATCTACTGCGGGTGCTGATAGGATATTTGGGGAAGAAGATTTAATGTAATTCCAAAGTTCTTCTCCTCCGGGTTGCCAAGGTAAGTTAGCCCAAAAATCTTTTTCATTTTCTCCAACGCTTTCTCTAAAAAGTTTCCAAAAATAAGATTTACCTTTAGCATTAGCTTCATCTGTAGATTCTCCTGTTAAATTTTCATATCCTTTATCAAAATCACAAAGCACACCATCCATATCACAATATATAGTGTATGGCTTAATCGCTTCATATAAGTCAAGTAAAGTTGGTATTTTTTTCATGTATTAATTTTAATAAATTTACAACCTATTTTTTACTCGTTCAAGTAATTCTTCAGTAAATGGGACACCATGTCTATTTTCAAATTCGTTTACAAGTCTATCTGTTGATAACTTTTTATTTTTTAATAAAATATATGCTCCTAAATCAGCATCCATTTCATCTTCTTCAGAATATGGTCCTGTATGTCCTAAAAGTAAATGTGTTATTTCGTGTGCTTCAACAAATTTAAAATCCCTAAAATCTAAATCAGAATTTATAAAACGTTCACCATTAAGAATTATTACTTTATCTTCTGGGGAGTAAAAACCATATCCATATTTATTAAATAAAGGTTTTAAAATTTTATAATTTTCGTAATTTTTAAAAGCAACTAATATGTTTATATCTGGTTTAAATATGCTTTTATATAATAAAGTACCATCATCATCTTCTTCCTCGTTTAGTTGTTTAGGTGTATTATCATGTCTACATTTATGGCAAACATATAAATCCTTGCCTCCGGTTGCTATTGGCCAACTATGATCACATTTATCACATGCTATTCTATCGCCTTCAATACCTTTAGTTATATCAATAATAGATTTTTTTAATACTATAAATTTACCTTTTTCTCCTGATTTAGATACAAAATCTAAACCTGCATCTTTTCTTGAGTATCCGGGGAGTGTATTGGTTTTAGTTAAATTATTGTAGATATTTCCATATCCACTTTTATCTAAACTTGATATTCCTATATATTCTGGTTTTTCTTGTTCAACAAAATCTAATAAAATTTTATACATTGTTGATAATATTTTTATATAATTTTCTCTAGCATTTCTTGTAGGTTCATTTGAAGATTCATTATTATTTTTTTCATCAAATTGTATATTATAAAATAACTCTTCATCTTTATAAGGGCTAGGAATATTTTTAATTGAGTAAATATATTCAATATTTCCTACTTTAAATTCCCCACTAAATAAATCACCATATATTTCAACAGCATTATTTGGGTTGAGAGATATTTCATTTACTTTTAATTCATGTAATTGAGAAAATATTTTATTTGAAAGCTTTGGAGTATAATTATATTTTGAAGTATCAACAATCCATTCAGTTATTGTATCTGTCCAATTTCGGAAAGTCATATTACCTTTTTCGTATGCTTCTCTTTCAATTTTAGGTAAATCTCCATCCTTATTTGTATCTTGAGTTGCAATATTACCTAAACGATTTTCACAGTTTTGCATGTGGTGAATCATTTCGTGCGCAAATGAACGCATAATGTCTTTTGGATGACGATCCATTGTATAAAGTACTATAACGCGTTGATTCGGGTCGTAATACGCCGTTTTACCGAAAAAATTCCTAGCGTTTTCAACATCATCTTCTACAAATTTTACTTTAGGTAAAGGATGAATATTCATTCCCTTATCTAACATAAATTCGGTAAGTGATTTTAAGTGTTTTGGGTAATCAAATTTACTAGGTTCAGCATACTTTATTTCATTTAGTGGTGTTTTGGTTAAAATAGACCAAACACCATCTTTTTCTTCCTGTGATAGTTCAGTTGGAAGATATGATTGAAATTTATCTTTATCTCCACTAATTAAAGCAGCTCTTGTTTTTGTTCCACTGATTCGATCTTCACCTTCTTCTGTTTTAATTACTATTGTTTTAAAGTTAGGATATTTACCTTTTAAACTATCAAATCGTTTTATATCACCTAAATCCATTTCACCTCTAATACCAACTACTGGATAAAAATATGTGTCTGGATTGTTTTTTATAAGTGAGCTAATATCTGCAATAGGTGAAGAGTTATCTGAAATTTTAATTTCAACATTAGAGGGGAGATATTTTTTATAGATATCCCATATTGCTAAACTTTCTTCTTTAGTTACACCATCTCTTATTTTATGACCTATTAAAACAATTACTTTATCAAAATTAGGGTTTTGTGCTACTTCATTAACTAATACAAAATGTCCTATAGTTGGAGGTTTAAATCCACCAGGGATTAAAGCAACACCTTTTTGTTCAGATTCTAAAAGTGGAAATATAAGTGATTTAACTAATGAATTCATTTATTTTAGATTGAGCTTCTTCTTTAGAAATGGAGGAGTTTATAATATTTTGAGCTAGATTAGAATCAAGGAAATTTTGAATTTCTATATTTAATTTTTCTTTTAATTTATTAGATTTTTCTTGTTCTTTTTCAGTTTTTTGTTTTGGATCTTTTGGATCAAATGGAGTAACATACTTTTGAATAATTTGATCAATATCTTTTAATGTTTCGTTATTACCAGTATTGGATACAGATATAAAGTTATTACCAAATAATTGTTGATATAAAGGGAAATTTTTAGCTACCATAAGCCATGTTCCTAATACCGCACCAGGGAGTAAACTCCTATCTTTTCCACCTGATTTTTCAAATCGTTCTTCATTGCGTTTTAAAGATGTTTCTAGTTCAGTATAAACATATAACATCATTACTTCATATCCCGCTTCTTCAAGTTGAGATTTTAGTTTTAATGTTTGGTTTGAGGATGAAGAGGTACCATCTAAAATAAATGATTCTTTATTTAATATAGTTTGAGGTAAATCTTGGGTTTTTAATTGTTTTGCAGCAGTTTGCATTGCTGACATAAATTTACTTCTATCTTCGGAATCTGCTGTTTTTTGATCTAGTGTAAATTGATCTTGTTTTGATAACGCTGCTATAGTATCATCAATGTTAAGAATTTTAAATTTACTTAAGTTTAAATCTTTTAGGATAGTTCCTTTTCCAGATCCTGGTGCTCCCGCTAATATAATAGCTTTAGGACTATCTTGCACTTCCTTTAATAATTGGATAAGACTTATCATAATTATACATATTACAACTCTCGCTTAACACTAGTTTTAAATTCAGTAAATATTGGGGAGTGGGTTGGGTTTTCTAAATCAAATAATTTTTTAACTGTTAAGAAAATATCAATATTTTCCTCTTGTGTACGAGATGACTCATACATTTCCCATCCTTTACCTTGTATTTTATCTTTAGCACTTTTACGTTTGCTTGATTTTAACCATAAAATTCCATAACGATCTGCTTTTTTACCAAAACATTCTTCATAGCATTTACCATAAATTGCAGTTTGTAAATCATATGTTGTTTGTAAGTGATTTGATGTTTTAAAGTCAATAATCCAAATTTCACCATTAATTTCGCATACCATATCACAAGTACCTGCTACTTTTATTTCATCTGAAAATAAATGCACTTCAGCTTCAATTAGTGTTGGTTTATATTCTTCCCAAAAATCTACAAAACGTAAAAACATTTGCCATACATCTGGATTAAATAATGGAGTTCCACTTGGGGATAAAAAGTTAAGTTCTTTCCCGTTTAAATACTCTTCAATCATTTCATGCACTTGAGTACCTTCTTCACCTGCTTTTTTAACAATGTGTTCTGAAGCAAATCCTACTTGTTTAAGCCAGTTTTCAAAAAATTTACCTTTTGGGTAATAACTTAAAACATAAGTAATAGAAGGGTAATATTTACCATTTCTACGATAATATCTTGAATCGGGTAATGTTATTTGTTTTGCATCTTCTGAAATTTCTAAGATCCTATTGTAAGATCTTTTAATGTTTCTTTTTGTCATATAGTTGATAGTTTCTTCTCCATAAGTTTATATTGTGTTAATGGAGACACTGTTTGTATTAGTTTTGTAAAATTTTCAAAACCTAATTCACTAGGGTCTTTCCCTTGTAATTCTACTAAATAAACTTCCTTTCCAACATCTAATAGTTGTTCACAAAATCTAAGTGCTTGCTTTATAGCATCGTTATCTAAAGCAATATATATTTTTTGTACTTTTGATTCAACTAATTTTTTCATTAAACTAGGTTGAATATTTTTTCCAAATAATGGAACCGCATTTCGTTTTATTGCCATAGCATCAAATGGTCCTTCACATAATATAATAGGTAAATCCCAGTTAATAAACAATTCTAACGGTATAATATCGCGAGACGTTTCCGGGTTGCGGTACTTGGTGTAAGGATTTGGTTCGAATGATCTAGCGGTAAAATAATTTAATTTACCGGTGCTATTATATGAAGGTATAACTATCATATTATTATATTGGCCTGAATTACAGTAACCAATATTATATTTTAAAATATCCTGTTGAGTTATATTTCTTTTTTTAAGGTAAGACCAAGCATGTCTTGCTACAATATCCTTACTATTTGTAAATGTTTTGAATTCTTTTGGTAATTCTAATGTTGTTGTAGTTGATTCACCTATATTGTGTAAAGATACATTTTTAACTAGTTTACTTAATTCATGAAAGTGACTAGCATCAACTTTAATTTGATTAAAAAGACTTTTTATTGATTTTCCTTTTTTACTACACGTCCAACAAGCCCATTGATTTATACCATCTTTATTTTCAGTAAAATTAACTTCAAGTTTGGGTTTGTGGTGATGGCAGAAAGGACAAGTATAAGATTGATTTCCTCTTGCAGTACGTTTGCCTGCTCCTAGAACAGAATTAACTAAATTAACTAGTAATTCATTTACCATAAATGTAAGATACAATATTAATCTTGGGGAACAAAGTCTTTTCGAAAAAACTTTCCTAAAATATTATCATTTATCCAATCGTTTGGATTTTCTAAAACACCTAATTGAAACAAATATTTGCATTCATAGTATGTCAATAGTTTTTTGTTTGAAACAATACATAAAATTTTACGGTCAAAATCTTTTTGTTTTCCTAATTTTATAAGTTCAAGTATAGGTTTTGCTGAGCCGTAGTAAGTTTTCCAGTCAGATTCTTTTATGATTTGTTTTGTAGTAGATGTTCTCCCCCTAGTTACAGGTTGTTCAGCTAATTCTTTTTTACCTAGTTTTTTCTTTACATTGTGGTATAAAGATTTTTTACCTAAATAAGATTTACCGGTTGGCATATGAACAGAAATATAAATAAAACCATAGGTTCCTTGGGGAAAATCTGTTATGTCTTGTATTCTTTTATCTTTATATAACCAATTTGACATAAATTTTAAAAATCAAAGTTTATTAATATTGAGGTGTCTGTAACAGAGGATACAGGTAACGGTTGAGCAAGTTTTGCTACCGCTAATAATTCTTTATTATTATTATATAACCCAACAGTTGTAATATATGGAGAAAAATATGAACCTGTTACGTTATTATTTAATTGTCCACTTCCTGGTTGAGGGAATAAACTACCACTACCATTACTTATAGCTGCTGATCCTGATGTTAATGATGGGTTATTTGAAAAATTAAATTCGTTTTCTCTAATAGTGCATTTATATTGGGTTTCATGTATAGTGACTGTACTTTCAAATGAGCAAGATACGAAGGGGTTAAATGGGATTAGAAATAAAGTGTGATCATTACTTACAGGTTGAGTAAGAATTATTATCCCATGTTCATATATTATATTTCCTACAGGTTCATAATAATTATTATACGAAAATTCTGAATAAAATATGTTTCCTTCACTATCATCATAAAAATAATAAGAGGGGTATTGTTGAATTATATCAAATCCCATCCTAAAAGAGCCAGGTTTTATATATTCTCCAAATAGATTAGAAGGAATTGAAATTACTACTATTTGGGCGTTTGAGGAAGTTGGAAAAAATCTAATTGAAGTTGAAGTATATGAACCAGATAACAAATAACCATCTAATGAATCAAAATTAAATGTTTTAAGAAATGTACTAGAAGGATAATTATAATAATTTGGAGTATAAGCATCACCAGTTATAGTTCCATCGTTATTAAATGAAGCAGTTGCTGCAAGGGAACCAACAGGGGATAAAAGATAATTAGAGTAATAAAGTTCTTTAATAGAACGATATATTAATTGACTTGATTGAGATGTAATATATCCAGTATTGTTTGAACCAGATACCCATAAAGATGCTGTGGTATTTGTTCCAGTAAAAATATCAATGCCCGAACCAGTTATATTAGCATGTCCATCAAAAGTAAAAGATTTATTTACCTTAAAAGGAGAAACAATAACATCAGAAGTTATAAATGGTTTGAATATGCTCATTCATTCTAAAAATCTAATTTTACTCTAACTAAAGCTTCTTTTGTAAAATCTTTTAATAATGGTCTTGACATTTTAGCTACCGCTACCAATTCATTACTATCGTTATACATTCCAATAGTAGTAAGATAAACTTGGGGAGCATTAATAAAATCATCATAAATTACCTCACCTGTTGAACCGGAAATAAATGATGGGTTTTCAGAGTAGTTAAATTCACTATTACGTGCTCTAACAAAAACATAATCTGAGGTAAGTGTTTCTTGGGAATTAGCTGTAAATGATGCTCCTCCAGAAATAGCTGTGAATAATCTTCTACTATTAAATCCATCTGAGTTATTTGATCTACTAGGAGATAAATTAATTGATCGAGATACAGCAGCAGGGTTAATTAATATAGTTCCTAAATCAGGAAATACTAAACCATATGAACCAGATCCGGCTACATATCCACTATTTGCTAAAGTTCCTGCAGTTCCATTAGATCCAGAAATTAATTGATATACTCTAGTTGAACCTAAGAATTGAGATACTGGATTATCTACTGAGTCATCTGTAAGAAATAAAGATTGGATTCCAGATCCAGAAAGTTTTAAATTTAAAGATCCAGGGAATAAAGATTGTTTGTATCTTGCTCTTTCAAAATTTATTACCCAAAAATTATCAGTTGTATAAATATTAGTTCCTTGTCCAAAGATAAAAGATGAATTTTCATCCTCTAAAATCATAGAACGATATTGACCATATATAGTTTTTGTAGGAGATACTCCAGGAACCGCATTATTATATAATACACTTCCACTTCCTAATTGATCCGCATATGCTATATCAAATTGTACCGCAGCATTTGAAAGTGTAGATCCAGTTTGATAAACACTATAGTAATAAGTACCTGCAGATGAAGCAATTTGAGTAGATGAAGTAAAAAAAGTAGTTAAATTTGGGGTATCTGTTGACCACAGAGTATTAACAATTGAATCTGAACTGACTAAAAAATCTTCAGGGTCTAATCTTTTAAATGACATATTTTATAATTTAAGCTATTGTTTTATTAATTAAAACGGGGATGGTTAAACGAGCTCCACTATCTAGACCTACAACAGTTAATGTAGCGGAAAGTTGAGTGTTAGTACCAAATAAAGTATTTACTGTTGTTGCTCTTAAATTAATTTGAGAACCAATTATAGTTTGAGAAACATTAGTTCCTAAAGTTGTTGTAATAGGTGCATTTGATGTTTGTGCAGCTGTTGTATTAATTCCAATCCCCGTAAATGTACTCATTAATCTAACATCAGAAATTGTAGCCGAATATCCACTAGTTTCATATGCTTGAGCATTACCTAAATAATTTAAAGTTTGTGGGGTAATAGCTAACGAAGCACCTTGTTTTAAAGTAATAGCTGAATAGCCTAAATTTAAAACTGGTAGTTTAGCTGTTCCACGAGGTAAAGTAGCTAATTTATACTTCATAATTTGAGTTTCTTGAGGAAAAGCCTCAAGTAAAGGCATGTTTTGAATAGCTTCTCCATAAAATGCAGATCCGGAAGGATGGGTTGGATTATATAAAGTATAATCTATTTCATCATCTGCAAAAGCAAATTGTGTAATTCGAAAAGAACCATCATTTTTTGCTAAAAGTTCTCTTCCTTTTGTTGTTAAAATTGCATCTACTGTAACGACGCTATTATTTAAATATCCCATATTATTGTGTTATATATTATATTATACTAATAAATATTATGTAATCAAACCTTTTTGCGTAAGATCTAATATAACTTCATCTATATTTTTATTTAATTCAGGAACTACAAATTCAGGTTTTATAAGATAAGGACCTTCTGAATTAGGGGGTCTAAACCCTGTTATAACATTTTGTGCAGCATCATCAACATATCTACGAATTAAAAAGTGATCTAAATTAAATACACTGGAAGATGCTGAAACAGGTAAGTTTGCATTAAAATGAACTTCAATAGATCCTGTTTGAAATATTCTTCCAGATCCACTTTCTGCAGGACCAAAGATATTTTTTACCATATATGCAAAATCTTCTCTACCTTCAAATTTAAATTCATCTCCATAATTTATTTTCCAAGGTGATTGGATTGTATTAAAACCGGATCCTATGATATCTTTTGCTTTAACATTAGGGTTCCCATATAATTGGGTTAAAGTGGTTTGGGAAGAGGTAATTATATATGGATAAGTAGTTTTATTACCCCAATTCCAAATAGAATTAACACCAGAGGATGTTACAGGTAATGTAAATATTGGGTATTGGGAAACTTGTAGAGAGGAAACTCCATAAAGTTTAAAATTTACGCTATTAATAACTGGTTCCCACATATAATAAACTGTATATATGTCACCCACTGTTAGTGAGGAATTGGGAATAGTAATAGGGTCTAAAGTTAAATTAAAATTTTGGGGGACTGGTGGAGAAGAAGCTGGTGTGGAAAAAGTATTAAAACTATAAACTTCACCCCCATCTTCTAGGGTCAATTGGGCTCCATTTTTATAAATATAAAGATACACATTAATACTAGATCCCTCATAAGAACCAAATGTTCTAATATTTATTTCAGTAGTAAATGATAAATTAACTCCATCAGTTATAGCTGTTTGGGGGATTTGATATCCATTTCCCGAAAAAAAGGAGTTACCATAATTTATAATAGGAAAAGTAACTTGAGTAATAGTATTAGGTGCGATAAGACCAGTGCTCATATCACCATTTGTTTGATTTTGTGTATATAAAGCCTGGTAATTTCCTACAGTTCCATTTGGAGAAAGAATTATATCTTCAAAACTCATAGTAGTATTCCATGTAACATTAGGAAGTTGACCATATTGAGTATATAAAATAGGTTCAAGGTGTGTTCCTCCTCTAATAACAGTTCTGTAAGGGTCAAGTGGGGATATAGATCCATTTTTTGTATTAATAATTACTCTTTCACCAGTTTGAAATGTTTGTTGCATTATTGATAGTGAATCTTTTGAGGTATTTGGAATAACTACAGTACCATCAGCTTTAATTAAATATATAACATTCATTGCTGATGCATTTTCTTTTTCTGGTGGCCATCCACCAATCCCATCACAATATGCTATTACTGTTTTTAAACTTTCTATAGTTGGTAATTTACCATATGTTCCTGTATCTTCAGGGGTCCAGTAATTTAAATGTTGAGAAGTTGATTTTGAACCATCATATTTTAAAATAGTAGATTTTTTAGAAGTATAATTTGAATCAGGTACAGTAGCGGGGGTTGCGGATCCAGTAATTAATAATGCAAAATTTACAGGAGTTGTTCCATCTGAGTAGTCTACATCTAGAGCAAAAGTACTTTCTCTTTGTTCATTAACACTATTTAAAAGAGCATTATTATCGCTGTTATAAAAATTAGGTTCGGTAATATAAGGTTCAATTATAACAGGATCATATTCTTCTGCTGAAGGGGCTATACTTTGAGTAACTAAAAAACTACCTGATTTTAAATTTAAACTTCCAATTGAAGGGGAGTAAACAAAATATAATCCATCTGTACCTAATGGATAATAAGATGCGGATATAATTGTAGTAACATTGGATCCTGGGGATATAATTTTTTGAGATAAAGTTCCATTATTGGTAGATGCTATTACAAAAAAACCATTTGTCGCAGAACCACTAGTTGTAATAGAAGCAGTTATTTGTAATAGAACATTAGGTGTTTGGGAGATTGTATATATTCCTGATGAGTTATTAAAAAATCCTGAGGTATTTCCAGAAATGGTATTAAAGGATTTTATTGTATCAGGATAAGATGGTAATAATATAGGAGTAACATTTGAAGCAGATACATTATAATCTTTAATATAATTGTCTGCTGTATTAGAAAATGGATTTGTACCTATTGATTGAACTTTATATAGCCAATATGTTGGATATTCTGTATTTTCTAAAATATCTCCAATAGTTTGATAATCTAATTCAGTAGTATCTTTAATTCTTAATTGAGTAGCTTGTCCTAAAGTTATACTATTATCAAATGCATTATTATCTTTTTTATGGATTTTTATCCAAGTTGGTTGGGTTGGGATGGAAAAAGCTGAATAATCGAATGGTTGGAGAATTAAAATTTCTCCTTGAGCAGGTACTGTAAGAATATTTAAGAATTGATCTTCTGTAAAATACCATGCTTCCTCAGCTCCCATATAAGTATCTAATCCATAATATGATGAGATATACCTTACGGGAGTATAATTAAAATTAAGTGATGAATTTAAAAGGGGAAAATTTAAACTTTGAGTAGTAACTGTTAAAACTGAACCATTAAATTCACCATTATAAAATTCATCTTGTGAGTTATGAATTATATTTATAGATCCTGAAATAGTTTGAATACTTTCAGACCAACTTTGTGTTAAATTAAATATATTAGAGCCGGATGGGGCAAAAGCAGTTCCATTAAACATTTCAAATACTCCTGCGGTACCTCCATCAAAATTTTCTATTGTACCCGCATTATAGTCGTTCCATTGTGGAGCTATTGTTCCCGAAACTAATATATTTTGAAATGTTAGTGGTTTATTTTCTATAGATCCACTAGTATAATATGCTATAGTAGAATTAGTATCAACTTGTGGTTGAGGATATTTATTTCTTTCTAAAATATGTTGTTTAATTACAATTCCCGAAGCAAGACTTGTACGAGCAGGTACAAAATCTTTTATCATTTTAAATAATGAATTGTCAAAAAATTTAATTAAACGAACAAAATCAACTAAATTATAATTTTTAGTATATTTTTGAAAATATGAATCTCTTAAAGCATCTAAAGATGGATATGATTCAGCTGATGAAGAACGTAGTCTTGGATCTCCAATGTATTCTCCTATATTAAAGTATCCGAGAGAGGAATTAATATCATCATTTACTTCATCTTGTGGTGAAAATGCTACCTCAAGTAAATTTGTATTTGCTGTATAGCTTTGAGATATATTAGCTTGTTGAGATAAAGACATAAATGGTGATAATACATCTCCCTCAGGTATTACATTATTTTCTACTCTAATTTTATCAGCAATTGCATTTTTAATTCCCACTACTGGTTGATCGTAATAAAAATATTCTGTATTAGGTACAAATGTAGGTGTTGAATTAAAAAAAGCAGTACTGTTAGAGGCAAAAGAAGAAGTAGTAATCCATGAACCTGTAACTTTTGGATGAATTGAATTTGATCCTGTATATAATTCTCCTCCTAAAGGTAATCTAAAAGCTAATTGATCAGCTCCAGAATTTAAAGAGTTTCCTTCAATTGAGGAAGGATTCATTATATAATCTTTAAACACACTTTCACTTATAGGTTTAGTATAATATCTAATTTCTTGAAAGGATCCGGAAAATTTATTGTATATTTTTGAATTTATAGTAATTGAACCAGAACCAAAAAGTGCATGATGGGAAGCGTTATAATTTGCATCATCAGATATAATAGAGGATGAAGCTATAAAACCAATAGAGGTTCCATTTTCACCACTATCATACATTTTATTTCCAGAATATAATTCAAAATTAGTTGATACTCCTGTTCCGGTTTTTTTAGCCATTACTGACCACCATTCCCCATTAAAAAATGGTAAGTAAATACTAGCACTTAAAGATGGGTTAGAAAGAGCATCAGGGTGAAAATCTAAAAAAGCATATTGATAATATGGATCAATAATTGAACCACTATAAGAGCTAGAAGGAGGAAATACTGTAGAATAAGCTGATCCTGTATAGCGAAGAGTTATGGTTGATATTTTAGAAAATCCGGATTGGTTAGTTAAAAATAAACTTTGAGAGTAAGGAATTGATGAGGTAGGTAAACCATTAGTTTTAAACCTAAACATTACTGTTGATCGACTATTAGTATATGCTCCCCAAGATGAATTTAGAACAAAACTAGAGGAAATAAAATTATCTCCATTTTGTTTATAAGCATAATTAAATTCATTTTGCCAATAATCCCAATCATTTGTATTTGTTTTATCTTTTCCACCATATTCATTAATCCTTAATATTGTATCAGGAATACCATATGAGGTAATAAGTGCACGCAAACCAGGCAATGTACCTTTTGTTTGTAATAGGTATGGCAAATTATGGTATATGCGTTTATATAACGATTTATTAACGTCATCTAACGGTAAATAATCATTTGAAGCGGATATTTTTGTGTTAACATACTCGTATCCACTAGGAGTAGGTAAAGATCCAGTTATGTTTGGAAATGGAAATAAACCACCTTCAGGTGTTAAACCTAAAAAGGCTGTGTATAAATCCTCGGTTGAAAAATTATTTTGATATAATTTGATTCCAAAATCTCTAATTGCATCCGCTACTATATCTTTTGAAATACCATTTTCTAAACGGTTGTCTGTATTATATTTTTGGGTAACATCTTTATAATATATCCAAATATTATCGTAATGTTGTCCTACCATTTCAATAAATAATTGATATGGATCATTTGCAGGATCTTCTCTTAAATATTCTGGGATAGTAAAGTATAAATTATTTTGATTTAAGTTATCATATATAGAAGCTGAAAGAAGTATTCCTCCATAATAAATGTTAGTTTCATTAGCACTTCCTAACCAAGTTAAAACTGTAGGGCTAGTAGTGGAATATAAATTATAAGGTGGAGTTGAATTTGTTTTTGGGTAAGCTAAAGACTCACTAGAATAATATAAATAATAATCATAACCATCAAAATTAGTTATAATAGAATTTATTTTAGATTCATATATAGCTATACTAGCACTTGGATTATTATTAATAGTATTATTTAATGTAGCAATAGAAGATGAATAATTTTCTATTAAACCAACTTTATAATAAAAATTTTCAATTCTTGATTGAACTGAACTAAAATGGGTAAAATTAGAAAAATCTGTGTAATCAACATTTATATCTATTTCTTTTTCCTCAAGTAAACTATTTAGTTGATTCGCAGAACTAGTTAAAGATGTTAAAACTAAATCAGCATATGATAACTCTAATGATGAATTGTTAACTTGATCTTTTAAATCTAAATTAAAATTAGGTCCCCCAATACTAGTAGTATCTGTAAATATTATAGGAATATCTTCAAAGGTAACTTTATAAGCTATTGGTTCTTCTACAATAGTTACAACCCATAATGTAGAATTTATATCAAATTCATCCGAAAGGGGTTCATATAATTTAATTAATACTGTTGGATTAGTTGGATCTTGATTATCTAATGAAATATTATTAGATATAAATAAATTATTATCTCCAAAATTTAAATAAAAATCTAAAAAATAGGCACTATTTTCTCGTTCTTGTATAAAAATATTAGTTTGTT